TAAAACTCTTAACTTAGAATTAAGAGAGCAGTTTACTTCTATATCTCCATCAGAGTCTAAGAAACGTGGTCGTTCTTTAACTCTCAGAGATGATTGGGATAAAGTAAAGATCGGCATTATGTACAAGCTTTTGCAAAAGAAATTTGCCAAACAGTCAATGAAGATTAAACTTCTTGAAACAGGTGATAGAGAGCTGATTGAGGGTAACTACTGGAAAGATACTTTCTGGGGTGTTTACAAAGATCCTCTTGGACATAAACATGGTTTAAACCATCTTGGAAAGCTTCTTATGAGGATAAGATTTGAAATTAAGGAATAATGAAATGATCCATACTTTTATTGACATGACAGATGATTCAGAAGTTTATGCCGTTTTACTTTCTGAATTTCAAGATAATGCCGAAGTACAGTCTCAATTTTCTAAACTTGTTGATATTTGGGCACCAACTCTTCTAAGTGCTTCAAACCATCTAGCAAAAGATTCTTGGTTGATCTACTCTAAATGTCAAATTGACTTTCTAACAAAACAAGAGATTTTACAAGCTCCTTTTGAAATGACTCGAGAAAGATTAGAGATGATTCTTTCTGAAGTCTCTTATTTAGATTGGAAATTCAAGATTGATGAATCTAAAACAGAAGTTCATCTTATCCAAGGTGTTTGGACGGGATTTGATACGGATACTAACACAGAATGTGTTTTAAAAAGCAGAAAGCATTTTATCAGTAACTTCGCCACTGCTGATGAAGTTGTCAAAACCTGTTGGCTGCTTGTTGAATTAGCTTTAAAACATGAAGCTATGGAAACATTCAAGTATCTTGGAACCGCTCCCTTCCACCCCCACAATGATGTCCACGGTCTTTTAGAAGCACCTAAAGTCTACCGTTTTGACAATCATCCAGAGCCAAAATAAAATCTAAGATGTTCTTCTGACGTAGAACAATAGAATCTACTTGTTTTCAGGTAGAATGTTACAGTTGGTAGTAGCCTCCAGACTAGGCGATTAGAACTTCAATCTATTCACGAATATGACTACCTTCCCACTTTTGGTGACTAATGAATACTCTTGAAAAAACTCTCGGTGCCGATTTTCTTCTTTTTATTGAGAAGATCTCTAATAAATATGCTGTTTCTTACAGTGATGCTGAGCTTTTAAAGAGTATCTGTATTGAGAAATACTATACTATCATGTCTAGCAATACAGACTCCATCGGCTTAAAAGACAATTTTCTTAGAAAAGCAATTTCAAGAACTTGTATAGATTTTGCCAGAGCTCATTCTCGTTTAGAGAAACGTAATGTTTCTTACCATGATCCTTATTTTGCTGAAGGACAACTGGCCGCATCTGCAAACATTGATGAATTTTTAGAATTTCATTCTATTGTTACATACATAGAAAAACTTCCTTGTTTAGAAAAGGAATGGATAAACTGTTTTCTTGAAGGGATGACTTATAAGGACATTTCTGTTAAATACAATCTCCCCATGGGAACAGTAAAGAAAAGAATACTTCAAGCAAGATCTCGCTGGATGCGAGATCTTGGTCTTAACTATTCACTAGCTAAGTTTTAGTAGTTCATCTACTAAAAAGTCAGAATGTACTTTAGTATAACTGACACAAGAACACAAACAAAAATCTAAAAGAGGTAAAAAATCATGAAGAACGTTTAAACCTAAATAACTATTAGTGTTTTCCAGATTAAAATTGAGTTATTCTAGGGCTGCTGAAAAGCAGCCCTTTAAATATGAAATTCTACCACTCATCCCCGCATAACTTTAAACCTGGTGATTATATCAATCCCATTCTAGCTGTTAAAAGAGCTAACTATAAAGCTTCTGAAGACAATTTAATCTATCTTACTGACAGCCCTTATCCACACTTTACACTCCACGATAAAATAGATGAAGATTGGAATGTGTATGAAGTTAAACCTGTAATGAAAGGCTTGAAAGTAGGTATGTGGGATGACTTTACGACACCCCACCCTGTTTTAGTTTTGAAGAGAGTTGGTTCGATGAAGGGACTAGCTACTAGATCCCACCACTCTAAAAGATCCCTAAAGCGTGCTCAAGAAGCTCACAATGAAACAAAACAATACTTAGAGAAATGGAAAGCTGAATACGAAGAAACTAAAGATCTGTGTTTGCTAGAATGTATCAAAAGAGCAGAAAGAGATCTTAAAAATTTAAGAGCTTTCATGAAATTTTCTAGTGTAAAACCAAGAAGAAGATAAATAAATGGTTTCTGAACTAAAAAAATACATAAATCGTATAACTACGAGGAATGTGACATTTCATAGTATCAAGCATAGTGAATATCTTCATCCAAAAGATCCGACAAAATTTCTTATTATTGTTTATGGAATGGGGAGATTTAGTACAACAGAAACTCTTGATGTTACACTTCTTAGTCATTGGCAAGATTTTACTCCATCACTTGTTCAACATGAAGGGTTATTTTATTTTCTTACTATCGAAAAACCTTTTATAGTGGCTACTTTAGTATGAGTCAAATTCCTAATTTAAAAGATTTTCTTAATCCTCTTCTTGACAACTGTACTTTTCATAGTATCCACAAAGGTATATATAAAACACGTATAGCACTTATTACATATAACTCTTGCCTCTCCTTTTGTCATACTTGGGATATAAAAAAATCAGTAGATACAGTATTAGTAGAGTACGATAATGATATATACATACTTAGAGTTGATAAGAACAGCCAAATAATTTTAGACCCTTTTTAACATGAACGAAATTTCTGAATTAAGACCTTATATAAATTCTCTTACCCCGCCTGATTTAGCTTTTATAGGAATAACCAAAATTTTTGGTACTGATGAGTTTTGTGTTTCTGTTCGGGGTGGTGGTGGTCCACTACGAATAATTAGAAATACTGATCTACTTCCTGGCTGTAAAATAAACTTAACACTTGCTAGCCACAATAAAGCTATTTTCCAAATTACTCCACATCCTGAGAAAGTTTTAATCCTGACACCTTTTTAACTATGTATATTGAAGTTCCTTTTATAGTATTCCCTAAACATTGCAATCATTATGGAGAAATAATTTTCGGCGGAGAATTTATGGCCCAGCTTGATCTTGCTGCGGCCCACTGTGTTAGAAAAATTCTCGATTCTAAACCAGAAGACAGTGAAGCTAATGGTGCTGTCACCCATAAAGCTGCCTTTGAATTTTTAAAACCTGCCTATAGGGGTGATTATCTTACCATCAAAGCACATGTTTTTTCTTTAGGAAAGAAATCTATTGAAATTAAGGTTGATGCTTTTAGGGGCAAAGAACATATTGCCACATCTTCTTTTGTCTTTATTACAATAAGAAATGAAAAAGTTAATTCCCACCCTGTCTACCTCCCGTATGTAGAACATAAGCTAGAACTACCGGATTAAAATGGAATTTTTCAAGATAATAACAGAATTCTCAACCATTCCAAAAACAGATGACATAACTCTTGATTTTTTCAACTTTCTAGAGCAAAATTATCCTATCACTTACAATAAGCTGTCTATGTTTTATTCTGATAATACTTCTCATGATATGGATGTAAATCCTAGAATAGCTTTGTATGACTGGGATGATCTTCTAAAAAAGGAAAATTTCAATAAATTTCTTTTTGCTATCCATCATAATTGGAATGATTTTACTTCTCAGGAGTACATTTGCTGTAGATGTAAAGACCCTCTAGAATTTGCTTGTAAAGAGCATAAACTATACAATTCTTATGAGGATCATATTTCAATCTCTTCTTATACTCATTTAGGTTTTGATGGGGCATATTTTGAAGAGAATCTGTACTGTAGGAGTTGTATAGTTAAAAGATTCAAAAAGATTATTGAGAAGATTGAACTTGACGAAGACGGAGTAAATTTCTATGTTTAAACAAATTATCCCTTTTACTTTACTAATTGGTTTTATGCTTTGTGGTTGTGATCCAAGGGTACCTACTCAGCCAGATAGCCCACAGGCTAGGTCATACGCAGAAGAGTACCTCCCAGCAGGGGCTAAAAATATAGTAAACCGAGGCAATAATTGGGTTACTTTTGATTTAGAAATTGATGGTAGGGTTAGAAGGTTCCTTTTTAAAAGAGTTCCATCCGGTGGCAGTAATGATATTACTGAATTAAAGGATTAATTAAGTGCTTACGAACACTTCTCTAAAATGTCAAATTAGGGAACTGCATAATGTTATTGTTATTAACGGACCTACTTCTTTCCTTCAAAAGAAGATAGATTCTAAAGAGATTTCTATTCGAATTGAAGATGGGTTAGTAAAGGAATTTATCTGCCTAGGGAGAACTTTTCCAGTTAGGTATATTTCTGTAGATGAAGATTCCATTATGATATACATATGAAGCTTATTTTTAATGAAATTGTAGTAGGAAAGTGGATTTTTCTTCACATAATTTTAGAGAATAAATTTAGAAGAAAACTTACTTTAAAGGATCTATCAAATATTGGTCTTCTAAAAAGTGAACATAATGTTCTTGTGTTTAGGATTTGTGGAAGAAAGTTTAAAACTACTAGAGACTTATGTATCAAAAAAACAACAACCAGTGCTTTCAGCGAACTTATATTTAAAATACCCCTCTAAACCGCAGCCTTTACTAGGGTAAAAAATGTCAATATCCTCAAACAAAAGATTCAAGATTTTTACAAGAGACAATTTTACTTGTCAATACTGCAACAGATCAAGTATCCTACACGGAGTTGTATTGACTATAGATCATATAGACCCTAAAAGTGTTAAAGATGATAACTCTATAGAGAATCTTATTACTTGTTGTTCTGAGTGCAATGCTGATAAATCTCATGACATTTTAGATGAAGGTATTAAGAAAGTTCTTGTGTTTAGGGTAGAGAATATCTCCTCTCCTCCTTTAACAAAAAACCAAAAGAAAAACGCAACTCTTCGAACTAATTTCGAAAAAGTATGTTTATCTAATAAAACTCTTAAAAATCGAGAAAAGAATCTCGAGAAAAAAGGTTAAAGAACTTCGGAAACAAGAGAAACTTTCCGCACAACATATAGTAAATTTGGAAAGAAAGCTTGAGTTCTATAAAAAATCTTACAATCAAGTATTCCAAAATTTGCAAAATACTGTTGAAGTCTGTAACTCTACTAGAGAGGCATACTTCAAATTGTTAGAAGAGGAGTAAAAAATATGTCAATATCTACACGTAAAAGATTTAGAGTCTTTACACGAGATAACTTTACATGTAGATACTGTAACAGATCTGCTTTTAATGATGGTGTAATTCTTCATGTAGATCATGTTCATCCTAAATCGAAATTGGGCAGTGATGAACTAGAGAACTTAGTCACTGCCTGTAAGGAATGCAACCTTGGCAAAAAGGATGAGATTATAGATCTTCCTTTCAATAAAGAAAGTAAGTCCCCAAATCTTTCCCAAACATTTGATAAATTTTTAACTTCTCATCCTTTATTCAAGAAACAGGTTAAAGATCTAGAATTTAATCTCAGAAGGGAAACTGCGGCTCTAGAAGAAAAAATAGAAAGGCTTGAAAGAGAGATCATTTCTTTAAAAGAAGAGACTAGTACTCTCAAGAAAAGTGTTTCATTCTATAAAAAAGCTTATGACCAAAATAGCGAATATCTAAAGGCTGAATACACAAGAAGTTTTAGATACTGTTCAATGTTCTTTGATATATACCTAAAATATCAAGAACTTCTTTCTAAGAAGAATTCTTAGCTCTGAAGGAAAATAACTATGGAAACCTTAGAGAAATTCATAAAATATCCTGAAACTAGATTAGTTTCTTTAACTAACCTAGTTCTTAAAGAAGGTGTTGGGTTGGAAATACTGATCAAAACAGAAAACCAGCTTCTAAAGTTTTCTTTAGATTCAGACATCCCAATCACAATTTCTGAGATTACCCAGAAACAGATATATCAGGATCCACTTACTGAGGTATACTTAAAACCAATTACTAATGATTCTGGATTAAGATCTTCCTACTGGCTTTATATAAGAACTACTGTTTCTTGTATGATACTAAGTATAAGACCTCTTAATCAAGTTAACTCTTTTAACTTAGAATTAACTCAGATTTAATGGATCGTTAGCTCAACGGTTAGAGCAACTGCCTTTTAAGCAGTAGGTCCTGGGTTCAAATCCCAGACGGTCCACCAAAATTATGGAAATTTCCCAAGAAAAACCAGCCAACTCTACGAAAGAATCTTGGACTTGTCAATACTGTCATAATACTTTCTCTGCCTTTACTAAAAGGCACTTTTATAGTTTTTTTGATGGGGGCCGAACTATTTCTTTTTCAAGATGTCTTCGCTGCGAAAGCATAGCTTCACAGTTCAATATAGATGTTTTCGAATCCTATACTGAGAAGGACTGCCTGGAAACTATTTCTATTCTTTTTGAGTAATAATAAAGTGAGCAACGCATGAAAAAATTGTTTCTGAATTCTAAACTTCATATCTCTCTAGGATTTTGTTTAGCTTTGTCTATTTTACAGGCAATCCTAGTATCTCATCTTGACAAGTACAGTCATCTTCAACCGGCACCCACTTTGTTGATAAGTTCTCTTCAAGTGGCAAATTTTACAAACATTGTACTACTGATACTCTTGTTCATCTACATTACCTTCAAGATAGTAGTACCCACCTTGAAAAAAGATTCTGACGTTACCGTAAGTTAATCTTACCCTGACCGCCCATTGCGGCAAAGAGAAAGAATGATATTCTTTATATTACCCGGACTCGTGCTAAACTACCTTACAATTGGGGTTGTTGTATTTAGCATTGACATTATAAATGATCTCAACTGTGTAAAAGTTGGGAGAACGGACACCACTAAAGAAAGGATTCTTGTAACTTTATTTGGATGGCCCGCACTTGTTACAGACGTAGTGAGTGAGGGTGTTTCTAGAGCAAAACAGATTAAAAAAATCTAAAGGATTAAACAAATGGCAAACTCACGTCTATCGCAAATCTTATCCATTGCAGCTGTTATAGTTGATGGCAACTATGCCAAACTTACAGAAATCTACCAAGGCTTGAAAAACACTGCAAGTTTTACTGGCCATACAAAAGTTTACACCCCTACTACCGAGGATGGGACAAAACTTCCAAGCGACAACAAAAATGTTGCGAAGAGCGTTTATCAAATTCTTCGCACCGTTACCAAGTGTTCGTCTGAAATTCTGAATCACAAACTTCTTTGGGAATCAGGAAACACTGTTGCTAAGGCAAGTGTTACTTGGAACGGACAGGTGGTTCTTGAAAACGCTCCCGTAGGTTTTCTTCTAGCCTTTGAAAAGCATCTTGACAGACTTCGAGCTGTTGCTGGCGATCTTCCAACTTACGATCCTGAAAAGAAATGGGACTTTGATCAAGCTTCAGAGAAATGGACATCTGAACCTGTTCGGTCTAACCGAGAAGTTTCCAGGAATACTTGGATTGCAGTTCCTGATTCTGGCAACCCAGATAAGGGAGTTCCAAATGAAGTCAGAGAAGTTTCTCAGCTGGTTTTGGAAGGAAGTTGGGAAAAGATTGAGCTTTCAGCATCTCTCTCACCTGTTCAAAAAGCAAAGCTTTTGGAAAACATTGATTCTCTCAAAGTTGCAGTTAAGTCTGCCAGAGAAGAAGCAAATGCAAAAGAGATTGCTCCTGTAGCAGACCTGACTCCATTGATGACTAAGGTCTTCTCTGTATAACGATTTCCCACCGAAAAATCGGTGGGGCGAGGCAGACTCATAATTAGCCTCATTGTCAAAACCTTCGGATAGGGTCAACCACTTTAAATGCCTTTTAAGGCCTTCTAGGTTCGAATCCTAGTGGGGACACCAAAAGCATCTTAGAAATAGGATGTTTCTGATGTCCCTCATGGGCAAATTGGTAACGCCGTTTAAAGTGTATATCCATGTTAGATTATCCTCACAGAATCATAAACAGTTAGTGTCTTTAATCAAGTAGTTTGAGCAATTGTATTCTACATCAGTTCGAATCTGATCACCCTCTCCAAAAACTTTAGCATGAGGGTGTAGTTTAGTGGTAAAATGGAATAACGACCTGTTGACTCACTCTTTAAAACGTGTAAAGACATAAAACGAAAGAGAACAAAATATTGTCTTGTAAACAATAGTATCTAACATATTATCGCCCCCATCTTCGGATACTAGGTGGGGGCACTTAAACCTTCTACGGGTTTACTAACACATTTTGATTTAACGTGGCTGTATGGGCATCCTAGAGCCAAATAAAGGCATTCTAGAGAGATGCATATGACCAAGGTAAAAGATCTTCTTGACAAAAAAGTAATAGGCACTGGTGATGTCCCAGAACATTTCCCTGACTCAATTCATTACGAAGTCATAATGGGAAGTTATGCTTATGGTGTCAGCGAAGGATCTTCTGATCTAGATATCTATGGCTTTGCTATACCACCAAAGGAGATTTTATTTCCCAGCCTGGCAGGTTATATTCCTGGATTTGGTCAACAGCCTGAGAAATTTGAGCAGTGGCAGATGCACCATTTGGTTGATGAATCTACTGAATATGATTTTTCAATCTATAGCATAGTGAAGTACTTCTCACTAGTGATGAGCAACAACCCAAACATGGTTGACAGTCTTTTCGTGCCAGATCATTGTGTACTCTATGAGTCTTCAATTGCTAAAATGATCAGGGAAAAAAGACTTTTGTTCTTACACAAGGGGTCTTACCATACCTTTAAAGGCTATGCTTATCAGCAGTTAAGCAAATTAAGAGTTAAGAATCCTACTGCTGGTCCAAGATTAGAGTCAGTTCAAAAATATGGTTACGATGTTAAATTCGCTTATCATATAGTTAGACTGATTGACGAAGTAGATCAGATTTTGAATGATACTACTCTAGTTCTTGGGCGAAATGCTGAAGACATGAAAGCTGTAAGAAATGGGGAATGGTCTCTAGAGCGAGTTGAAAAATTCTTTGAAGACAAACTTGCCTATCTAGAGAAAAGCTACATATCTTCCACGCTTCCGCATAGCCCAGATGAAGCTAAAATAAAGTCTCTATTACTTGATTGTTTAGAGGAACATTATGGCAGCTTAAAAGACTGCGGAAATTTTAGGTAAGAAAATGAAATTTATCTATTCGGCTATCTTTGTTCTTTCTGTTATCTTTGGGATAATTCTTTATTTCTCCCTCAAAGAACCAAAACAGATTAAGAAAACAAGTAGTTTTCCTTTATGGTAATAAGGGGGAGATTGCCTGAGTGGTCAAAAGGAGCGGGCTGTAACCTCGCCGGTATTCACCTACGTAGGTTCGAATCCTACATCTCCCACCAAAATAGAAAATCAAATGGAACACGTTTACAATGCTAACGGTTTGCCTTTTTGGGGTGAACAAGAAATTCTAACAAGAAACTACTTGATTGAATCTTTTGCAGGGCAAGTTAAACATATACTTTTGTCTGCAAATAAAGCGTGGTCTTTTCACAGAATTGAATCCCCTTGTTTAATTCCACAAGAGCTGATTAATAGTGAGTATACAGAGGAACAGGTTTTTGTTACCAGCAATAGCTTTGTTCTTAAACCCGAAACTACTCCAGCTAGTTATGCTTATGCGGAAAAGCTGTTAGGATCTCAACAAATCCTCCCACCCTTTGTAGTATGGCAAGCTTCTAAAAGCTTTAGAAGAGAGCAGGATCAGGCTACAAAGAATATGCGTCTTAAGGAATTCTACCAACAGGAGTTTCAATGTATTTTTACAGAAGATACAAAGAATGATTACTTCTCCTACTGTTTGGAATTTCTAAGAGAAGCTATTCTTACACATCTTTGTCTTGATACTAGAATAGTAGAAAGTGACAGGCTTCCATCGTATAGTTTAAAAACTATGGATATTGAAGTTTTAAGCAAAGATAAGTGGATGGAGGTAGTAAGCATCTCTCTTCGGAAAGATGTACCCTTTAAAGTTAGGTTTAAAGATCAAGAAAAATCTCTACTTAACTTGGAGATCGCTATAGGTCTCGATAGGTGCGTCTACAATAAGCTAAGGCTTTTTAATAATGTTTGACAAAACAGAGTTAAAAAAGCTTTAAAGCTTTAAACGATTTGGTGTCACAAGCACCAAAAATACAAGTGAAATAAAACAAGTGCAGACATGGAAGTGTCAGTACTCTTGTAGAAAACCTTTGGTTGCGTGAGTTTAGTTTTATGGTTACAAGCCATTTAAGCTAGATAACAGCGTACAAAAAAACCGGAACAACATTAAGGAGAAATACTTCTCTTTTACCCAACGGAAGTGCTTCATGCACATAATTCCACTTAAGGGAAAAAAATGCCAAAACTCTAATGGCAAGCTAATAAGCTAAATAAAATCAGACGTTTTCCCCCTTTACGGTGAATAAAGGGGAACTAATTTAGGCGGGGTGGCGCAGTGGCAGCGCGTTGGTCTCATAAACCAAAGGTCAGTGGTTCAAGTCCACTTCCCGCACCCAGGGCGATTAGCTCAGCGGTAGAGCAGGTCCTTTACACGGACAAGGCCAGGGGTTCGAATCCTCTATTGCCCACCAGTTTTACAGCGAAAGCTGTATTATTTAGCAGTTAAGTGTTTCTTTTTGTGGGCTGACAGTTGTCGGCTGGCTTTAAGAAAATAGAGATACAAATATGTAAACTCGAACTTAGCGTGTCCTTCGCTAAATAAAATAATGAAGGACATTTCTTTTGCTATTTTAGTAAAAATAGCTGGTGGACGGTGCAGATTTGACCCTGCTCCCCCAGCTCCTATCTCTGGGGGAGTTGAAACAAACCAGAGATTTTTTTAAAAAGAACAGACGGTGGCATATTGCAAGTACCTAAGCTAACTGATATTTTAATTGGCAAACCATCTACTACTTTTGGTCAAAAGATTAGAGGGCTGTATCTATTAAGAAACGGTTTTCTAGCGTATTATGATACAGATACTTCAAATCTTTTGTCTGAAATTCGTTGTGAAATAGAGTTTCTCTCTGAAATAACAATCTCTATTTCAGCTAATTCTGTATATCTTTTAAACGATATTCCATACTTTTTACGTATTAGAGAATCCACTTATAAAAATATTATCTACATAATTTTGGAACCTGTTTAATGGAAGAAATTCAAGATTTAGACCATCTATTTGTAGGAAAAACTATGCCTATATATTCTATCAAGAGTTTAGGTATAATAATTAAGGATTTAATACTTTTAGGTGAATCAGATCGCCCCCTTTTGCGTTATATGTATGACGCTCAATTTACCGTTTCTGCTTGTTTTTCAAAAAAATTTTTAGATACATATGTAGTTTCTGGTAATGTATACAAACTAAGAAATACATTGTATCTTTTAACTATAGAAGAAGACGAACCAGATGACTGTGCTTACGTATTTTTAGAGGCTATTTAATATGGAAGAAGTGAAAAGCTTAGAAGAAGTATTAGTGGGGAAGACTCTTCAACTACCAGATGGAAGATCTACAACTATAGTACGTTTAGCTCTTGATAGAGCAGGCTACTTAGCATATTTTGGTTCATTATTTCGAGATCAACACCTCTACCTCTTCCAAGATGATTTCATCAAAGAGCATCTTAATTTCCATTCAATTTTTTCTCTAGGTGATAAATTCTATGTACTTACTTACAATAAGGTAAAACTAAATTACTACCCAGAAACTGCAGGGTTTACTATTACTTTAGAGGCAATTTAATGGAAATACCTGATTTAGAATCGCTGTTACAAGGTTGTGTAATCTACCAAACACTGACTATAAAATACCTTAGTGTTAGAGAGTTTAGAACTCGCTATGGTACCCAAAAATTTTTAACCTACTATGCGTCTGAAAAATACAGAGCTTATCTTACTGAAGATAGTGAGTTTCCACTTTCGTTAATAAATGAACGTTTATCAGGTATTTCAATTTTCTCTTTGAATGGTACGGTATATTATATCGTTAAAATGCATAAATACGATTCTCATTCTAGAGTAATAATAGTCGAAGAACTTTAAATGGAAGATTTGCAAAAGATATTCGAAGGGAAAACAGTTACACTTGGCGGTTCTTATGCTAGAGCTGGAAAGATAGTTGTAGAAATAGAAACTGTAGATAAAGATACGGATAATTTTTTATGTTTTTACCCCGCTAAAAATGATCAAATTGATGATTCAACTATACATTACTACCTCTTTCCAGAAGATATAGCAAGAAAGCATAATCTTTTACATTCTGTATGTTCCCTTCATGGAAACGTCTATTTTATAAGCCGTATTGTTAATCATCAGGATAATGTTTGTAACATAGAAATTTCTCCAGTGTAATATGGATAAAATACAAGATTTAGAGAAACTACTAATAGGTAAAGTTGTTAGAACATTAGTTCGTGGTGATAAAAAAATATCGTCTGTAGCCGTTCAATACGGATGCTTACGTGTAGAGTGGATTGAAATTCCTCCCACTATCTATGACTACTCTTTCACAATAAGTAAAGACTTTATAGAAAAAAATCTGATACCAGGTAAGCTTTACTCACTTAAGGGGCAGATTTTTTTAGTAGAAATAGATGTCAATCCAGAAAAACATTTTAGATATGTTAACCTAATCCCGATTTAAATGGAAGAAATTCAAGACTTAAAAAAACTTCTGATTCGTAGGAAAATTACTACATCAGAGGGTGTTTGGGGAATAATCAAACACATAGAGGTTGATCACGATGGTTTCTTGTGTTACTTTACAGGCAGTAGTGGCCCTGATTTCTTCTTTAGTAAGGAGTTTGCAGATCGTTACTTTAAGGAGAATAGTGTTTACTATATTGATAATACCCCAGTTTTGTTAATTTTAGAAGAAACTAGATCTACTTTTGGATTTTACGTACTATTGGAGCCTATATGAAAAAAGCGTTCACACTCATAGAACTAATCGTCGTTGTTGTAATAGTTTGTATTTTAGCTGCAATTATTACACCTATCTTTATCCAGGCAAAGAAAGCAGCCGATACAAAGAAAGGCACAGTTTCTGCACCTGCTACAGAAAAGATTATCACTGATGAAAAAGGAAGAACTTTTCGAATAAAATCTGATGGAACTCTTGAAGAGATAATCAAAAAGTAGTACATTACCAACATTGCCTCATCGTCTAACGGTAGGACACCGCCCTTTGGAGGCGTTTGTCTAGGTTCGAATCCTAGTGAGGCAGCCAACTTTAATAATAATAAGGAAGTGTTATGACACAATCGCTAAACTTTAAAACCATTTCTATCATTGGTGCAGCAGTACTCGTTGCCGTAGTAATAATGTCTATCTTCTCCATGAATATTGGAGCCCATAATCGTGAAGCTGAACTTCGTGCTTTGTTTGAGGCTAAGCAGCAGGAAACAAAGATCAACTATGATGCTGCTTGGAAGATCATTGCAGAGGTTGCTGAGGTTCCTACTCAGTATTCCCAGGACTTCAAGGATGCGTATACATCCATTGTAAGTTCAGACAAGGGTGTTTCTACTGGTACAGTCAAAGGTCTCTTTGCTGTAGCCACTGGAATGAATCCACCCCAGCTTGATCCTTCTCTTTATAAAGCTGTTCAAAATGCTGTCACATCTCAGAGAACTAAAATGGCTAATCAACAAGCAGCCCTTTTGGATGTCAAAAGGGAGCATGATAAGCTGAGAACAACTTGGCCGTCTAGTATGTTTCTTGGTGGTGTTAAGCCTCTAGAAGCAAAAACAGTTACTTCCACAAAAACCGAAGCCGCATTCGAAAGTGGAAGAGATGATGATGTAGGACTCTACAAGAAGAAGTAAACATGCCAGTCTATCTTTGGTTACCCGTCGTTCTGTCAATTGCCGTTACTTTAGGAGTTAAGTATTACTTCCAAAAAGAGATTACTCTTTGGGAGATGGCTTTACCTCCTATTGTAACTCTTATTACAGTGTTAGTTGTAAATTCTATTGCACTTAACCTTACAACAAGAGATACGGAATATTGGGGTGGATGGGTAACCAAGGCTGTTTACTACGAAAGATGGGATGAAGAAGTTCCCTGTATTCATGCCAGATATAGAACAGAAACCTATGATTGTGGTACTTCGGACAAACCAGCAACCTGTTCTAGACAAGTTTTTGATGGCTGGGAACATATGTATGATGTTGATGATCACCCTGAGCATTGGGTTGCAGAAACTTCTAATGATACCGAGTACGAAATAACAAGAAACTACTTTACTCTTCTCTGTTCGCAGTTTAACAATAAATCCTTCCAAGATATGCATAGGGATTATCATAGAATTGACGGAGATGCATACGTAACAGAATGGGATAGTAAGTTTGACACTGTTGAGTCTGTTGTTGAGAAGCATACATACACAAACAAGGTTGCGAATTCTACCTCTTTGTTTAAGTTTCCAGAAATTGATCCCAAAACAACTCCAGTATTTGCCTATCCAGATGTTAATGGGTTTTCCTGTCCTTCAGTACTAGGTGCCCCTGGTCTCCCCAATTCAGAAGACATTGACAAAGTTAATTCTCTCCTAGGAGCCTCTTCAAAAATTAAAGTATGGGTGCTTATTTGGGAAGGATATTTTGATAGACAAGTAGCTTTTGATCAAAAGGCTTTTTGGAAGGGAAGTAACAAAAACGAACTTGTTATCTGTATCAATATCAATTCTGTTAAAGATCCAAAAGTGAATTGGTGTGAAGTTTTTTCTTGGTCTGACTCTGAAGAGTTAAAAACTTCTATTGTTTCTTTTGTTTCTGAGGAAAATAAGACTCTTGATCTTAAAGAGTTAGCAAACTATCTTTACAAGAACATCCCTTCAAAATGGACTAAAAAGAACTGGCATGATTTTGATTACATCTCTGTTGATATTCCACCACTTGGTTTATTCTTTATCTGGCTAGTGGCAGTTTTATCTACTGGTGGAACTCTTTATTGGTCTATAGTTAACGAACACCGAGAAAATGACAGAACAAGCTGACACTAACTCTATTCTTTCTATTCTTTCAAAAGGTTTTCCCGAATACAAAATAATAGATGTAGTAGTTAAGCCACAGAAAAATTGCAAAAAGTATTTAATTGCTCTTTGGTTTTTAAGGGGAAAATACAAGTACTTTAAATCAACATTTGATATAGAAGCAAACAATCTTTCCTTTTTTGAGGGTAAGATCTGCTGTTATGGTTCATCTACATTTATTCTTTCTGTAGATATATATAATCGAAGATTTGCATCTATTATGTGTGAAGAGATATGAGTATGGTTACACTAGAGTCTCTTCTCAAGAAAGCCTGTCCAGGATTAGAATTCACTGAACCTATTTTTCTCGATGAACAGTACTTAGCTTTTTGGAAAACAGTTAAAACTAATCCTCCAACAGTTCGTCTTACTTTTATTTCAGTAGAGCCTCATAACTATTTTAATCCAACTATATGTTCGTATAAAGATCTAACTTACTATGTAAAGTTAGAACAAATAAATAGTACTAGATACTATATAAAATACACATGTCTTTAAAAATATGGAATCTGCTCTGACTCTCGAAGAAACTATTACAGGATACGTAAAACTCCTTGGAACATATTCTGATAAGAACAGTAGAATAAACTCCTGGCTTTCTCGTCGTATAGCATATAAGAAGCTTCTTATTGAGGCGACCCCCGGTGAAGAACTTTTCCCAAATCCTGAAGAAGGTATTTTATTCTTTAGAGTAAGGATTCTAGAGAAATGCAAAGACGGTAACAAAATAACTAGAATAAAGTTCTACAAAGATAAAATAGGTAATCTCCTTAACAAAGTAGTTGTATACAGGGGTGTACATTGGATAATTACTTGGCATAGTGACCTTAAATTGAAACTTTACCCAATCTAGAAATGAATCAAAATCAAGAATTTGAAGAAATTATCCTGGAGTATATTAAAGTTGTAGCTCTTAACAGCAAAAAAACAACTTTACTAAGCACCTGGAATAGAGTAGATCCACAGAACAAATCCCTTCAAATTAATATCCAGAAGATTGAAGGAAAATTTATCTGCTCTGTTCTTTTATGTAGAAAAGGAAAAGATAAACAAAGCGTACTGCACCTGCTTTTCCGGGAAAGTCTTTTTAATCTTTTAGCTGGGAAGGTAATTATGTATAACCAAGTACCTTACACTATTCAATGGTGGTCTAAAAGATTTTTTGAAATAGCTCCAATTTAAACTTTAGAAGTACCTAGTTATACTCATTTCTATGGTATACTAACTTTCTATGGTTCTTTTCAAGCCCACTCTTCTGCATTTTGGTTTCAATAATCAGACTGGTACAGTATTTCTTTTTCCTAAAGAAGCTCTTAGAGATAATGTTAAAAAATTTGAGCAAACCTGCAATGATCTATCTCTTTCTTCCTATATAGATTATCTGTCAGAGACACAAATTGCATATACTCTTGTTGAAAAGGATTTGGAAGATTTGATATTCACCCTAGAACAACGAGGCTTCGAGGTTAGATGTAAAAATGAGTAAGTCGTTTAAAACTAGAAACTTAAAAAGGTATGGAATTTCTAACCTAAGACCTGGAGATGTAATTCAAGTACCTATGTCCAACGAATGGTTTGTTGTCAGAACAGTATTTACAGGTTCACCAATTCTTGTGGAAACTGTTATGTACAATAACGAAGATGTAAAGGGACCAACTCTTACGGAAACTGGGCTTTACGGTTACAAGATTATTATTTTTCAATAAAGGTCCTAGACCATTGATTTTCTTTAGACTCCAAAGTATAATCAACTTATGGAGTCTAAAGAACAAACTCTAATTGTGAACTTATTTGCTGGCCCAGGCGCCGGAAAATGTTTTTCAAGGGACATTGCTATTTTAATGCACGATGGGACCACTAAATTATCTCAAGATATAGTTATTGGTGATAGTGTAATGGGAAGAGATGGTACAGCAAGAAAAGTTGTAAAACTATTCAGAGGAATAGACCATATGTACCAAGTAACACCAGTAAAAGGCTCTCCGTTCAATGTAACAAGAGACCATAAACTAGTTTTAGATTATACTAAAGCAAATTCTAAAGAGTTGTTACTTTCTCCAGAAGAAATTTTAGAATTATCAAATAGTAAGCAATCAAGGCTAAAACTTAAGAGATCAGAATTAATAGAATTTGATTTTAGTGATGTTAAAATAGATCCTTATTTTCTAGGTATTTGGTTAGGGGACGGGCACAGTGATAATCAAATAGTTACAACTGCCGACCTAGAAATTAAGAACTACTTAACGGAATATGGTGATTCATTAGGATTATCTACTAAAGTTCATGCAAAAAAAGGTTCTGCATACAGCTATAGCCTTTCTGTGCCTAATACTTGGACTAAGAATCCTTTGAGACAATCTTTAACAAAATATTCCTTAAAAAATAATAAACATATTCCCAAAGAGTATTTAACAAATCATAGTTCTATACGTCTTCAGCTGTTAGCTGGATTAATTGATAGTGATGGTTGGGTGGATAGTAACTGTGTTTTTATAGTTCAGAAGAGAAAAAAATTAGCTGAAGATATCACTTTTCTCGCAAGATCTCTTGGATTTGCAACCTACATAAGAAAAATAAATAAAACATGTGTGAATAACGGTGTTGTTGGAGAATATTGGAATGTTTCTGTAAGTGGTGACTTAAGTATTATTCCAACTAAGTTGAAAAGAAAACAATTTTCACCAAGGAAGCAAGTAAAAAATACTCAACATACTGGTTTTAGCTTAAATTATCTTGGCTTGCAAAATTATTATGGATTCGAACTTGATGGAGATCATATTCATCTATTAGGAGATTTTACCTTAACCCATAATAGTAGTTATGCTTCTGGGATTCAATACAGATTAAAAGTATCTGGCTACAATTCAGAGTACATACAAGAGTATGCTAAAGATAAAACTTGGTCAGAGGATAAACAAACCCTTCTTTGTCAACCATATGTTACCGGAAAACAGTTTTATAGAACAACAAGAATTATGAACAAAGTTGAGGTTGCTGTAACAGATTCCCCAATTTTAACAGGTATTCTGTACCAACAGAAGAAAAGTAAACATTTTGAGTCTTGGGTTGTTGAAGCATTCAAAGAATGCAACAACTTAAATTTCTTTTTAGTCAGAAACACTGAACATCACCCGTATAATCCTGCAGGTAGAAGTCAAAGTTTGGAAGAGGCTATTGCAAAAGACAAAGAAATGAAAGATGTTCTTGATAAATATGACATCCCATATTTTGAAGTTCCGATACAAGCAGTTGATTTAGATACCTGGAGTGATCCCACTTTAGACTTTATATATTCGAAAATAAAAGAAACCCTAATTAAATAGGCATTACAAATGAATGACAACTTTTCACAATGCAATCTGATTGAAACTTACCCAGAAACTCCCTATCTAGTTTTAATAGATAACGGAGATGGGAAATTAAGTCCTCCAAGATTTATAATTCATAATCAGTTAGATACGAATTCTTATTTTATAGGATTAGGCTCTAAAATCTTTAGATACGAAACGGTAGCTAATCAATATGCAAAAACTTTGACTTCGATTGTTCATAGAAGAGGTTATAATCTAGAAGCAAAGGTAGAGAGGTTTGACTTTGATGATCTTTGTTCTCTAATTAAAGAGGATTTACTGGATGCAGAACGCAGAAATAAAACTCAAATTGACGAAGAAAAATTCAAGATTCAGAGAAGAGCTCCAAAAGCTGAATTTACTGTTGGTGTAGGTCTTATGCTTATTGAAAGCATGGTCCACACTAATAACCCCGCTTTTAAGTGGATCCATATAACTTAGAGTAAGACTATGCCGAAACCCTCATCTTTTATAAAACCAATAATTGTAGTAGAAGATGGGGAATCTTGGTTCTTTTATTACAATAAGAAAGTTCTAGCTAAAGTTCAGAAGGTTTGGTTTTTCTATAAAGTTGATCTTGTTAATACAAAGCTTTATTCTTTAACCAAACCCTCTGCATTCAAAAAAGTTCAAAACTATTTTGAAACATCCATTCTTCCACCAAACAATCCTTTTATAACCTTAAGTCTTCCTTTCAGTGATTTGAAAAAAACTTTAGGAAGAAAGAAGGGCCTGTAGCTCAGTAGGTTAGAGCAAGCAGCTCATAACTGCTCTGTCGGGAGTTCAAGCCTCTCCAGGCCCACCAATTTTTTTTACTCTATAACTATTATTATGAAAAGACATATTAATTTTCCATCTATTGAACAATTTAACCAGATTTGTAAATATATTGCTGATAAAACATCTTTTGTTGGTATAGACGATGACGGCAACGTAATTCGAGATTATCTTGCAAAGAAACCTAAATTAACCTTTAAAGGAACTGTCAAGATCCACGGTACAAATGCAGGTGTTTCCTATAATGCTGTAGATGGTATTTGGTATCAATCTCGAAACAACATAATTACACCAACTCAGGATAACACTGGATTTGCTTTCTTTGCAGACTGTAGGAAAGAAGCATTTACTTCTATGATTCTTCAACTAGCTGAAGAGAATAGCATTGATCTTAATGAGTTTACAATCACTATCTATGGTGAATGGGCTGGTGGCAGTATTCAGAAAGGTGTAGGTGTCTGTCAACTTCCTAAGAAGTTTTATATCTTTGGCGCAAAGGTAAGCCAAGTAGAAAAGACTGAAGAGTTTAAGAATTACTGGATTGATCATACTAATCTTCACAATAACCAAGAAGATATATACAATGTAAATCAGTTTACTGTATGGTCAGTTGACATTGATTTTGAAAATCCAGGCTACAGCCAGCCAACCCTTTCTGAACTAACAATGGCAGTAGAAGAACAATGCCCTGTTGCTAAGCATTTTGGTGTTGAAGGGGTAGGTGAAGGAATTGTTTGGATCTGCAATGTTTTTGAAGAACAGATACGGTTTAAAGTCAAAGGTGAAAAACATTCTGCATCTAAGGTTAAAGTTCTTGCCCCAGTAAATATTGAAAAACTTGAATCAATAGATGCATTTGTAGATTATGCTGTTACACCAGCTAGATTTGAGCAAGCCATTCAAACGGTGTTTGGTATTAATGAAAGAGTTGACATTAAAAAGCTCGGTGAAGTAATCAAGTGGATGATGACCGATATTGTTAAGGAAGAGACTGATTCTATGAAGGAAAGCGGTCTTGATGTCAGAGATATTTCAGGCAAGGTTGCTGTCAAAACTAAATCTATGTTTTCAGATCTCTGGAACGAGCAGTGCAGCTTGTAGTTTTAAAATGAAACAATCAGATATAATTAAGGATACATTAAAACTATGGTTTATTCCTTCATTTTATAAACCATTTCAGTTTTTTATCTTTGTGATAATAGTTAGTTTACTAGGAGCTGTTTTTCCTGTACCCCTTTCAAGTTTAGTTATCTTTAGGGTTATCGCTGTTTTTGGTGTTGCTTTGATACTTTACACTAATCTTGGTATTATTGAAGCCCATGGAGCTGAGCAAAGAAGGAAAAAGGACGAAGAACAATTAACTGAATTCGATTATAGGGTAAAGTGGAAAGCTTATATTGAAAGTTTAGACGAAAAAACTACTGATGAAATCTTTGAAAAGGCTGATTATTGTAAAGTCAAAGCAATGAAATTTACCCTTATAAAGATTCCACCAAACAATTACAAAGATTACTTAGATAATGATTAGCTAATGCGGTACTATTTTTCTGTTAGTGATATCCATGGAGACTTTGAGCAGTTCTTATTTCATTTAAAGAATTACACAGTTATTGATAAAGACCATAAGTGGTCGGCTGGTGATTCCAAGCTTTTGGTGTTAGGTGATGCTACAGACAGAGGTTTCTATGGATATGAAACACTTTCCTTTATAAAAAACTTACAAGAAGAGGCTTTCCTTCGAGGAGGTGAGGTTCACTATATTTTAGGGAATCATGATGCTTTATTGTTAAGTCAAGTTTATGGTATGAAGGAAATGTTTGGCAATCATATCTACAATACCCAACATATGTTTAAGTCTGTTGGTGGAAGGGAGAGGGATGTCAATCTCTTATCTATGGATTTACCTCTTATAACTTGGTTAGAGGAATGCCCCTTTATACACAAAGAAGGAAGAACTCTTTTTCAGCACTGTGATTCTGTAATGTACTATGAGCTTATTCCAATAGAACAAAGACTATACATTCCATCTTCAGAATTATGCGAACACATAAACACTGCTCTTAAATTTTACCTAAGCAAGTTTTCTATTAAATCAGATGGTTACTTCATGCTATTTGATATTTTGTGTTCGTGGAGAGGTCTACAAAACGAAGAAATTGTAGATGACTACTTAGAAAAGTTTCAATGTTCTAGAATTATTCATGGCCATAGTGTTACCCCAAGTAAAAAAATAGAAACACATTTTGGTGGCAAAGTAATTTCTATTGATTGTGAAATGAATTACAACAAACAAAACAAGTCCCCAAATCGGGGAGATATACTTGTCTTGACAGAGAAGGAGATAAATGAGCTACTTTACTGAGGAAAAAGGTGATGCTACAGAGGCTTTGCAGTCTGTAAAAACTGGTATTGTCCATTGTGTTAATAACGCAGGTCTTTGGGGATCTGGGTTTGTTATACCTCTGGGTATAAAATACCCTAAGGCACGGGACCATTACAAAGCTAATTTCAAGTATTACAGTCTTGGGCAAGTTCAAGCTGTCAAAATAACAGATGATCTTGTTATTTATAACCTTTTTGGGCAAGATGGGGTTAAGAGTTCTTCAAATCCAACCCCAATTGTACACGATAAATTCTACTCCGGTTTAGAGGCTATTTATAAGGCAGTAACTAATGATACTGTTTTGTTAATGCCAGCTATTGGTTCTGATAGAGCCGGTGGCAATTGGAAAGAGATTAAACAGAAGATTAAAGATTTAGCAGAAAAGTATAGAATCAAAACGGTGGTTAGATACTTATGATACTTTTAGTATCATTGCTAGCTTATCTAGCTATAGGTTTTATGATGTTTCTGAAAGTCTACTTTTCAGAGTACTCTGAAACCGATATGACTTTCTTACAAAGTCATAAATACTCCATATTTTTCTTTCTCGTCTTATTTTGGCCTGTAGTATTACTTGCAGGCTACGCCCATTTAACATTCTAACGTAAAAAAGAGTCTAACAAATGAAGTTCGTAAATTCAGGTGATTTCCTTTATCCGGTGTCTGACAATCAGCCACCAGTCCTAGATACCATCCCGGCAAATGTCTACAATCTTAGATTTGAGCCGTTACAGCAAAAATTCTTTCTAGAATTTGCTCCGACCCCAGTCCTTCCGCCTAAGATTTACGGAAATGTTGTTGACCGTACTGAGAAAATTCTTCATACTTTCTCAGAAAGGCCCTCCTCTACAGGTATCTTGCTGTACGGTTTGAAGGGAACAGGTAAGACACTTCTTTCTAAGAATATCTGTATTACAGCTCTGGAAAGAGGGGTACCTGTTATCTCTGTTAGTGAAGCCTTTAGTGGGCCACTTTTCGATACATTCATTCATTCTATCGAACAGCCTGTTGTAATTCTGGTTGATGAATTCGAAAAGATCTATAGCACAGAAAGTCAGAAACTTTTGCTTAGTCTTTTAGACGGTGCTTTTTCTAGCCAAAAACTATTTCTTTTCACGAGTAATGAAAGATATAGTATTTCCAACTTTATGTTGAACAGACCTGGCAGAATTTTCTATGCTTTTGAATACGATAGAATTGAGGATTCCGCCATCGTTGGCTATCTTGATGATAACGTTGCCAAAGAAGATGTAAGAAAGATTCTACTTCCAATCCTTCAGGATATGGGTGGAGAATTGAGTTTCGATATTCTTAAGGCAGTTTCTGAAGAAGTAAATCGGTATCCCAATGTAAACCTTTCTGATCTTCTAGGCGATCTTAATATCCCACTACCAACTTCTGATGTTAATGTTTCTTGTGAGTTGGAGTTCTTTGGTTTGCCAGAGAAATTCACAACAACTTTCTACGAACATTTGGATCGAAGTGAAGATACTTCTTTGTTTGCATATTATCATATTCTTGAGATAAACAAGGATATAGTCCATATTTGTCCTAGTGATAATATTGAACCAATTTCACAACTTTACAGCAATTCTGGCTACGCCTCTGATGATCCAGGTCTATTAGAGAGTGCTATAATACATCTTGGAAGAATTGCTGCTGGAGAAATTGGGGATAGAATTGGCAATAATGGACTCTTCAATCAAACAAAGTATAGAACCTCTTTGAGAGAATTTAACAAAGAAATTCTTAATGGTAAGAAAGTCTGCATGGAAACTCTTACAGGTTTCTGTAAGATTCTAGAACAGCTTGCTCTTCAAGAAGCACTTTCTGTTGATTATAAGCTGTATTGTGCCAGCGATCAGTTGAATATGACAGATGAATTTAGCTGGGGTAAGGATAGAAAGCTCTCTTTCCTATCTACCAAGAATACTGCGAAGCTTATAGCCTCAAAAAGAGAATACAAGCTTGTTAAGTACAACCACACCAGTATGTATATGTAATGAAAATCAACGTTGTTATCCCAACCAAACTCTCTGAAAAGGATTATGTAAAAACAGAAGCTGGGGCTCTCCTTATGAAGCTTCTAAAACATTATCCATCTGTTGGAGTAACTGTAGAGTCAGAAAATTCAAGAGGATTAGTTGAAATATTCCAAGAACATTTGGATGATAAGAACTTTGATTATGTTCTTTTTATCCACGATGATGTCCTTTTACGTGATGTTTTAACATTTGACGTACTTCAGAAAGCTTTTGAAGTTTATGATATTGTAGGACTTGCTGGTTCTTCATATCAAGTCTATAATTCTTTAGACTCTACAAGGTGGGATACAGGTTCTTACACAAGAGGAGATTGGGGTGGTTTTGTAGCCCACACCCAGAACAGTGGAAATATTACTTCAAACTATTTTGGTGTTACACCAAAACAAGTAGTTGTAATTGATGGGCTCTTTATGGGATTTAATTCTAAGAAATTTAGAAAACTGGGGATTAAACTTGATCCCCAGTTTAAATTCCATCACTACGATCTAGATACTTCTATTACCTGTTACTCTGCAGGGATGAGATTAGGAGTAGTTCCTTTATTTGTAATTCACGAAAGTATTGGTGAATTAGATGAGGGCTGGAAAGAAAGTGCCTCTCTTTTCTTTAAGAAACACTACAAAAAAACATATAAGGTGTAATATGGATCTCCAAACATTTGAAACATTGACTCAAGAACAAAAAATAATCTTTGAAGAAGCATACAATTCAGCACTATACTATCATAAAGAGGCTGGAAAGTCGTACAGCGGCTATGATTACAAATTACATATTGATGGTGTTTTGAATGTTGCAAGGAAATATATTCATCTTCTACCTGAGAAGGACCATCTCCAAGTTTATCTAGCTATCTGTTACCATGATGTTATTGAAGATTGTGGACAGTCTTATAACACCGTGAAAGATGAGGTTGGAGAAGAAGCAGCCGATATTGTTTACAATGTTACTAACGAGTTAGGCAGGAACAGACGGGAGAAAGTTTCAAAGACCTTTCCAAAAATCAAAGCTTGTATTAAATCAACATTTGTCAAACTTTGTGATAGAATTGGCAATGTTAGATTTTCATACTATATTGGTGATTCTACTGGTATGTTTAAAAGATATATCAAAGAAAATCCTGAGTTTTACAAAGAGCTTCACAACTCCAGCCACCCGTTCCAACCTATGTGGGATGAACTAATGAAATTAGCAACTATTGAATAACCATGCGAAAACTAATTTTCAATCTCTACACTTTACTTTTCAATAGTGGTTCTGCTGGAAGAAATGTTAAACTCTTATTACGAGAGTTTAAATTCTTCTGGCAAAGACTGACTCGTGGATTTGGTGACGATGAACTTTGGTCTCTTGATGATACAATAGCTGAGTTTATTCTCCCTAGATTGAAAGCTTTTACCAAACAAAGGACTTCTCATCCTACAGGTTTAACTGAGGAGGAGTGGAATAATATGCTCGAAGAGATGATCCTATCCTTCCAACTTATCAAAGATGACGAAGCTCATAACATAGAAAAAAGAGACACAGCCCTTCATGGTCTTGAACTCTTTTCTAAGTACTTTTTTCATTTATGGGATTAATTATGGAACGTATAGTTGTTACATTTGAAGAAGCAGAACACTGTATGAAAACATCCTCGGATGTTTTAGTAGAACACGATGGTAAACGTTTCTACTTTTCTCAACAGAAAGGAAGAATAGTTAGTTGTTTTTATGAAAAAGCTTCCACATCTTGGAAGAACACAAACACACCGTATGTTATTATTTCTGACCCCTTCTGTACGTACAAAAGACTATACAAGGGGTACAAAGTCCTCACTTTATGTGAAGCAGAGGTAAAATTAGAAAAAGGTAATATTCTTCTTCTTATTAGAGGTGGAAATTGGTTTTCTCTTTACTCTCTTGGAAAAGTAACAATTTGTAGCTCAATTTCCAAGAATGCTTCAGACCCAAGCACAGAGATTTTCTATTACCACCAGTATAGGGATATTATTCTTTCTACAGGGAATGATACTTTACAAAAAATTTTACCCCCTATAGGCTATATACAGTATTTTATTGATTTAAAGAAAAGAGAATTAAAATCTTATGAAGATGCTCTATTAGAGCTTCAAAACCAAATGCGCCCGTAGCTCAGTGGATAGAGCAACTCTCTTTGATAGGGGCTTTTATGGAGAAGAATAATCTATAAAATGCACTACACCATATCGGTGAACTCTTAACAGGTAATGCTGATGACAATACCGAGCAAACTAAACAATAACTAAACACTTGCTCTATTAGTATGTGAGACATCATACGAAAGATAAAGGTGATTTAGCTGTCTTGAAAGTCATGGCTTCTTTAGGGGAACAAGACTTTCTGATTTTAAATCCATTAACTGAACATTCTCCATTTGATCTAGTTATATATAAAAATGGTACTTTTAAGCGAGTACAAGTTAAGTATAGAAAAGAAAAAAATGGAGTTATTACAGTAGATTTAAGATCTTCCTGGGCTGATAAAAATGGAAGTCATACTCTACCATTTAAAAGGGAAGAAGTTGATTTAATAGCAATTTACTGCCCCCAAACTGATACTTGTTATTACGTTGATGTTAATCAATGTCTAAGTGGAATTGCGTTAAGAACGCAGCTCCCAAAAAATAATCAAGTAGCAGGAATCAGACTGGCAAAAGATTTTGTGAAGGTTGCGTAGAGACTAAACGTGTAGCACCTGAAATGGTGAAGTTATAGTCCAGACCACAAACACTTAAATTTATACTAAGTGGTAGTGAAAACTATAGTGGTATGCTAAAGAGTAGGTCGGAGGTTCGAATCCTCTCGGGCGTGCCAAACTTTAAGGAAACTAACTAATGATACTTTCGATTATACTAATCATTCTAACGGCTTATGTGCTAATCGCTCTTTTCTATTTCTTTTCCCTTGTAAAAGAGCTTAATAGCCAGAAAGGAACTTTTAGTACTGACGAAGAGGATACATTGAAGGGGCAGCTGTTTCTTCTTTTTCTCTGTGTGCTTATCTCTTGGCCTAGTGTTGCTTTTAGTAAAATTACTCAAGAGTATGACGAAAAATAAAGAATTCGTACATGTATGGTAGGCACTAAGGTTGTATGATTACGCACTTCGAATCCTTTGAACATCTTTACTATACATTAATAGAAAGTAAACCCCTTTCAGACAGATACATATATAACCAAAAAACAAAACGATTAGAGTCTCGTATAGCTAGTTCAGTATGTATAGTATTCTGCGACAGAAAAACTATTAATGTTTACAATAATAGTGTTGTAACTGTAGCAGAAATACCCTATGTGGTAAAACTAGAGACAAAAACTAACTACACTGGTATGTGTAAATCTGTTTATGTAGAGCTATTTCCGTTATGAAATTTGAATTTGAGTCTTTAGAGGAGTTTATTCATTTCCATGGCATAAATACAAAAGGTTATAAAAAGTGGGATCGAACATTTGTTATTGCACCCTACACCCAAATAGTTTCTACAGCGAATAAGGACTATTCATCTTATGGATTAGTTGGATTTCATAAAAATATTAATCATTATAGTGGAAAAGTGATTTCTATCAGTACTTCTAAATTTTTGCTATCCACTATCAAAACTAATGGTGTAGTTAAAGTTCTAGTTATTCTCGAAGAACTGTAGGATAAAGTTGCAGATGAAACTTAAATTCAAAGATTTTACTCACTTTGTTTTTAGGATAGATGGTTCTTTAGCCTATACTTGGACATATGATTCTGTAGCTTTTAAGTGCTTTACCCCCCCCTCCAAAAAATTATATACTTTATCTTTGGGTTTAGAAGTCTCTACTATACTGTGTGGGGAAATGTTCTTTATTCAAGTACAGTACCTTCTGTCCCTTTGCCATACTCAGAGACTTTAAGAGTAGTTTTTCCTGCAGAGAAGTGTGAGAAGTACAATAACAAAATACTTACCATAGATTCTACTCCTTATCTTTTAAAAATTGATTTTACAGAACCAAGATTCTCATATGAAGGAGGTGATCCTCCAATGTGTGCAGACAAGTTTTATCTTTTTACACTAGAAGCTATATAAAATTTGATTTTTCATAACTAAAGGTATCAGACAATGATTACTAACATAATTCTAACTGTTCTAGCGGTAGTACTTATCCACATAATTATTACCTTTCTTTACTTCTTTAGTTTTGTAGTCAAGATTAAAGAAGTTCCGGTCTCTATATTGGAAGGATGGAGATGGAAATGTTAGAACATAATCATTTTCTTTTGTTCTTGTTGTTTCTGTTTTTCTGGCCAACCCTTGCGTATAGACAGATCACTGGAAAACTTTAATGAAACGTAGATTTAATTCTCTAGAGTATTTCTGCTACCTTTTAAAGGTTCATTACATTGATGGGTTTTATTATCCCTGTACTGTATTTAAATTTAGGAATCTATTCAGTATACTTTTTGGGTTGCAAAAAGAGAAATTTGTAATAACTCCAGATAATTCTCTCCACTTTTTAGGTAAAAATGGTCGTACAGCTTTTAACGGATTTGGGGACCTACTAGCTCTTCCTAAAAAATTTGCTGACAAATACGACAAGAAAATAGTTTCTATCTTTAACGCTAACTACCTTGTATTGGTACAGTGGGATACTTCATATAAAGAAAAAAATGGAAGTTCGTACTTCACATTTACACTGCAAGCCGTTTAATAAGGGTTTAGAAAGAAAAAAATGAAACTTCGCTATAAATCATTTTACAATCTTGCTAGGAAGATATTCAATAAAACTAATCCAACTCTTATAGATGTTATACAGGAAGGCGAAAGGTTGATTGGTGTGTATCATTATGAGTCTTCTAGTAATTCAAGTTCCTCGAAACGAACAGTAGTATCTCGAGAAATTACTTTTATACCACCATACTACACAGATTATTCTTTTCATGGCAAAATGGTATTTGTTGAGGATACACCATATATGGTAGAGATTAATCTTTGCCCCCAAAATCTCCAATATGATTTAAAGGTCTATCCAATATGATTGCTGAATTTAAGACTTTAAGGGAGTATTTAAGGTATGATTTTCCAAACAAAAGAATTACTCCTTCTACAACTCCGCATATCTCATCAAGCGGAAAAGTAGTTGTAGAGAGCACATTAATTTCTTCTTTTCTTTCTCCTTCTTTATCAAACTTTGTCATTTCTTCAGCAGGTAAATTTGAAGGAAAGGTAATCACAATTGATAACGAATATTATTTGGTGTCCTATAGGGGAAATGATTACACAGAAGTATGCTGGGTATATCTTAATAAAATATGAAAGTAGAGTTCGATAGTTTAGAAGAATTTGTTCTTGAATACTCTAATTTTCTAGAGTCTGAAATTGATCTTAACTACTTTGAAATGTATATTGGTGAATCAAATAAAATACTTAGATATGTAATGTTTTATAATCGCCTACCAAAGAAGTTTCTAAGTACCCCAAAGCTACAGTCTCTTAATAACCGCATTATTACTGCAGCTCATATTACTTATTTAGTAGAAGTAGGTAAATCTTTCTATGCTGCAAAACAAAACAATCGCTTCCACTATGTTTATTTACATGCAATATGAAAACTAAGTTTGCTACTCTTCATCAGTTTGCTGCTTATTTAGATCTTTTTTGGTACATTGATGGGGTTCCCTTCTATAACTTTACCTTTCACAGACTTTTTATTAATTCTGATAGATTTTTCTTTATCTTACTTCCATTCCTCAGATCTGATACTGTTTTTATTATTAAAGAAGGATCTATTTTTACATACTTTACGTTTGAAACACACCCTTGCCACACAAGGGTTTGTGTAAAAGGATCATTATCACAAAAATACGATGGGAAAATTGTTATAATAGACAAGACACCATATATATTTAAAGCTAATACTACACAGCTTGTTCACCGTATAGATCCTAACGAATCTATGAGAACTTTTACTTTAGAGGCTATATGAGGTTCAATTTTGATAGTGTCTATGCTTTAAGATCTTATTGGGTATTCCCCTTTGAAGAACCAGTTGTTCTTATAAGAGAGGAAAATTATGACTACCTTCTTTTGAAAAAATACAATTCCATTTCTTTGAATTATAAAGATGTTCTTTTTTACGGAAATTTTCTAGAAAAGTATTTAGGTAGAGTAGTTACCATAGAGGGTACTCAATATTTAGTAAGCAGTATTGATATCGGTGTTACAGATCAACTTTCATTTGTTCCTATTTAACATGCAAACATTCCTTCCATACTCGTCTTTTCGTGAATCAGCTAAATGCCTTGATAAAAGAAGGCTTAGTAATCAAATAAAAGAATGCCAACAAATCCTAAATGCCTTACTTAATCCAGAGGCTAAAGGCTGGAAGAATCATCCAGCTGTGTTAATGTGGAGGGGGAGTGAGGATTATCTTTTCTACTATGCTACTGAATGTTATATAGTCTGGCACGCTCAAACTTTTAAAAGTCATTTATCTTACGAGAAAATTCTAATGATGGAGATTCCTCGTGATGATAAAAAACCTTCTTGGCTTGGTAACCAGTCTTTCCACGACTCACATAAAAGCAATCTTCTCAGAAAAGACTTTGAGTTTTATTCTCAATATGGGTGGAATGTACCCGATAATCTTGAATATGTCTGGCCAACTAAAACCCTATGAATTTCTAACATTAAGGGATTTACTGCTAACTCTTTTTCCAGGTAGTAGAGATCAACAAATTTGGGGACAGCTTTCTCTTAACAAGAAAAATTTTATTTGTGCTAATTCTAGTAGACTTTCTTTCTATTGTGAAATTAACGAATACTACAACAATTCAATTGTTACAGTTGATGGCCTTACATACCAACTGTCATTTCAAGAATTTCTCCCTGTTACTGGCGGAACTACACAATCCTTTTATTCTAAAAATACACATACAAGAACACAATACTCCAATAGTGCTTTTTATTGTTTTAAATTGGATCCAATCTAATATGTATTCTTTTGATACTTTAGCAGAGTTTGTTTGTACTATAGCACCCTTGACTGATAAAACAATTTTTATCAATCGTACACTATCTCTGTATAGTAGTTTTATTTTCGTGGAGTTGGAAGTTTTAGAAGTATACTGTCCCTACAACCTAGAATATGTAGGGAAAGTAGTCTTTATAGATGATATTCCATATATGTTTGACATGACAAAGAGAATAATGTTTTCAGAACACCTTTTAAAAAACCTTAATGACTCCCAGTACTATATGCTAAAACTAACCCCGATATAACGTGGAAGAAGTTTTTGAATTCAACACCTTAATGGATTTTGTAAGAGAAATTATGGCAGATTCTTCACTAGATTTTCTTACTTATGAATACTCTATTAAACCTATTCAATTTCCAATAAATTCTAATCTTAATCGTACAAGAAGAACTTGGTGTATTAATACTAAGTATCAAAACAAAATTGTAAAAATAGAGGGACTTTTCTTTTTGTTTTATGTAGATCTTTCTTCTGTTTCTGGTAACATAGATTGGATTATGAAGTATAATAGACAATATGCTCAAGCATTTATAGTTTTGGAACCAATTTAACATGGATATTTCAATCATAGGTGTCGTTCTTGTATTAGTAGGTTACTTACTAATAACATTTAAAAAGTGTAATTTATTCACCTTTCATTCGTTAAATTTGGTTGGCAGTTCTATACTTGCCTACTTCGCTTTTACCAAAGGAATGTATGCCTATACTTTTCTTAACGCCTTTATGGTCGTAGCTGCCTTTATCTTTATAATGACTCTTCCTAACGAAGAACAGAGAAAAGAAAGAGCTAGAGTTAAGATCAAAACACTAAAGTCAAAATACCCGGAATTATCAAATGAATAACAAACAAGGTTTCGAATTTCCAGCTTTTCTATTTGGGATTGGAGTAGGTGCTGTATTATTTGCTGTATTTGCACCTCTTAGTTCCAGATCTTGTTCTGATCCTACTATTGCAAAAGTTGATATTAAGAAAAGTATGAAACTAATTCCTTCAAAAGTCCCTGAAACTACTTTGAAATACACATATTCTTTAGACTGTAAAGAACAAGATCTGGAACTAAACCTTCCAAAAACATTAGAGGAGTTTTCAAAGAGATGAGAGATTCTTTTATCTATCTTCTTATTCCTTTAATCTGTGGAATTGCTATTGGTTTAATAATCGGTTTTGCTGTACCAAGTGCTAATCCTTTAACTTGCAGCGACCCTCAAATTCAAAGAGTTGATATTCGATACTTCTTCCAAGAGAACTCTAATAAGACTACACGCTATACAACAGTAATAGAGTGTAATGGGGGACGAATGACTTATACTCTAGACACTGATAAACCTCTAAAGGAAGTTTTACAAAAATAATGGAATTAATAGGCTTCTCACTGTTTATAGTGTATGTTTTGATAGAATTCTTTCTTTTTCTTTCATTTCTTACAAAGAAGAAGAAATCAACAGAAGAGGAGGAAGAATCACAATGACTTTTTCTGTAAACTTGGTAATTTTCTTGATATTAGCTATCTGTATTGTTTTAACTATTAAAGTAGTTAGAATTTTAATCTCTAATTCAGAATTATCACCACCTATTGACGACCAAGAACTTCTATTAAACGAAAAAGATTACTCAAATGAAAGATACGAAAATTACAAATAAAAAGATCTTAGATCTTTTGTTTTTAGACCCAATTAACGCTGATAAATTTCTGAATCAAAATACTGATGCTGTGCTAATTACACAGAACGGTTATAAGGTACTATCTACACAGGCCTCTCATAGAAATCCTCCAACAGGATTTGCTGCTTCTATTCCAAATGAACTTGGAACTAATTGGCAGGTTCTAGCTGAACATGGTGGAAGGTTTTCTCTGCATTCTGGTGTTAAGTGCCCAAATGTACGCAGGGCATTTTTAGAAACTTTGGGCTGTGTATACGAACCCATAACACTTACTGCTATTCAAGAAGTGGCAAATAATTTGCTTAGTGAGTCTAGAGTAATTGCATCTATTGTTTCTAAGCCTATTACACAAGAATATCTCTCAGAAAAAGAACTTAGGGAATTAAAAGAATTCCAGATGTCCCTGTTCAATGTTCCTCATATACATCCAATTAACAAGGAAAAGGCTCTTAAAGTTCTTGAACAAAGCACAAATGAAGATTTAATAAATTCTTTAGGCAGGTTTTTCAAAGAAAATGGAGTAACTGTTATAGCTCCAGAAGTATATGAGAATAATCCATTCTTTACCCAAAAAGCTATATGCGACGGGGGCTACTCACAACTTAGGGAAGCTTATCTTATAGTTAAGTTTAATCTTTTTGATGGAGATAAGCAGCTAGACGATACTTTTTACGCTGTAGTATACCACAAAGGTAGGCCAAATATTTCTTTTGCCTATTACGATGCAGAAAGGGAACTTCTCCTACCTAAGGGAGAATTTCAAGTTAATAATGTTTGTACAGCTATTAAGAGTATTCTTCATTATGCAGAGAACGGAGATTTTAAATTACCTATAGTAGATGTAACAGTGCAGACTTTTCTGAATCCTATTATTGGTTTTAAACAAAATACTCCACAATTCACATCCTTCTCTGGCGGTGTAACTGAAGCACAACTAGCTGCGTCTCTAAACCCAATACCATCTTCACAAGTCAAATATCTTTCTTTGAAACTTGAAAAAGAGAACATTTCCTTTCCATGATTAGCTTTACTTCAAAACCAGAAGTCGAATATATCCAGCATGTGGGCAATGATTTAACTTTTGCTAGAGCAGCATGGGTGAGTACAAATCAAGATGGTTTAATTCCTCCATGTACTTGTAATAGAGTTATTCATGAAGAGGAATGTGCTGTTACAAAGTTCGAAAAGAAGTATGCCGGTGTTATCAATTTCTTAATGAAACATCGGCATGGATCTCCTTTTGAACATGCTTCTCTTACTATAAGAGTTAAAGCCTCTTTATTTCTTTTTAGGGAATGGCACAGGCATAGAGTAGGATTCAGCTATAACGAACTTTCTGCTAGATATACAGTTCTGCCTCCTGAGTTTTATATACCGTCTAGTGATAGACCTATGTTTAAACCAGATAAATGGAAACCATCTGCTCCTACATTCTTAACACTCGATGATCTTTTAGAAATTGATCCTACTGGAAAACTTCACAAAGAAAAAGAACAATCATTTGAGGAATGGGTTGAAGAATGTTGTATATTCTATCAGAAATCTTACGAACTATATGAAAGAGGTCTTGATATGGGTCTTGATCCAGGTCTTGCAAGAATGGTAAATCCAGTTGGGATGCAGACAGTATGTTGGGTTACTTGTAATCCAAGATCTATTATGCATTTCTTATCTCTCAGAACCCACGATGAAGATGCATCATTTGTTTCGTATCCATTGTATGAAATCAATGAAGCTGCCAACATGTTGGAAGATCTATTTAAGGAACTTTGGCCAGATACTCACAAAGCTTTTTGTGATAATGGCAGAGTTTCACCGTAGTTGGGGATAAAAATGTACAAATGTCCTAATTGTGGTCAATCATTCAATTTAGCGGACACAGATACCTGCTATTGCAGTGAGTGTCAAGAACTAATTAGTGTTACTGAATGTTGTGAAAAACTCATTCAGTACCCCGAAAAATCCAAAATTATACACTAATCACATGAATTACTTTACATCCCCTTTTGAAAGAGAAGACTTCTACAAACTGAGTCATATTCTATTCTACACTGGTATCTCTGGGACTTATGCTACATATACCCCAAGAGTATCAAGAAGACCAGGTATTGACAAAATGGTTGTGTTTGGTCTACAAGCTTTTATTGTAGATCTTCAAGAATCTTTTCAAACTCAATTCTTTAATCTTACTAAGGAAGAAGCTCTTTCTAGGTTTATTCAATTCAATGAAGAAACAGGTAGAGTTGTAGATGAAAGATTTACAACAGCTCTTGAAAAACTTCACGATCTTGGATATCTTCCAATTAAGATAAAGGCTTTAAAAGAGGGGACGCTAATTCCGCACAATCTTCCTATGTCTACTATTCAGTCAACACATACGGATCATTTGTGGGTAGCACAGTGGGTAGAAACATGGATGTCTACGGAAACATGGAGAATGTGTACATCAGCTACCACAGCTTACTATTACAGAAAAATTCTTAATGAATATAGGGAAGCAACATCAGAAATTGATTGGTTAGGTGACTGGCAGTGTCATGACTTCTCTGCACGAGGTATGGCTGGTTGGGATGATGCAAGTATGTCAGGAGCAGGTCACTGCCTCTTCTTTACTGGAAGTGACACTTGTTCAGTTGTTCCTTTTGTAAGAAAGTTTTACCCCGGTAATAATGGACTAGTTTTAAGTTCAGTTCCTGCAACAGAGCACTCTATACAGCAGTCATTTATGGCTATGCATAAAAATATCACAACTGCAGAATCTGACCTTATGTACACGAAGAATACTTTAGAAAAGGTTCCTACTGGTGTTGTTTCTCAAGTATCTGATGGATACGATTACTACAGATTCTTAAGAGAGACTCTTCCTGCAGTCAAGGATATGATCATGGCTAGAGATGGCAAGTTTGTGATCAGGCCTGATTCTTCTCCTAAGACTCCATATGAAATTCTGTTAGGTGATCCTGATGCCCCTGAGGGCTCTATCGAAAGAATGGGTACTATTCCTTATCTTGCAGAGCTGTTTGGAACAAGTCTTAACAAGAAGGGGTATAAAGTACTTGATCCCCATATCGGAGTTATCTATGGTGAGGCTATTACTCTCCTTCTTTGGAAGAAGATTCTACAGGGTCTAAAGGATCTTGGCTTCTCTTCTGATAACATTGTAGTAGGTGTGGGTTCTGCCAGCTATACAGGCTATGGTGGTGGAATTGAAGAAAGAGATACTTATCAGCCTTATGGTATTTCAAGAGACACCCACGGTCTTGCGATTAAGGAAACAGGTGTTCTTATTGAACAAGAGGACGAACTAAATTGGGAACCAACTTACAAAGATCCTGTAACAGATACAAGTGGTAAGAAATCTCACTTTGGTTTAGTACAGATTTTGGAAGAGGATGGGGAGTTCATTGTCAAGCAAGATGTCACCCCTGAAGAAGAAGCTTCTGGCTTGCTAGAAACTATCTTTGAAGACAGCAAGATTACAAGAATGCAGTCTTATGCTGAAGTTCGAGAAATTGCAAAGAGTTACTTATGAACGAAAAATTAACTAACCTCTGTAACGATCAAATCAGGATAAAAACAAAAAGACTAAATCCTTTAGATTCAGTAAGAGTTAGATTTGGTGTCTATAGGTTCCCTGATGGGCAACTACAGGTTATATTCCATAAGAATGATATTGATCAAGTTTTAACTAATCATTTATTCATTGAAGCTTCCTGCTATACTCCAGAACTTCTTCACATTTTAGAGCAAATTTTGTTTCTTTTAACAAAAAAAGGCTGTACTATGTCCATAAAAGTTCAATATCTTTACGGAGCTAGGTCTGATAAAGATGAATCAGAAGAGTTTTATACTTGTAATGTTTCAGAATTAGCTATTGAAACTATCGGAAATTACTCAAAATATGGTTTTAACTACTTAGCACCGCACTGTGCTATGCACAGTGACAATACAGATTTCTCCCTACCTGAAGCTATGGATATGTCTAAGTACAATTGTATTTTGTTTCCTGACAAAAGCGCAAATTTAAGGTACAAGAAAACTACTGATGTTTTCAACTATCCTTATATCATTGCATCAAAAAGAAGGGATCAAGATTCTGGAAAAATTGTATCCTATGAAGTACCTGAACTAAGTCCCCCTCATAACCGAGTTTTAGTTATTGATGATCTTTGTGATTACGGTACGACTTTCAAGCTTCTTGCGGAAAATCTTGGTGATAATGTAAAGAAGGATCTTTTCATTCATCATGGTGTGTTCACAGAAAATGCTCCATCAAGATTGTTAGAGCACTACGAGAACATTCATGTCACTAACTCTCTTCCATTTCCAGAAATGTGGAAGCAGCAACTCTCTCAAGAGCAAAAAGACAGACTTCATATACATAATGTCTGGATAATAGAAAAATAATGAAACTAACTTCATTCCAAATTGCATTCTTAATTCACCAGGTAACATCTCAGATACCTAGACCAGATGGTTCTAAAGTATCTCCATGGGCTGCTTTACCTGAAAGTGCAAAACAGAATGCAGCGAATGCAGTTAGAGAATTAATGCGCACTCCTCTTTCTTCCCCAAAAGAACATCATGATCTCTGGATGAGACCACTCCTAGAAGATGGTTGGACAAAGGGGGAGTATAGTGCTGAAAACAAAACCCATCCCTGTATTTGTAAGTATGAGGAACTAATCCCTTCAGAACAATTAAAAGATGAACTTTGGCAAACACTAATAGAAGTATTCAGAAAGTATTATAGTGAAGAAGAAAGTTCTAATCTTATTATAGGTATTTAGAATGAAACTAAAGAAATTGTTCTGCAAGCATAAGTTTATTGTTAAAGAGGCTAAATTTGATTACGGGTATTCAATACCTGCAGTTTCTTCTTTAGGCTTAACGGAGTATGCATATTGTTATTCATATTCTACTGACCTCTACGCTGTTCCTAACACAATTATACATACGTACTTTAAAGTGAAAAAACCGTATGTTTATTTGTATGCAAAACAGTGTGTTCATTGTGGTAAGGTACTAGCTTGTGATGCCTTTGAAGCGCAACAGAAAGAAAGAGAAAATGAGATTCTTAAGATAGAGGGATTCTAAGCTCTATTTGGTATAACAAAATGAAAGAAGACGATATTGATGATCTTGATTCTCAGGAGTATTTAGATTCTTTAAAGAAGATTGAAGAGAAAGGTACTGAGAAGTTAAGTGAAGATATAAAAAAGCTTAATTAGGAATCTATTGAAAGATTTTCTAAGCTAAATAAGTTTACACGGCAATAAGTTAAGGATAAAGACTACCGGGGGCGCACCCGGCAAAGTAGTTTCGAGTACTACATGCCGTACCAATTTGGGGATGTGATCCGAGTGGTAAGGAGCTAGACTGCAAATCTTGTGTGAAAACAACGAAGGTTCGATTCCTTCCATCCTCTCCAATTTCATCAGTTAAGAATCCAATTTTGCAAAGAAAGGGTAATGAGCGGAGCAGAAACTCTCGTTATTACATCGCCTGTTGTCTGTAACTTCATATCAAGACAGCCTTTGCAAACAATTTAAGGATAGGTGGCCGAGAGGCTTAAGGCACTAGTCTTGAAAACTAGCGACCCCCTCAAGGGGTCCGTGGGTTCAAATCCCACTCTATCCTCCAAAATAATAAAAGTGAACCAATGTATAACTACGGCTTTATAGTAGACTTAACTAATTACAATTGCGAATTAGATTTAGCTACTTTTGTCTTTGATTTAGAGGGTGATTTTGATTTTCTTGAACAAGAAGGTTATGAAGAAATTGAAGCATTGAAATCAAAATCAGTTTTTGTTTCTATTAGTTTTATAGATCAGATAACTAGTGATACTGGCTTTGCGGTACGAAATGCTTTTTTGGAAAACTCTCCCTATGTTTTTGAGTGCGATGACTCTGGTATAACATTTTTTAAAGATGAAGACATGTCTAAGGTATTAGAAAGGCATATTGAAAAATTAAAAACTCTTGAAGGTACTATTGTTATTGAAAAGGGCCAACCCAAAGTTAGAACATTTGAGAAAGGTAAGCCTATGACTTTTCATCCAGCTAATTTCTCTGTAAAGTTTTTATTTTTTGAAAAACCTTCTGATAATTTAATAGAATTTCTAAAAGAAAGGTGTAGAGAGTATTTTTATCAGCTAGCAATACTTTTCAGAAAAACTAATAGTGATCCTACACGAATAATTGGTTTTAGGGAAGAATTTACCACAAAAACCTACAAAGATATATAGCTTTAACTAACCCATAAGCGGCTATAGGGTTAGTAGTCCAGCCTGAGCAATGTTCTACGAGGTGTTGACGATTCACCTGGCGTCACATTGATCTAGTAAATATGGTAGAATAAACCTAGATAATCTCAGGATCATAACAATTTAGGTAATCCCCGGTAAACGGGAGAGGAAGTTTAGTAAGAATAGGTGATTTCCTTTCGGAAGTCTGACCACTGCGCCAGCCCTGCAGCCCTTGGATAAATTACTACACCGCATAATGGGATTACTTAAACAAATGGCGGCAAATACAAAGGGTCGAGTGAGCAGTTTTTCAGGCTGTTATTAGCGGGTTCGAGCCCCGCTGCCGCTCCCAATTTTAGAGAAATAAACTTATGGAAAATGTAGTATACTTACTAGCACTGGGATTGTTTATGTTTGTTATGTTTAATGCAGACAAAATTTTAGACATTATCCACGATTCGGTAAGAAAAAAGAAATAAAGCTCGTGGTGGTTATAGCTCAATTGGCAGAGCATATGCTTGTGGTGCATACTGTTGTGGGTTCGAGTCCCACTAATCACCCCAAAATTTAGTGAATACTATGACTATAAAAGAAACTATTGTAGGCTCTCATTGCTTTACATTTAACAAAAAAGATAACGGTGGAGAAGCTTTATCTTTAAGATCTACTTTTTTCACTAATGGTGATCCAGGTATATTTTTAAGACAGGAATTATCTTTAAATTCTTATTGTAATACAGCTACCTTCCATATAAATTTTGAAATTACACCTGATATATTAAGAAATTTAGCTGATGAGTTGGAAGAGGCGATTAAGACTACCCTTTCTGTTCAATCTACCAACTATACACATGAAACGTTAGTAGGATCAGTTTTTAAATCATCTAAATTTTCTCAAGATTATCAAGTCTGTTTTCTAGAAGAAGGCAGTCACTATTTATTAGCTAATTGTGTTACAGGAGTAGTGCCCGAAAACTTCATATTCGCTGATTTTGAAGATCTAGTTAAAGAGTTAAAAGGAAATTGGACACCTTGTGATTAGTATGGATATAACAGAACTTGAAAGACAAAAAGAACAACTAGAAAAACAATTAGCTGAAATCAATCAAAAGCTTCAAACAGATCCAGTTTTTCTTGAATCTTTCTTAAGTTTAGTGGATAAACTAGGTTTTGTTAAACATACTGAGCACAGTAAAAATTCATATAAATTGTTTTCTGAAGATAGAAGTGTAGTGTGTATTTTGGAAGCCGATTTAGAGAGAGATATATACACTTTTAGCTTTACAGAGATTGAAACTTGTGGCGGTATAAAATCTTATACATTAATTTCAAAAGAAAAGTTACTTGACTATCTTAACACACCTTTAACTTTTACTCATTACGAAATTACTGTGAAAGAGAAGTATGAAGAATGGGAACCTGAAGAAGAGTTTCAAAATACTTTAAAAAACGCATCTAATAATGATGATGAGGAAATAGAAGTCATCAAAACGGTTACTTTCTTTAAAGAGTAACATTTACAATTTCCTATGATCTCGAAAGAGAGTGAAATGGCTCATGCTATGGGTTTACTAGCATACTAAAAACCCTGCATTTTCTACCCTACGAGAACCTTTTGCCAAAGTTGGGTACAAGCATCCGTATGCAGGTTGATCTTGTAAATTTCTCTCATAGGAATAATTGCAAAGAAAGGGTAATGAGCGGGATAGCAAGCTCTCGTTATTTCCAACCTGTGTCTGTAACTTCATATCAAGACACCTTTGCAGTTATCTGGCCTTGTAGCATAGCGGTTAGTGCGCCATCCTGTCACGGTGGAGTGCGAGGGTTCGAATCCCTTCAAGGTCGCCAAGTTTTGATTCCCCTAAGTTAGTTGCCTTCTTATAATGAAAGTATACTTAACTTTTTTTCATATTGATTATGAGAGCACTGTCTGCCTTTCGGTTCACTCCTCTAAAGAGGGTGCAATAAAAAGAATAGAAGAGAGCTTAGTGTCAGATGATAATGGTGACAAATATGAATTTGACTCTGAATATTGTACGTGGTATCTTAACGGATATTCATATTCAATAGAAGAAGAAGATTTGTTAGACTAGGGGAATCGAAGGTTTAAGGAGTTGCCACTCCTTAGATGAGTTTACGTAGATCTCATACAACTACGAGCCGTGTAAGCTGGCACAAGCTGCCTTTTTGACTCAGGGTTAAGTCTAACTCTAGCGTCCGCACTCGCGTTAAAGTGATAAGTTGTTTCCTGATTTCTTGCATTAAAGGAAATTAGATCGCTCCCCTAGCGTTCAAGAAAAAAGGGTCGTTTACGTAGGGTTCTAGAACAACCTGCGTATCTTTGGGGGAATAAATAGTGGCAACTATCCCCCTTACGATTTTGGAAGGTTGGCTGAGTGGTTAAAGCAACGGTTTGGAAAACCGTCACCTCTTAGGGGTGCATAGGTTCGAATCCTATACCTTCCGCCAAGGAGTTACAAGTGGAATTAAAAAATCTAAACAAAGAATCAATCGTTTCAATAGATGAAATCACAAAAAAGACAGTTGGTGGATTTCTTATAAGGGGTATCGGGTCTCTACTTATTCCCTTTGTTTTGTGGCTCACCTATTGCTGGTTCTGCAACAAATATAGTACGCCGCAATTTTTTAGCTTTTCAGATTTTATCATAGCTACTACTGCTCTTCTTCTTTTGCAAAATACAGGATATAGCCCTACTCAAGCAGGTACTGTTGATGTTGCTTCTGATGATCCAAATCAACTGATTAGTAACGTTAAAAAGTACGTAACTCAAGCTTATATGGCACTAGCTATTAAATGGATTGTCTCTCCATTAGTGGGCTTAGGAGCTATCTATCTCCTTTTTACTTTCACAAAATGAATATTCAAAAAGAGATCGTTGAGCATTATAACGAAAAAGTTTCCAAGAGAGTAGATACAAGAATCAGACGAAGAATTACCTATTGGCAAATGCGGGTTGATTTAGGTGTCTATATAGCTGCGATTATTCTTCTTGGAATCTTCACAGGTAATGCTGCCTTTTTTGTACTTGCAATATTCATAGCTACTATGGGGGCACTTGCAGTTGGTATTTCATGTTCTGGAGTACGCGTACACTGGGATTCTTATTTTGTCCCCATAGGTATATTTTCTTTCTTAGTACCCACTCTCGAAATTAAGAAAGAGAAGAAAAAAGTAGCTATTACACCTAAATCTTTAGCAGAACCTAGTATTTATTCTAGGGCATTCTGCTACTATTCTGATAAACTAGTTAATGATTATGATTACATCATTAAATCAATAACTAACAAGATCCAAGAATGTAATTCTCATCTTGAATCAACTAATGCTTTCTTAAGCAATCCTAATCTGGAAGATAGGCAGGAACTTGCCCAGTTGTTAAAAACCAAGATTGAAGGACATCTACAAATTCTTCAAGAGCAAAAAGATTCTGCTGAGTTAGGTCAGGCAGAGCTTAAGAAGGAACTTGGACAATTAAGAGCATCTATTGACCAAAGAGAGTCTTTGTATGGGCTGGCCGCTACGTACAATTTAGTTGTGTCTACAGAAGAAGATATAGCTCTCTTTTCTAAGAGTCTTGAGAGATTAAATCAAATCAAACAAGAGGTCTTTGTCAAGATTAACACAGAGAAAGAGCTTCAAGTATTAAATCTTAAAGCTTTATCTTAACAGGTGAAATACACAAGTGAATATACAGCAAGAAATCGTCGAGTATTACAATAAGAAAGTACTAGAGGAAAGAAAATCCCTTACGTACTACATAGATATCTATACTATGATATCAGATGTTCTTCTTTACACATTAGTACTTAACTTCCTTATCCCCTCTGGAACAACTGAATGGTGGGTAAACTATATGATTAAACCTGTTGTAATCTTTATGGTTTCTCTTATTGTCTGCATAGTAATTTCCTCAGCATCAGGAAAAGTTGTTGGTAGTGGGGGTGGTGACGGCCCATGTGGACCAGTTAGTTACTTTTCTTCTTTCTTTAAAAGAGAAAAGCAAATTAAAAAAGCTCAAATTACTTCTTTATCTAGTGTAGAACCAAGCATTTTTTCTAATGCTTTTGAGTTCTATTCTTCTAAGTTGGATAATGATTATACTTATGTCATTAAACAACTAGGAGAGAAACTTGCTAATATTGATGAACATCAAAAGAAAATAAGAAACTTTAAGCATTTAGATACAAAAAAGGAAGTCGTTCAACAACTTAATGAAAGACTTTCTTCTCAAAAAGATGTTTTTCTACAACAGCTTACTATTGCGAATCAAGCACGAAGTGAACTGCAAAAAGAGCTAAATTCTGTGTTATCTATGTGTCAAGAATCAGAAGAACTTTACTCTATTACACAGACGTATAATCTAATTCATAACAATGAAGAAGATATTGCTCTGATCACTAGTGCATTAGAGAGATTAAGCTCTATTAAAGAAGAGGTTATTCTGAAGATTAAATCTGAAGAAGAAGCTATGGCACTTTCTATTATTGAAATGCCACAATTAGAGAGAGTTGGCTGAGTTGGCTTAAGGCACCGGTCTGCTAAACCGGAGGAGTTTCGGCTCCCACTGGTTCGAATCCAGTACTCTCTGCCAATACTTAACTAGAGAGGATAACAAAATGAACTCGCAGGACGCATACTAGGGGTAGTTAACAAACATTTCCTAGAATTTAACTACCCCCTAATAACTAAAAACACTAACATACTGCCAGAAGACAAATCTACTTTATTTGTTTGTAGCGGTATGCAGGTAATACAAGATAACTTTACTGATCCGGTTTTGGAAAGGTGTTCTAGTTTACAGTCTTGTATCAGAACAAATGACATTGATCTAGTAGGTGATGGGTCGCATCTTACCTACTTTGAAATGTTAGGAAACTTTTCCTTCCAAAACAATGACTATGATTCCGCATGTCTAATGTGGAATAGAATCATAAGAGAGCTTCATCTTCCAGTTAGTCATATAACAGTTCATCCTACACAACAAACTCATTCTCTTCTGTGGAAGGGATTGGGATATCTTGTTGTTGAAGATGATTCTTGTGTATGGTCTAATGGAAATATAGGGGGCTATTGCTGTGAAGTCTTTTGTGATGATCTAGAAATAGGGAATCTTGTTAACCCATTAGAACACTCTGTGGATGTTGGATTTGGGTTTGAGAGACTTGTTCAAGTCCTTGAAGGCAAGGAAAGAGTTGATGAAACCTCTATTTTTGATACCTCCCTCCCACCAATATTAAGAGACCATATAAGAACACTGACTTCATTTAACAATGCAAGTGTAGAACCAGGATCTAAAGGTCCTAACAGTATTTGCAGACAATTAGTGAGAAGAATCATTCAATATGAATCTCCTAATTTACCAAGTTGGTTGAATGTTTGGATTGAAAAGGAGCAAAAACTCCTAGAACAAAAGCAGAGTCTTTTAATTAAGTACAAAGATCAATTTGTAAACAAACCATTTGAGTACTGGTACCAAACTTATGGCTTAACTGAGGAAGAAATAACTCAGTATCTTGGCTCTATTTAGTAGAACTATTTTTAGTTCAAAAGGTAGAGCAATATGCCAGAACCAAATACTAGTTACGCAAATATACATATTGATAATAATGGCAACGTTGCTATTAGTACTACTCAACCGATGACAAACTTCACGGTTGGTGCTCCTTCAGGTATTGTTCTACAGATAGATGGAACAGCCTCTTTCCGTGATTTAATAGGTGCCGGTACCCGCCTTACCGCCGCATCCAGCGGTGGTGTACTTGTACCTATTAATCTTAGCAGTGCTTCTTTAGCTGTTTCTGGTACTAACCTTGTTGTTTCAAATCTTGAAGCTTCCAGTTTTAGCACCAATCTAAAAGCAGAGATGAGAGATAACTCTTTCTCAGATCTTGCACTAAGAAATACAGTAAGTCAAGTTAACCGTGGTCCAGTTGTTATTAGAAACAATTCGGATGTTTATGATGTCTATATCAAAGCTGGTCAGTATGAGTGGTCAAAGTGGTCCATTAGTCAGAGTGCAGCTGGACGAAGACATGGCATCAAAGAAATCCACATTGAGAATTGGTTTAACTGGGCACCTCTTATGTCTTCAAGCACAGCTTGGAGAACTGCAGGAAGCAATGTAAGATACAGTGTTAATACCTACGCTATTGGTGGTATTCAGCCTTACTTTACTGATGGCTGTTCTTGTGATGTAACTATCACAGGTGAAGGCCCACTCTTCATGTATTTGATGGCAAGAAGTGGTACAGGAAGTAGTGGTACTGTTCAAGCAGCTCTTGTGTCTGGTCCTACTGTGGACTACGATAACTGGGAGCTCTATCACCACGTTCAGAGTACTGACTCTTATGCACCTGCATTTAGTAGGATTCATCCATATCTTCCATATGGTACATACACTGTAAGATTGACACACACCTCGAGTGGTGCTTCTTACCCAGCTGAAGCGTTCCCAATTGCTTTAGGCTTTGCTAATGGTACTCCATATGAGAAAGCAAATACTATAGTAAAACACGCACCTACGCTTGCAGGATTCTGCAAGGAAGATGGATCTAGCTATACAAGTATTGTAGCTACAGATATGACTTCTGGTGGTTTAACAAACACCGTTAACCACGATTCTCCTAAGGATTTTGACACAGGTGGTCCTTACTACTTTGTTGTTGGTTCACCGACTGGTCACCATGTAAACAAAATAGAATTGGAGTTCATTGTTGCTAACTCTGGCGGTGGTACGCTTAAGGTGTATTACTGGAATGGATCTGCTTTAGCAGAAGCCAGTCTCCATATGAACACCATGGGGTCAATGAACAATGATGGTTATGTGTCATTCTACACCCCTACAGACATTGTTGCAAACACTGTTAATAGTCACACAGGATATCATTACTACTTAAGAAGTTCTACATCCATGGGTGGTGTGCAGTTCAACAATGTTTGGCTTCATTCACAGGTACCATTCTACCAAGAAGTTAAATATCTCAATCATGAGACTAATTCTGAATTGGAAATGGTAACTTGTAGATATGAGAATGGTCCTACAAGTAACGAACAGGACATGGGTGGTGGACATGATAACGAAGCTAGAACTTCTTTTGATATCCTTGCCGATGGAGTAAGTATTGTTTCTTCACTCACAAATGGAAAGGCTCAGAAAGCACAATCTATTGTCTTTAAGCAGGAACTAAGTTTGTTTACAAACTTCCAAGTTACTGGATCTGCTGTAGCTCAGTATTCGTTGAGACATGAGATTGGAAGTGGTGGAATTGCTGTTGACTGGTACATGACATACCTTGCACAGTCAACTCTTAATCCATTCTACTATCCTTACATGCTCCCCTCAAACATTAATGTGTTTAGCCACATTAACTGGGTTTACTCAGATAGAATAGTAACAACCACCCTTCCAACAACTGGTGAAGTTTCTAAAGTTGGTGGAGAGGCAGTTGGTGCTTTCTTTACTTCTACTGAACATAAGTACAGACTAGGTATTTCAACCCAGTTTGCACAGGAATCAGCGTATAATTATAGAAGTGGTGATACTTGGTTTGTTCTTACTATAAACCCGTATTCCAAGATTTACTGTCATGGATCTGGAAACACTAATGGTTACATTACTGTTCCAGCTAACCATACAATCTTTGGTAAATCTTTCTATTATTGTTATTAACAAAGACTACTAAATTTGGGGCTGTCAGGCTTCGATGGTGTACTAGATACCTTAGTTGCAGGGCGTGGATGTATCCTTGGCCACGTAAAAATGGATATAAAAAATAAGCGACAAATCATACGCTTTCTTGGGTTAATTACCTAAGCCGCTGAAAGATGGACGAGTTAGAGTACTCTGATGCGGACGAATTGAACTAACTAAGCTCAAAAACTTTTGTTTAAGGTTGGGAGTCGAAAATTGAATTAAACAAGACTTCAGATAGGTTTGTCCTTCCCAAAATCTGATTTTACTAAATAAGGAAAAACTCTGTAGTAGCTGACGTTGAAGGTAGATCAGAAGGGGGTTCGATTCCCCCCAGCTCCACCAAATTTTAAATGGTTAAAATCCATTAAACTTTAGGGGTCCCAATTGGGACCCCCTTTTTTATCATGGAGACCTATGTAGAACTAGACCCCAACCATCTTTGGTCGGAACCTGAAAAAGTAACTTTAGAAAATCTATTTGTAGAAGAAGATTATCTATGGGCTGAGTATAAATCAGAAGCATTTCTTGTAATTATGAAGCTGGATTATTGTGCTTTATACCATGAAAAAATAGTCTTATTTAAGGGAGATTACTACTTTTGTACTATTGATACTAGAAAATATCTTAATGGTGAAGTAAATGATGTTGAACTTAAGGCTATATAATGGAGTTACCACCAACTAACGATACTTTTTCTGTGGAAGAATTGATAGAAAAAGGTATCTTTATTAGTCCTTTTGGGTTAATAACTAGAAAAGATAGAGAAACATTGTTTTTACATCACCTTTCTTCTCGTAAAACTAATAACAGTTTTGACTTACTAGTAAGAGTTTCTGAAGAACAAAATGTTGTTAGAAGTGTAGGCTGTAACTATAAAAATATGAAGAAATACCAGAATAAAATAGTTTTCTTTAAAGGTTCTCCTTATATTTTTTCATCTGAGGGACCTACCTATCATGGGTTTCATTCAATCTCCCTAGAACCTATATGATTAACTTAGAAGACTATGCAGATTCTTTTGTTGTCTCAAGCGTGTCACTTCATCCAATACCTTTGATTCCTTCTAACTTTGAAATATCAGAGGGGAGTTTTATGCGGGTAAGAGATAAACTTGGAATTTTTGATATACTTCTAATTCTCAATATAGACCCAAACTTCCAAAAGTTTAATGGGCAAGTTGTTTCTTTTAAAGATGCTCCTTATTTCGTTTCTTTGGAAAAGTATAAAGGATTTATACCTATAATTAATCAAATGGATCCTTCTGTGACTGGTTATATGTTAAAATTAGAGGCTGTGTAATGGACATAATAGAACTGAACATTAAACATCTTGAGTGCCAATCTAATCGTCTTTTTACTCTTGATGACCTTTCTATTGACCCCTCTACTGGCCAGCTTACGTACTATACCGGTATTACCCGTTTTATAGTAAACATAGGCACTAATTTTACTTTTCTTTACAACGGCAAAATTGTTTTCTTTAAAGAAGTAGCCTATTTTTGCACTACTTCTAAAATTCCACTCAAACTATGTGGTATTACTGCCCTTAGAGGGTGCACAAGGTTTTCTCCGATTTGACATGGAAGACTTTTTTGATTACTTAGACTTTCTTTTTATAGAGATCCGGGCTCAGGATAATGAAGATCACTTTGGTTTTACAAAACTTGTCTCTCTTTCAACACATATTTATGTATCTGAGGGTGGCTACAAGGGTGCAGCTAATATAAGATTTAGAGTTATATACAATATTCACCCCTCAAAAGCCTTTTTGTTTTCTTATTACAGAGTTGGTGAAGCAGAGAGTGGTTACTTTGTCTGTACAGATTCTGATCATTATCTCCTATTCCATGGAAAAGTTTTTAGTGTTAGGAATAAACCATACATAGTTGTGTGTGAAGAAGACACTGTTGCTAAAATGTATTACTTTTATTTAGAGGCTATATAGTGTCAATAATACAATTAGATGTAAGACATCTTCAGTGTTACAATTATAATTTTTACACCCTTAAAGACCTTATTATTGATCCTAATACCTGGCATCTTTACTGCTGTATGGGGAGAAGTCGTTTAATTATATCTATAAGCAATCCATATACAGAGCTATACCATAGTAAAGTTGTCATCTTTAGGGGGCAACATTACTTATGTAATGTTATGAAAACAAAAAACCAGCTTGGTAGTTTTGATGTTAATACGACTTTTTACGTAATCTGATTATGGAAGATTTTTTTCGACTACTTAACCTATCTCTATATAGAGTATCAGTATGATGAGGACTGTCCTGCTTTTGCAAAATTGGATTTGTTAGCAGACTCTAGTTATGTTTCTATAGGAGGGTATAGAGAATGTGTTAATTTATGGTTTTCATCACATAGAAATAATATTATTAAGAAAACCTTTCTAAAAGCTTACTATAAACCTGGAAAAATACAAGGATACTATGTCTGTACATATTTTAAGTACTGTCACATATTCCACGGAAAAATTTTTAGCATTAAAGGTATACCATATTTAGTTCAATGTGAAGAGAATGTTATAGATAATATGTATTACCTTTGTATAGAGGCTGTTTAATATGTCCTGTATTAATATCAATCCTTCTCATTTTTTTATAGTGTTTAATTGTAAGCCCCCACAGATAGAGAATATTTTTATCAATGAACAGGGGTATCTTAGAACTAATTCTACTGGTATTAATAATAGAATATTTCTTAATCCTCTGTTTGTCTCTCATTATGACAAGAAGATAGTTTCCTTTAATCGCAGTTCTTACTATTGTTCAGTACAGACTACTTATCAAAGTTTACTTGACTTTGTTGTTCTTACAAGAAATCCATACTACTATCTTAAGTTAGAAGAAATATGAACGAAGAACAACTATTCAATTCGTTTGATGCACAGGAACTAAAGCAATTTTTAAAACTATGTCAACTTCCTGTGGATAAAAAAGTTCAAAAAGAAGATTTTAAAGTATATGATGAGTACTTTGATCCCTGGCCCTTCTTATCAGGAAGGTTTCTAAGAATTTTCATTAATAACTCAACTGTCTCTGATTTATGGGGCACACCAGTAGTTCCACAAAGTATTGCTAAGGCTTTGCAAAATAAGGTTATTTTTTTAAATGGTATTCCGTTCTATGTAAAAACTATTGCAACTGCGGAACCAAGTAATTTGCGTGATTTAGAGTCAAGTGAACGTTGTCGTTCCTTCTACTCTGTAACAGTAGAAGAAATTTAACTATTAAAGAGGTTCTATAGTAATGAGTATAATGATATGTAGTACATGTGACAGACAACCAGACACAGATTTCCAAGATTTTGATTATTCTACAATGCAGTGTGAACAATGCATTTCAAAGGGGGTAGAACCTGTAGAATTTCATCCTGAATATAAATCTTAAGTTCTTTATAAAACAAAACAGATTTAAAAACTTTCCTAAAAGGAATTTAGAAAATACATGAAACGAATCCAACATAATGGAACTGAATATTCAGTTACCTTTACTTATGAGCGGAAAGTGACTAAGAAGAAGGTTCGAGGCAAGGTTGCACCAACCGATCTCGAGCGTACTACTTGCACAATTCTTGAAGGTCAAATTGGGTCTAAGGATACTGAAAAGACTGTTGCTCATAAAGGCAGCTGTTCTCAGTTTATCAAAGACAACCCTAATAGAAATGTCGGAAGACATGAGTCTTTATCTAAGGCGTTGAGTAATGTACCAAATGGTCCAGAACTTCGTAAAGCAATTATTGAAGGTCTTAAACTAAGATCTTCAGGTTGTTCTACGGAATAAGGACACTAGTTAATGAACATTTCATCAGAAGTAAAAAGCCTAAGAGAATTTTTGGACAGTACAGATCTTTCTGTTAGAGACGCAGCTCACGCAATGGGCCTCCATAGAGATACTATCTATAGTTGGTTTAGAAAGGGTGCTGTGCCGAAGCCAGAAAATATTGCCCAAATTAGAAGTTTCGTTGTTGGTAGTAAGAGCTCCAAATCAGAGACTGTATCTTCAGCTTCTGCAGCCCCTAAAAAGGCTACTTCTCCAGCCCCTTCCAAATCAACAAGAGCTCTGCTAAATGAAGCTAAACAGCTCACAAGCAGACTTCACGAAATTTACTCTATCTTAGAATACAACAGCTGATAAGAGTGTAAAAAAATCATATAATCTAATGACTTCCACAACTACTACTGAACCACAATATCAACAGCTGATTGCAGAGTTGATGACTCTTGCTGGCTCACCCTCTCACGCTCCATACGTTGAGAGGGTGCCTGTAAGGTTGAAAGAGGCCTTTGAAGGTAAAGACATTATTCCTCTTGATACTTGGCTGGTCCAAGCAGCACTTGGAAACCTTCTAGCAGTTAAACCTCTTTCCCCGAGTCTTGATCCTACTACTATGAATCAAGAAGTTATTGAAAGTGGTTTTCACGATCAGAAAACCATACAACAACTAGCAAACCTGGGTGTTGAATCTGGTCTTTTCACACCAACAAAAGCGGATGTTGGACTGTCTCCTGCAGACTTAATTGTCCAAGATCCTTCATTACTAGGAGCAGCTAATGCTTTCCGGGAAAAATATCTCTCTACTTTTGCAGCATATGTTAAGGAGGATGATCCAGACCCTATAAGTGTTAGATTGATTGAACTAGCTCATATTCTTAAAACTAATGGGTATTCACCTAGCTAGTTTTAAATGACTAATTCGTCAATCGTTCCAAGTAAATGATAACGAACGAAACGAAAACTACCGGAAATTCACGAAGATATTACGTCAAGCCTAAGACTGGATCATTGACTGCCTCTTTCAGAGGTGAAAATGGTTTTGAAGATGCTGGACAGTTTAATTCTGTAAGTGGTAACCTGGTGTATGTCACTATTGTCAGAGACCCTGGTACGCAGAAAAGTAAAACTACCAAGGGATATGACGCTTACGATGCTCTTCAAATTCTTCTAGTTGATGAAACTACTAAAGAAGAATATGTAATTAGAAGTGATGTAAAGAGAACCTTTGCATGGCTTTTAGCTTCTAGACTTGCTGGTGTTAAAGCTGGTGATTTGGTGAAGCTAACCACAAGACCTGGAGACAAAGAAGAGGTAACTCTTCCAACACTTTATGTCTTTAGCGAAGTTACTGAAGAGTGGGTACGCGTAGAAGCTGAACAATTTCCTGAAGGTAGGGATGAGAAAGTAGCTCTCGGAATACAGAGAGTTAAAGAACATCCTTCCTATAAGGACTTTGATGAACCTGCTACAAGTGCCTAGTCTATAAGACTACAAAGGGGGTGAAAACCCCCTTTTAGGAATAAAAGATATGATGAATGTTTTAATTGTCGCTGCACTCGTTTTGAATTTTCAGAACTCTGCAGTCGAAGTAAAGGGTCAAGAAATTGACCAAGCAGCTAAGAAACAAATTGTTTCTCTCTTCCCCGGTACGAAAGCACCGCCTAAACAAACTCCTTTACAGGAAAAGTACAGGTCCTTTCTAAAGGGAGATGTCAATGCTGTCAAACCAAGAATTATGAATTCTACTGCCTACCTTCCCACAGATGGTTCTTCAAGAAGTCTTACTGCTTCTGGTAGAACTGCTAGAAGAGGCATTATTGCAGTAGACCCAAGACAAATTCCCATGCATTCTCTAGTTTATGTAGAGAATTATGGATGGGCTGTTGCGGGGGATACAGGTGGGGCAATCAAGGGAAACATTATTGATGTTTGTATTGAGAGCAGATCCTCTTGTATGAATTGGGGTAGAAGAAAAGTTAAAGTTTGGGTGTATCCACAAAAAATTACTTCTGACCTGAAAAGAAGAAAAACACGCTAATATATGGGGAGACTTCTCCCCATTAAAATTACTTATGAAAATCCTGAAATTTAACGAGTTCAACAAATTTATTAGTCTTTTCAAATGCCACGCTGAAACAAAACAACTTCCTACTTTTTCTCAAGCTCAAGCTCATTGTAAGGATTTAACTGAAGAGTCTTATAAAGAAATTATGTTGGACCTCGCACTTACCAACATGTCTGCGTCAAGAACTTCTTGGGCTCTATTGAAAAATATAGAAACTTTTGGTTCTCTATCCTATTCTAAGGATTTCGAACCTGAGATTGGAAAATTATCTATTCTGGATCTTTATGAGCATAGTACGGTTTCAAGTAATCATATTTCTCATAGATCTTACTTCTTGCAAGCTAACGAAGATATTTCCACCATGGCTTTAAATGTATCCAATATAAAAAGAAGAATAGAAAAACAGCTGATATTCTCAGGTGTTACAATTGTATCTATTTATTTTGGTACTTTTAAACAAACTGCCTCTGTCTTTCCAGACTATCAAAAAGAACACTCTATGTATTCTCAGGTGTTTGGCGGCGTTCCTTACATGTTAAATGAAGCAGATGGTGGTTATTACAGTTATCTAGGCCCGGCATTTTTGGTTGAGTTCCAAATGGAGCTTGAAGATGGACGAAAAACACGTCAAACAGTTTGTGTAACTACTATTGAATTGGTAAATGAGGTTATTAAACGCTACCCGAACTACTACCAAAAAACTGGGTACCCACATTCTAACCACGATGTAATTGCTCTTTGTACAGACTATTGTGAAAGAGAAGAACTACCGGGTGCAGTTGACGGACAGTTAACAAACATTTTTTCCAACCCTAGAAGCTTAACACAATGGTTTCTTAGTTCTTGCCTGTTGGCTCAGGCACAAAAAGGAAACAAACTTAAAGGTTTAGATGTAAGTAATTCTTCAAAGGTAAAGAGGCTGAAGGAACTGCTTGATGTATAGCATTGGGATAAACGGTTACTTCTTTCCACTAGAAGAGAAGAATGACTTAGAAAATAAAAGCTTTCAGGATTTGTTAGCTAAGAAATTGGAAATTTTTCCAGTTAGTATAGAATCTGTTACTCGTGGGTTTTATATTCAACTCTTCAATACTTTATCAGAGTATGAAGAATCATTCTATCCATCTGAATCTAAGAGAAGAAAGCTTTATAAGTCTTTGTATAAGCACATAAATCGCAAAGATTTTGAGAATTTTCATGTTGATTATGAGGGAAATGATTTTGGTTACCAATATTTTTCTTCGGCTTTTGATGTTAAGTTAGTATGTGAAAAAAGATTCTTTAATGTAATTGTTGCAACTAAAGAAGACATTAATCTTTACTTAACAGAATATGAGAAACCAGAAAACTACACTATACCGAGTGATACAGTATTTGTCGCATCTACATGGTGCCAAAGATGTTCCTATCCTGGTTCTGAAGATGGGGATATAATGAGCATTTTCTCAGATCCAATGTCTGTTGAAACATGGATTATGAATCACGCCCTTCCAAAACTCCAAAGAGATGGATTAACTGTTCCTGGTCTAGAGACATCTTCTAGGGCAAACATAAGCAAACTTAAAAAACTACTTGAAACCTAAATTGTAAGATATGAAACTATGTATATATCAAGGAGAGTGCATATGGTAGACGTTAGGTAGGACTTAGTTTCCTACCGTTCCGAAAAAATACCATGACAAACGAAGCACGCGTTCTTCTTAATTCATCACAGATTGGTCCTGACTGCATGGTCCTGATCAACCTCTCAAACAACGACAACTCTAGCAAGAGAATCAACGTAAACGAAAGTATTACGCTGAAGGATCTTGGTCTGGGTGGCGGTTCTACCGCACAGGCCCCTAACTGGGCTGACGCTCAGGCAAAGATGACCGTTGTTTGTGCAAACCCAGCTCTGTCAGCTTCTGAAAAGGCTGCTGCTGTGCAACAGATTACGAAGGACTTCACCGACGCTAGCGCCAAGTACCAGGAGGTAAATGGCGGTAACATCACCGACATGGTTGCTGTAAAGGCAGCCTCTTTCATCTGCGAAAAGTACGGCTTTTCGTCAACCGATAAGGACGGTACTGTTGTCCTGAAGGCCGAAAACCTTCTTGTTTCAACAATGATTACTCCTAAGGGCGAACTGCTCTTCAGTGTCACCGGCACTGCTGTTTGGGGTAAGTAATCTTTTTGGCTGGGGGAAACCCCAGCCAAATTTCTATTTTTTATAAACCCAAATGAAAACTATTGACCTTAAGGAAAAACTTCAGAATTTCAAAGAAAACCACTTCTGGGGGGCTCCGACATATAATACAAGAGCTTTGTCATCAGGTGGTTATTCTTTCGCTTTAACCCTACCTAAAGAATTTGTTGAGAAAAAGTTTGGAATTCCTAGTGTACTAGCTGCTAGGTTTTATTCTCAAAACGCACCCTCTGGACGAGTTAATCTACATAACCTAGATCTTTCTCATATTTCCGTGGAGGAGGGTGTATGTAAGGTTAAAAAGCCGACTCAAAAACCAAACCTTACACCACAAAACTACTCAGCAATAAGAGAAGAATTTATTGAGAAATTCCCCGAGGCAAATGTTTCTCAATTCTTAAACATTATTTCTCCATATGCAAATTCAAGCTATGCTTCAATTTTTGTAAACTGGATAGTAGAAAACTACACGTCTCAAACTTCTTCAGAAGTTTCTGAAGAATTGGATTTTCAAAATGATATGATTTCTAAGGAAAATCCTGGTTTCAGAGTAAGATTTAGAAAGAAGTCACATGATACTGGTTCTGAAGTCTACAGTGTAGGTGCAGAAATTGTTAATCTTATCACTGAAATCTTTGGTGTTTCTAATTACTACGTCTCTAGTTATCTACAAACAAAAACAAAAGTAAATCCGCTTGCTGTAAGTCCCCTGGATCTTAAGTCATTTAGGGTTCCAAAGCCTGGTGAGCTTACAGACAAACAAATTAGTGAATATCTTTCTCTACCAGCACGAAGAATCTCAAGCTGGGTTACTGTGTATTCACATAAATGTGAACTTGATTTTGAAGAAAGAGAAAGGGTTCTTGAAATTGTAAAACAAGAACTAGCTTTGGTTCCTGATGTAGAAGTTACTGACATCTCTCAAAGATACATTATGTATGTATCTGACGAATCAGGTGAAAAGAGATGGGAGCTTACGCAGGATGCCTTCAATCACCCTAAATTTGGCAAGAAGATCTTTGAAAATACAAAGATGGCTGGCCATGATGTAAGTGGAAGCGTAGTCAGTCCTGCAGTAATTTACATTGGCAGGGCATGGGCTGTTCACTATACTGTTGGTGGTCTTGATCCTTTAGCTGGAAACCACGTTCTTGTTGCTACTGAAGAACAAGTAAGAGAAGCTTTTAGTCAATATAGACCTGACCTTCTTCCTAGCGATTGGAAACCATGGGCTCCGCTTATGTATATTGCCAATCCTCAGTGGTGTGAACGAAATGGTTCTCATAACTATCATCGAGGCTACGACCTATCTTCACCTATGCAGAGAAGAAACTCCCTTCTTACTTGGACACTAGGTTCTCTTGCTAGCAGGTACAGAGAAAAGACTGGTAGTGAGCTTCCAGGTATTATGACAACTAATGGTGTCAGTAATAAAGCTAAGCTCGCTAAACTAGAACAACTATTGAAATAAAGAACAAAATGTATAAACTAATTGTAGTAGGGGCTGGCTCTCTTGGCGAAGACTTCTGTATTGAAGCTGCCAGGAGAGCTTTTGCTCAACAAATGCCACTTCAAATAACACTTATTGATTTCGACACTATTGAAGAGAGAAATCTGGCTTCTCAAGGATTCCTTCCTTCAGAAGTTGGAACTTTGAAAGCAGAGAGCGTTATCAACCGAATATCACAGTTTCCTCTTATTACTGCGAAAGCAGTAACAGAAAAGGTTACTGAGGAGAATTGGGAGTCCCTACTGGAAGTAGATGAGAATACAACTATTGTTGACGTAGTAGATAACTATCCTACTCGTGTTCTTCTATGGACAGCTGGACAGGCTCTTAATGTTCCAGTATTGCACGCAGGAATGGCTACTGATGGAAATGGCCAAGTAAGTTGGAATTATAAAGAAATGGATTCCTTCTCGTTGTCTCCTAAAAATACTTCACCTGATATGCAGGCTAAGTTGAAGGAGGCACCTGATGTTAAACTTCCTCCGTGCCAGCTTAATGCTTTTAGGCAGTTGATTAGAAATACAGCCATGGCTGCAGTCACTGCTTACTTTATCTCCATTGGTTGTGACAACACTAAGACTTTTATGAGTGATGGTGAAAATGTTGCAGAAAGAGGCCTTTTCTCTACTTGGAAGACAAGTATTAATTCTATGAACTACTGGAAAGAAATGACTTTCTACATTGACCCTAATGGAGCACCAAGTGAGTAACGATTCTCCTGGAATGAAAATTATTAATGGTAAGCCTTTCTATTTAGAAGAAGACGTAACCTACACGCCGGAACATTCAAAGACACCAATTCTTGCAAAAATAGCAAGCTTCTTTGAGAATGATAGAATTTATCTTACCTATTCTTCACCAACTGGTGAAGTTTATACATCAGTTTCTCCAAACACAATCAAGAAGTTGACAGAGGACAACTCTGTTTTAAATCCTGGAGAACTGACTGCGAGGGCAATTGAGGATATCTTTGAAGAGCAGTTTTCCAAAGAAGTTGAGGAATCTGTAATAGAGAAGAAGTTTGAATTAGATCAAAACTCCTTTATGTACTACAAAAACCTTAAGATTGGGGATCATGTTATATTCAGGGATAACCCTGGTGATTACACAGGTTCGTGGTCTGGTTTTGGAAAGACAGCTGTTGTTACTGCAATAAATCGGAAGGAGGAGGGGTTTACTGCGAAGATTGTTGATGGCGGTAGTTATGTCAATGCCTGGTCAAATCAAATCTTCAGAGTTCTCACCCCAATTAAGGACGATGATAAGCCAGCAACACCAAAGGCTCTCCCTATTTATGAATCTGGTAAGGTTCTTTTCCTAGACAAGCAGTATGTTCCTCTAGGATTTAGCAGCAACTTAGTAAAGGTTAATTACTATAATGCTGAGACAGATACTTACTGTGTAGATTTCATTAAAACATCGGATCTTCCTAAGGAAGCTTTGGCTTTAGCCAAGGATTTTCTGGTGCCTAATGGTACTATTAAGAGCTATGTAGATGGTGGTCAGGACATGAACTACCAGCCTACCACTAGCAGTAGCTCATCTAAGTCCACCCCTTCCACATCATATAATACAAAGGTGTATTTTAAGGTGTATGGCGGAAATATCCTCTATCCAACTTACTTTAACAAAGATGAGATGGATAAAGCCATGGCTAAGATAAGCTATGAATCTGAGACGGTTGATGGTCAACTGTCAAAAGTCTTTACCATTAAACCTGAGCATACTGCTTGGAAAAAGGATACTTCTAAGAATCCTTTAATGTGTGCCTATGATGCTACCTCAAAGTTCTTAGATTCGATCTTAGGTGTTAAGATTGACTCTGATGATGCCTCGTGGTATAAATCTCATCCGTTAATTACAACTAACGGTCTTCCACAGGAGCACACTATTACTGTATTGAATGATCTTGTATCTATTTACGGTATTGGTATTAAGAAGGTTTACTGTAGAAAGGGCACTTCTGCATTCCCAGAAACTCTTAAATGGCAGCAGGTACTAGGTATTAATCCAACTGCTCAAATGACTCGAGATGCATCTAATGAAGAATTCCTAAGCTCTCTTCCAGAAGAAGCTAGAGAATTTCTTAATGCGTCTTCTTGGGATTTTGAGTATGTGGACGAACTTCCGAAAGTTCCACTTGTTATTATGAATGGTGGTTCAGGTTCAACAACTTGGGCTGCTGGTTTGGGACATGCTAGTTATTCCTCTCCTAGGGGATATAAAGGCAATGGTTGGTATATTGCACTTTCTTACGATAGAATCGAAAACTGTAATAGATTTGTAGATCCACCAACAACAGCTGGTACAGAAGGTACTAACGATATTCTTGATATTTCCAACTGTAAGGATGATGAGGGCAACCTTATTAAAACTAGTGTCGAAAAATCCTATAGTTGGCAGAACTCTTCTAATAGTGGATATAAGTCATCCGAAGGAGGCCCCCAATCGGGAACCCCTTTTCAAAACAGCCAAAAGAAGAATTCAGCCAAGAAACCTTCTGGAATGGATACTTCGACTACTACGATAGATACCGCTCTTAGATATGCTTCGGGTGATATTAAGAGATTCAAAGCAGCTGGTGGGATTGGTCTTTCTAAGAAAGGTGCCCATCCTCTGATGCAAGGTTTTACTCATTTTTTAAAAACCTTGGGTTTAAAAAAAACTGACTTAACCAACTGTGATCTCAAATATTCATCGCCCCAAATTAGGAAGATAGCTGCCTATTTTGCTGAGAACTTCTGCAATGCAGAATTCGAATATCCATACCCAAATGTGGAGGATGGTCTTATGTATCTTGCAGATTGTGCTAGCTCTCTCCCTGTTGGACCAAATAAGGAAGTTCTTTCTTATTCGGAAGTCTATGAAAGGTTCGAAGATAAGGTTGAGAAATTTCTTGATTTCTTAATCATTGATTGTGGGTATCTAAACACTTACGCATTTCTTTGCGCTATCTACACAAAAGTGAAGTTGATTCATCCTAAGTCTTCAAAAGAAGACTTTACAGATGAACACTATCAACTTATGTTAAATGATTTGTGGGAAGCTTTGCATCCTAGTGACGATACTCTTTACTAAAATTTGTTACTAGGTACTTTAGGTTTTTCTTCATTTTGTCCTAAAGTATCTGGTAACATACCTATGTGGACAGCATACTAAATATCCTGAAACTACTAATGTCAATAGGAAATGTACTTTCTGATATAGTGAGAGCTGTATCAATGGCATACAATGCTTATTGCAGCTCGCATACGGATGATAGCTATTGCCAGTCCAACTAGTGATGACAAATGTGGGGTGGCAACACCCCAACAGATCTTTTTTTTAATTATGGAACCCCCGAAGCTCTTTAAAATGGCGGAAGCCGCAGTCCGCAGTGCAAATTTTAAATCTAGATTTAATCTGGATGTCTGCGATGATGCTGTTTCTATCGTCTATGGTAATCTTTTAAAAGCTTCTTCTTCAGATTCTTTACAGGGTGATCCTTATAATTATTTGAAGAGGTGTGCTACTAGAATGGCTAATAAAGTCTATACTCGTTCTACTCTACCTGGATACCTAGCCGTTGAGCCTAACTGGGTCCCAAACGGTTTGACAGAGCAAACTGTAGAACTTTATACTTGCAAAAGTACCTATTCAGAAGAAACTTACAGAAATTGTTTGAGAGAACCTTTAATGGTTGAAACTCTTACAGAAGCTGTTTACGAAAAGACAGAATTAGAAAAACTTCTTAAGAGAGTTAACTCTATAAATAACAATAACTACGATAAAGTTTTTAATAAAGACAAGTTTTTCCTAAAAGTAGCTCCTCTAGTACTTTCCTGTCTTATTGATAATGGTAGTTTGGAAGATATTAAGGCTGAGTTTTTTAGAAATAAATTATCTGAGCTGACTAAATTTTCAGAAAAAATAATTCCTAGAATAGAAAGAATAGAGAAGTATTTAGAAAAATGAGCACACCCAATTCAGAAGCTATAAAGATAATAAGGGGAGCTGTACCTTTTCATGATGGTTTTTTGCTTACTGCAAAGACAACTGTTTTTGAGAAGGATTTCGATGTAGAAAACCAGTCTCTTTTTTCTCTTAATAATTTCTTTCTAATTTGTACACATAAAACTAAAATGAGCAACGGAGACATACTCTTAGAATGCGTCAAAATCTAAAACTACACTGTCAAAGTTTCCTCCACTGTGAGGGATCTGAAATTACATGTTCTTGCGGGGCATATACGCCCGCACTTATCCATACCGAATGTCTTGTTGAAACTGCTGGAAAGCATGTCAACGAACTAACGAAAGAAGACTTCGACGATAAAGAACAAAAAACAATAGACACAGTTTGGGAATGTGCTTGCGGCAACCAGCACACTTCCACTATTCATCCACCAACCATTGATAAAATCACAATTGAGACCAAACTAGACAAATGAGCACTTCCCTTAAAATCGAACAAGAAGCAACTTACACAATGACTGGCCGAGAGGCTGCGCAAGCCTTAATGTGGGCTTATGATGTCGAAAGGACTGAGGGTGAAAGATGCGTTATGAATCTGATCGGCGCACCTGGCAATGCTAAGACCAGTATTGTTCAACAGTTTACGGAGAAACTTCGTAAAGTCAGAGAAGATCAACAGCTTGGTACAACAGCTTTGTATTCCCTTCGACTAAACCAGGCAGACCCTACAGACTTGAAGGGTGTTCCCTGCTTTATCGAAGTTGACGGAAAACAAATGTGTACTTTTGCTTCTCCAGAAGTTTTTCCTCTAGTAGGATGTCCAACTTCTGGCAAAGCTGATTTTGTGGTAATTCACCTTGATGAAATGCCACAAGCACCAAAGAGTATGCAAAATCTTGCTGCTAATATCATTGACGGAGTTATTGGTGACAATACCCTAGACTTTTCTAGAACTCTTATTATCACATCTGGAAACAGAAAGCAGGATAACGCTGCTACTTACGATACACCATCAAACGTAAAAACTCGACTAACAACTATTAACATTAATTTGACATATGATGAATGGCGAACATGGGGTATCGAAACTCAAAAAATCTCAGGTGTTGTACTTGGTTTTCTGGAAAATTACCACGGTACTTACTTCCAACACCCTAATCCACCTGCTGACCTGGTTACTTATCATAATCCAAGAACGTGGCATAAGGTAAGTTCTTTTATCAAGGCTTGGCCAGGAACTCTTACGGAGTGGGCTAAGTCACCTTTAACACCTTCAATTGTTTCTGGAACAATTGGCGCAGGAGCTGCAGGACCCTTCCTAGAATTCTGCAAAACTCTTGATTCGCTCAATATTGAGAGTGTTTGTGCAGGTCACAGTCCGGCAGCACCGTCCTCAGAGAAGATGGATGTATGGTACATGGCTTGCGGTGAATTTGCATTCCGAATCAGCAAGATGGGAAGCTATCTAGAAAAGATAGTAGAGCAGAAGAAGGTTGAACCTAATGCTTCGATGCTGACTGAGGAAGACAGAAAGGTTCTCAAGAATATTGGTGACTGGATGCTCAAAGCCTATAAGGATGGCAATGCAGACGTAGCCTTTATTACTCTTGTACATAGACTTCAAAGCAAGGCGGCTATTAATACAATCAGAAAGATTACTAATACTACCGAAGAGTTTAAGTCTTGGAGGGAGTTGATTAACATTCTTGCAAGTACTGCTAATACTAGGACCGGATAATTGTGAGCAACAAAGTAGTAATAGTGCCCGTTATAGATAAAAATAAGGGGCACTATCCCGAAAGCATACTAGTCTTTAACAATAAGATGGTATACTTTGTTGATAAAGAAATCGGCAAAGAATTTCTTAGGAAACAGATTGGTAATGATAAAGCATTTTTTAAGGCCTATGATGCTGGATTTATTTCCTTAAAAGTCATTGAGGATGAAGATAGTGTAGAAGACATTATCCAAAAAGGAGAACTATACAATGGATGAAGCAACGTTAGAAAAAGTAGAAACTAAACCGGAAAATAAAGCACCTGATGCTACACCAGAGGAGCTTAGGGCAATTAAGGAAACATATTCTAGTGACAGAAATCAGCTTCTTCTTCAACATCCATGGTTTGGCATGATTATTATGGGGCTTTCTCTTAATGCAAGCCAAGAAATTCCTATTGCTGGAGTCACCTATACTAAAATCTTCTTCAACCCAATCCACTCCTCTAGAAGAAAAAATGGCTGTAAGAGCTATCCAGAACTAAAATCTGACACAAGATTGTTTCTTTTGTGTCACGAGCTTCTACATCCATCGTTAGGGCACTGCTCCTACCCAGCAAGTAATGCCTATAACCACAGGCTTCAAAATATTGCAATGGACGCTGTTATTAACAGAATTCTTTGTGACAAGGGTGGCAAGTTTTCTTCCTATAAGGAAGCAATTAGAACTGATATTGCTGGTGGTGTATTTATAGGATCAGATACTGATGTCCTAGAAATTGGGATCCCAGGTTCTGATACTTTTTACTCCATCAAAATTCCAGGTCTTTTAAATGCAGATTGGCCCTATATTTACGAGTGCCTAATTAAGGCTTCTCAAGGCTCTGATGCTGGAAAACTAAAGATAGCGGCGGAGGCTTTTGGTGATAAATTTCTCGATACACTAGAAGATCCAGAAGCAGATTCTTCTTCTTTGTCTACAGATAGAACCAGCTTTTTGACCAGAGTAAGCGGAATTTCCCAAAATCATTCTTCTACTCCAGGCTCTTGTCCAGGTGAGGTTGAAATGTACATTAGTGCCCTTTTCTCTCCTAAGATCTCCTGGACAAGAAGATTGAGATCTTCTGTTGAACAAAGCATAGTTAAGGAAGATTTCTCATTTAGAGTAAATTCAAGAAAAGCTCATATTGCTATCCTTCCACTCTTAGATCCCAAGCCTGTTTACAATGTCTACGTTGCTCTAGATACTTCTGGTTCAATGTCGGACAGGGATATTTCAGAGGCTTTGGGTGAGTTGAAAGGTTTGAGAGATACCTACCCTATGACTTTAACAGTTATTCAATGTGACTATGCAATCAGTGACGTTAAAGTCTATGATGATTCGCAGGATATTAACTGGGAAAAATTTTCAATAGCTGGTAGGGGCGGCACTACTTTTGTTCCGCCAATTACTTATGTAAATGAGCTGTATGAAAACGGAGAGATTGCGCCTCCGTCAGTATTTGTCTATTTTACAGATGGCTATGGAGACTTTCCAGAACAACCCGAGTACCCTGTTATTTGGGTAAGAGCTAAAAATGGTTACAAAGATTTTCCATTTGGGGAGATAATTGATATTGAGTAGTAATCCTGACGAACATTTAACCGAAACCCCTATTGATATTACTGGTAAACAGCAGACTGTTTTTGGATATGGGGGTCTTTATCTTAAACTCACTGCTACTAAATCTGGATTTGGTTACACAGTTACTTTAGACACAAACCTTCCTACTATTGAGGCAAAGAGTTTAATGGTAAAGGATAGTGATGAAGTAGATGACTGTTTCCATGGCTTGGTAGAGATATGGAAAACTGCTCACTCAGCCTATTTCAAAGATAGCGGTCGAGTAAATAAACCCTCTAAGGTAACAATTGTAAATGGGAAACACAGAGATGTTATGTCTTTCTTAGATATTGATTTCCCTTCAACAGACGATGAGCAACCTATATAATAAACTTTTTAAGAAAGGTTTGAAGGAGATTAGATCTTCTACTTCAGGGTCTAAGTTAATTGACAGAGCTGTACACCTGCAATCTGGTGGGTTCACTCTTGTAAAAGGTGAACCCTATGTAGGTATTACAGCTTTCTGTCTGCAAATTGCAGAACACTTTTCAAAAAAGAACCTTGTTGTATATGTTGATGTAAATAAAAATCTTAACTCAGATCGGACTCAACATATAAAAACAGACAATTTTATCTTTGTGCAGCCTTCTTCGCATCTCCCTGTCATAGAACTGGCTTCAGCTATTTTTCAAGAATTTGGTGAACCAATAATATTTATCTTTGATCAAGGGAGCCTGATGCCAGATGGGGGAAGTTTAGAACAGACGGCGGTTTCTTTAAGAAAGATCAATCCGCTTAACACTGTTATAGCCGCAGAGAGAGAAAAGTACAAGGCTACTGACTTATGGGGAGAAAGGATCTTTTTAAGTTTTGGAAAGAGGTTCTATTATGACAGAGAACTTTATGGCCACCAAATCTTAGTGAAAGGTGGGAAAGGCAAAAGTGAACATTTTGTCTCCCATTTTACTGGGAGATTGTCTCCTGGCTTTGAGAGTGCTTTCTTAGAAGTAGAAAATGGCAAACAGAAAACAGAAGTTTTCAATTACGGCCCAGTGACACAAAAAGGTTTTTGGGCTTTTCTTGCAAAAGTATTAGCGAAAGGATTTTAAATGATAATTAGATTACCTCACCCAATTGAGAGAATGCGTGGTGGTGGGATAGTTGTTACTGTTGAGTGCTCTGAGGGCACAGAAACAGTATCTAACTTTGCCATTGCTACTTCTGATAGTGAAGCAGATATTCAAAAAGCCATGGATACTGCAGTTGAAAAATGTAAATCTCAACTAGAAGTGGCTAATAAAAATCACTATCCTGACATTGTTATTTCTCTTACACAAGATGCAGTAATGAAGGGATACAAGGAAGGAAATCTTCTAGACGAAGAAACTCTTAAACTCCTTCAAAGTCCATGTGATGAGCATAAACAAAAAGAGCTTAATATTCTTTGTGAGACTTTAGGTATTGAAAAGATAAATACCTCTGCTAAAGGGTATACTATGTTGCAGACAACAGCTCTAATAGCAGGTCTTAAGAAATGGGCTAAGTCTCTGGAATCCACAGCATGACATTTGTTATAATCGGCTCAATTGTATCACATACAAGTAAAGGGGAGGTAATAGTCCAAGACAGATCAACAAAAGAACAATTTACTATTATTCCCCTTGACGACGAAATGTTAGAAATGGAGGAAGGTACTGATGGTATCATCATTGGTACTTTTTGCAAGGGCATATACAAGGCCCAAATTTATGAACCAAGGAAACTGCTAGAACCTCTCTATGATGTAGACCTTATGGATATTGCTGGGCAATTTGTTCATGACTTAAAAGGCGATCCATTTCCAAACATATTTGACAAACTTCAAAAAAAAGTTATTGATTAATTACCTATGAATTCCTCACTCTTTTCCTTTTATATTAACCAAAAACCATCTGTGTGTAAGAAGAAAGCAAAATTTCCTACGAAAGCGGATGCTATTAAGAATAGAAAAAAACTAATAGCAAGAAGGGGGGACGCAGGACGAAAATCTCGTGTATTTTATTGTGTTTGCTGTAAATCTTATCATGTTGGTAAGCCTTTGAAAAATCAAGAATATGAGAAAATTGAAGACTCACAAGAAGAACAATTTATTAAACAATTCTCAGAACCAGATGACACTAAACCAGAAGACTCTCATATGGAGGATAGCTGAGCTAAGTAAGGAGGTTACTTCTTTGAAAGAAGATTATGACCTTCTTAATGCTGAGTGCAAAAAATATGGCATCTTTAGATGATAACCTCATATCGGATTCTGGCCCCTCTAAAACACTCTTTCTTCATAGGCAGTTAAAGTATATGGATAAGAACATTATTCATAGAAAAACATCTTATACAGTGCAAGATCTTTGGGCATACTTTATTCTGTCATTTAATTACCAGGAAGCATCCCCATTAGGTCTTCATATTTCGAAAGAAGATCTTAAAACACAGAGAGAGAAGTTATTAGAAACTGAGAAAGAACCTGATCAAAAAGAAATTGACTTCATCTATAATTCTGTAAATTCTCTAGGATTAGATGTTGTTCTTTTCTCTATAGACGAAATAGTCCCTTCAGACTCTAAAAATAATCAAAGACCAAGTATACTCTCTATACTAGACTATGCACCAATTGCAATAACTAATGTAAAACGCTTAATTTTGGAAGAACGAATCTCTAAATGAACGATCCAACAGCGATAGATTATGTTGATACAGACTTTTTAGTTAATAAATTTTTAGAAGTTGAGGAAAAGATGGTAAAAAATAGTACCGGAAAGCCTCATATGAGTTACTTTGATTCTGGGGAAAATGATTCAATCATTAGAATACCAAAGAGAAATTTCTCTGATGGTGTCCCCACCTTTGATCAAGCTTTGAATGACTATACTTCGGGAATTCTATGTCTTGCTGGTAGAGCAAATGCAGGTAAATCAACTGCCTTTGTTTCGACAATGACTGGTGTTTTAGAATCAAATGAAGATACTATTGTTTTAGACTTTTCTTTTGATGATCCTCCTAGAAAAAGGCTTCAACAAATCATAGCAAATATAAGCGGTCTACGTTTTATAGATATTGCTCAAGTAGGTGAACTAAAATCAGTAAAAGCTTCTATGTATGAAGAGGCTAGAAACAAGTTCTTTGACTGGGTTAGTTCTGGTAGATTAGTACCATTTAGTCATGTTGAAACTGTACCTAATAAAGCTAGGGTAAATGTTAGAGATTTCAATGTTATCATTAGAAAAATGAAAACATATAGAAGTCAATTCCCTTCAGCTAAACTTGTGTTCTTTGTAGATGGGTGGAATAACCTAGATACAGGAAGTCTTAAAGGTTATAGTGAGCTTCAGATATACAATGAAATGTTAAAGAGGCTTCAATCTGCTTCTGAAGAGTATGAAGTTAAACTATTTCTTTCATCTCATCTTAGAAAATCATTAGAAAAAAGACCAAGCGTTCAAGACATAAAAGGTACTTCCAATATGGAGTTCGATGCAGTCTCTATTATGATTGCTAGAAATGAGTATAGAGAAAATGCTTTATCTGATCCTTTAATGTGGGAGGATGAAGTCGGTGATCTTCACCCAATTCTAACTCTAGAAGTCCATAAGACTAAAGTTTCTGAATGGGACTATCCTTTGTTTATGATCCTTAATAGTGGATCCTGTAGAATGACCCCTATTCCGCCTATATCATATACATCTTATTATGAGTTATGGAAGGGGAGGAAGGCTAAGTGAGCGAAAAGAACGTAGAAATTATGGGAGTTAAACTCCCGCCCTCAACAACCTTTTTTAAGGCTCTTATTGCTAGCAGAGATGCTACACCAGAAGAGCTTATAAAAATACAAGACGAACTGTTGTTTCCTTCAGCTAATAACTGGTTAATAGCGGTTGCTAGATTTTACGAAATTGAACATAGAGAAGACCCAGAATTATTGCTGGAACATCTATTTATGCTTCAAGAAGCTCATGCTGATATTTCTGGTCTATGTAAAGCTATTTTTAGAAGAACTAAAAGTGACCTTTATATTAAGATGTTGGAAGCACCAGCAGATGACGTAAAGAAAAAACCTATTGCACACGACGCTAGAGAGTACTATGCTAGAAAGGCTGGTTCTTCTTTGGAAGGTTTAGAAGACCTTCTAGAGAAAAAAGGATCCTACCTTCTGAATAGAATAATGACTCTAAGGAATAGTAGTAGCAGGTATTGATAATGACGAAAGAACTAAGATCCCTATTAATGACACTTAGATCAGTACTTGGTGGGAAAACACCTTACTCTGATCAAGAAAGCTCTCCTATACCTTTTGAGCTTTTGAAAGAAACTTTATCAGCACAACTTCTTCAAATTGAAGAAACAGATGACTTTAAGAATATCACCAAGGGTGAAGAGAAGGTTGTACTTTATGGCCAGATAACAGATTATCTTTATGATAACTCTGATTTCTTTGAGGACTCTCCTGCGTATGATAGTGATGACGGAGATCTAAACATAAAAGAGCTGACTTCTGATGAATTAATGTCTTTTATTAAAAGCAATTCAGGAGAAGTTTTTGAGTATTTTGTTGAATCTTCTCAGTCAGAAGCAGATAAGCATAAACAAAACCAACCATATCTAAAGGTAGAAATAACTAAGTACGAAGGCTGATAATAGTTAAATGAAATTTTTAAGAGAAATACAAGATGTCTTAAAAAAAGAAAAAATAACTATTGAAGTCCTTCGACATAAGAAACACTACATATTGAAATGCAAAAATTCAGGTGGTAAAGAAATTATTACAACTGTAAGTTCTTCAACTGCGAGTAAATTCGCACATAAAAGAATAGTTTCTGACATCAAAAGGGGGTTTAAAAATAACTCCTAACTGGAAGACAGCAGAACAAAAAGTTGCCAGACTTATCGGGGGTAAAATTACCCCCGGTTCTGGCAATAAATTTATAAGAGGAGATGCCATTAATGGGCGAAGTAGGTTGGTTGAGGTTAAGCAAACTAATTCCGAAACACTAACCCTTCAATATAACTGGTTTCGAATCTTAGAAACATATGAATTAGATCATGAAGTTGCTCTTGCAATTTTCTTTTTTAAGGACGGCTATGTTTACTACCCGATAGGTGGACAAAAAACAACCCAAGAATGGTCTACTCGAGAAGTTAAACATGACAGCCTTCCACAATTTATAGAAACACCTAAACAGACTTGGGAACTGTATCCATTAGATTCCCTAAAAACATGGTAAACAGCTTAGAAGACGAACTAATAAAAAAATTTGGAACACCAGTGTCAAACACTGGTTCCGAAATAAAGTTTATCTGCCCTAAATGCGGCCATAAATCTCTGGTTGCAAGTTTAGATGCTGGAGTATTTTATTGTTTTGTCTGCTTTTTTGGTAAAGGTGAGAAACCTTTAATTGCTTCTAAGACAACATCAAGTAGAACTAGAGTAGATCATAATATGCATCTACGAGTTTTACACTGGCTTTGTGATAATCTTACTCTCTCCAACGAGCACAGAAAATACTTAAAAGAAAGAGGTCTTTACAACCCCGATAAGTATAGAATATCAACAGTGCCTTTCCAAGTGGAGGCCCACTTACAAAGAGTTTTTACTATTGAAGAACTTCTTGCTAGTGGCTTTTTTAAGCCTTCACTAAAGAGTGGTATAACAGGTTGGCCAGCACTCAAGCCTGATAGAATTTTTATCCCGTACTGGGTTGAAGATTCTATAATTGGCTGCAAAACTAGAGTTGATCCTTTAGATTTTGAGCAAGAACCAAAGTATGCAATACCTTTTGGCTCTAAGATAGCTAAGCATTTATGGTGCCCCAAACCTTTATGTGGGGATGTTATAATCACTGAAGGGGAGTTTAAAGCTGCTGCTGCTTGTGACTTAGGCTTTACAGCAGCATCAACTAATGGAATTAATGGAGCTTCTGCAGCAGTATTGCACTTGCCTAAATATATAAAAAAAGGTAAAATACAGAGAATCTTTATAATCTACGATAATGAAATTAAACCTAATGAAGTTTCATTATCAACCTTTCAAGCTGAATACTTAGCTAAAACACTACCGAACGCTGTAAAAGTTACTTTACCACTATTAACAAACCAAACTAAGCAGGATTTAGATTCTTTCTTAGTTTCGGAAGGGGAGGAGGATCTTTATTTTCTTCTCGAGCAAGCATGGAAAACAAGATAGAACACAATTTCACAATACTGGAAGCAGAAGCCTACAAGAAGTTTAAAAAGGCAGAAAAACTATTCTTTGAACAAGTACCGCCCTATGTGCAAAAAATTATGCTAAGGGACAAGAAACTTGTTGAACACTGGGCTGAAGTAGAGGATTTGACTAAAATTCCAGCAACAGATGAAGAATTTTTTGACTATCTCTATAATGAAACAACTAAATGTCAAGCTTGTGCTTTGTGTGAAGGTAGAACACTTGTTGTTCAACCAGATGGTGGAATAAGTTCGGATATTCTAGTTGTAGGAGAAGGTCCAGGCTTTTTGGAGGATCTATCAGGGATTCCTTTAGTAGGTCCAAAAGAACTTGTAAATAGCAGATGTAATCTATGCACAAAAAGTCAAAAATGTTATTCTCATAGACTTCTTAAAGCTCCAGATGATTGGGGTAGAAGAGCTAAACATGTTATCTGCGCTAATGTTCCAAGTACTACTCCTACTTTACCTAAAGAAGGTTTTTACTTGCGAAGTGCGGGGTCAATCATAGATGGCATAATTCTAACAACATTTGGTACTATGATGCCTAGACAGAATTGGATAAATAAATGGAAGAAGGACAACCCAAATTATGCTGGAGTTGATGTCTCGCCATGGTTTATCACTAACTCTGTTCTGTGCAGATCCTACGATCCAATAAGATTTCAGGATACGACACCAGAAAGTGTGCCACGAAAAAGCTGTAAGAAATGGCTTCTCTGTCACTGGGCATTGACCCAGCCTAAATCTATCGTATGTCTTGGTAGACCGGCCTTAGAGAGCTTTCTAGGCAGTGATGTGGCCGCAGCAGGAGTAGCTCCAGGACAAGTTTTAGATACTAAGTATGGGAGGATCTTCTTCCAAACACATCCTGCAGCTATAATGCGAGAAAACAACAAAGAGGCTCAGGCGTATGGTTATGCTAAACTAGCAGAAACCTTCAGACAAGCAGCAGTATATGCTGGTTATGATTTTTAAAACTATGGATATATTTTCAAGTAAAGTTCTTATTATTGGTATTTGTGGAAGGAAGGGGGCGGGTAAAGATACCTTAACGAGCTTCTTTCCGTCTTTTTATCCTAACACAGCATCTCTTGCATTTGCAACGGAAGTTAGAGAAAGGGCAGCAAAAGCCCTTTGTTATGGCGGCATAGAAAATATGTTTGCTAACCAAAAAGAAGTCTCTAAATTGATCTCTTCACATGAAGATATTCTTCACAAGTTTTTAAGTCGTGATAAAGTATCTGTAAATGGTGTAGATATTGAACTAAAAGAATTGTTTAGACCTTTTATTGTTTCTTTTGGTCAGACATTTAAAACTCTCCATGGAGAAGATATCTGGATAAAGAAGTGGGAAAATAGGGTTTCAAATATGCCAGCTAAACCAGGATACAATTTAATTGTTATCCCTGATCTAAGATTCCAATCTGAGTATGACTGGTTGAAAAAACTTGGCGGTAAAGTTGTAAAAGTTATCTGGCCAGATGATCCCACAGAAATTGACGACAATCCTTCAGAAAAAGAACACCTTAATTTTGAGTGTGATTTTGATATAATAAACTTTAGGGAGTATGATAAGCTTTACAATGACTTTTCAGAAAACCTAAAACCTATGATAGATACTTGGATCAATGAGAGGGCAGAAAGTGGATTTTAAGGTAGAAGCTCTTACACTTTCGGATAAGTGGGATGCTAGATTTTTAGAACATGCAAAGCAAGTTTCTCTTTGGAGTAAAGACCCATCCACACAAGTAGGTGCTGTAATTGTAAATACAGAAACAAGACAGATAATCTCTAGTGGATATAATGGTTTTCCTATTGGTGTTAAAGATCTATCGTCAAGATACGAGGAAAGACTTCTTAAGTATAAACTTGTAGTACACGCAGAAGCTAATGCTATTGTGTTTGCCCAAAAAGATCTTAAAGGAGCTACACTTTACTGTTATCCATTTATGCCCTGTACTACTTGTGCTGGATTGATTATTCAAGCAGGTATTAAAAGAGTTGTTTCTTATATTACTCTTGATGAAAGGACTGAAAGATGGTGGGAAGAACATTTTCAGTATACAGTGTTAATGTTCGAAGAGGCTGGGGTACAATTAGACTTGTACAAATACGAAAATGAAAGCTGAAATGTTAATGTATTCCGGGAACGTCATTGATGTTCTTAATCTTACAGAAAATGATATTCTCCTTGGGGATATTTTTCACGGCCTCTCTAAACAGCAAAGATTTATGGGGCAAATGGAGCCTGACTATACTGTAGCCCAGCATTCTGTACTTTGCGCCAGACTTCAGGCTCTTGATAGATATGTGTCTAACGAACAAATTCTTTGGGCACTAATTCATGATTTTCAAGAAGCCTATGTAATGGATATTCCAACCCCTATTAAGAATAACCTCTATATTAAAGATGAAAAAACTCTTTCTTATATATCTTTTAGGGAGAAAGAGAATGAAATTTTTGAAACCATTATTAAAGCTTTGAGAATAGACTGCTACAAAGAAAATATTTCATATGATGATCTTTTAAATGTTGATAAGCTCATGCTTAAAATAGAACAAGCAGTCTTCTCTACAGATCTTGACTTTTTAAAGAAGTACCCAGAGACGGTATACACTTCAATTGGAAAGATGTCTAATCAAGAAGCTAAAGTTCTTATCACTGATTCATACAAGGAAGTTGTTTCCTGTCTTTATTACGGCAAAGACATTAATCCTATGACCTGTCCGGTATTGCTTGGCGTATGATAGTACAAAAACTTATTTTAGATAACTATAGGAGCTATGAACATAGTGAAATAGAACTTGATTCAATATTTGTAATTGAGCCAGGGGATCTTTCTAATCCTAATGATTGTGGAAAAACTCACATCTTTAGGGCACTTAGAATGATTCTGTTTCATGAAAGTTTTCCTATAACACATCTAAGATATGGTGAAAAAGATGGTTACGTGGAAGTCCATCTTTCAAATGGCTATAAAATAAGAAGAGCCTGGGAAGGAAAAGTTCATTTTACTTATGTAACTGATCCTAAGAATAAAACAGAGAAGTTAAAAGGAACTAATGATACGGCAGCTTTAGTAAAGAGTATAACTAATTTTACTAAGGTAAAGTTAGAAGAAAAAGATGTTTCTGGTATTGATTTTAACTTTATCACTACTAGAAGAACACCACCACTTCTTGATGAAAGGGGTGATACTATTCTAAAGAAATTCTCTTTAATAATGGGGTGCCAGGAGATTGAAGAGGCTGTTTCGTCTTTTACTTCTGAATTAACTAAGGTTAACTCTGAAATAACCAAACTAGAAAAGCTTAGTCTAAACTCAAAAGAGGTTCTTGATTCAAAACAAACTCTTCTTTCAGAAATAGAAAATCTTCTTAAAGTAACATCTGATAAAGAAGACGAAATAAAAGCTCTTGAAAACAAACTTGTAAAGTTAAATAGACTATCTATTGTTTCTAAGAAAATAGGTCTTATTGAAAAGATACCAGGCAATTTAGAAGCTATTAATGGAAGGATCTCAGTTTTAAAGAAGTGTCTTGAAAAGGGCCACTCTGTGTTACAATTGCTTAATAAGTATGTGTCTAACACCGAAAAGTTACATACTTTAACACAACAGATAGAATTAACAAGTGAAGAATTACTACTATTGAACGAACAAAAACAAAAAATCTTAAAGCAACTTGGTATATGTCCAACTTGCGGCAGCAATCAATGAGCAGCGCACCAAAACCTCAAAACAAAGTAGTATCTCATAAGGACTACACAATCAAAGTTTCTCGACTATACGATGAAGAAGGATATGGCTATACTGAAGCTTTTATGTATTCTAAAGATGGTCAGGTTGTGTTTTTTGAAAGTTCGGCTGTATTAAACCCTCTTTCTGAGCTAACTAATAACTATAAAAAAAAGTTAGATGAATTCTTGGAAACTAAGTTTCCTAAACTAAATAAAGAGGCTCTTAAAACTGCTTCAGAGAAACCTAAGAGAACTAGAAAAGCGGCAGAGCCAAAACCAACTCCTGCTCCAGTTAAAAAAGTTGATTCTAACGAAACCTTTTCCGCCATTATTAAAGATCTTGATAGAATAAAGAAAGTATGCCAAGAACTTCAAAAAAGTCTAAACAACTAGGAAACCCAGTCCTATTCTTTACAGATCTCCACATAGATAAAAAGAAATACTCTAATAGAAAGATAGGTCTCTGGGAAGACATGTCAAAATCTTTGAAGTTTGTAATTGAGACAGCAAAACAATACAACGCCTGTTCCGTTTTATTTGGAGGAGATCTTACAGATATATTTGATTGGCGTGTAATGGATATCTATCTTCTTACTAAAATGTTAGAAGATTTTGCACCTATTCCGACTTTTGCTGCTATAGGGAACCACGATGTTCCAGCAGACGAGATAAACTTTCTTCCATATACTGCAGCAGGTATAGCGTATTCTCAAGCTAATATTTCTACAAGCATGACTCGTAAGTCAAGTAGGAAAGGTTTTCTTATAGAGTTTATTGATAATTTTTGTCTTATATGTTGTGATTGGGGGTATTTCTACCAACTTTCAGAATTCATAGAAGAGAACATGTCTTTGATCAATAATAATCATATTGTTGTAGTTTCATGTCACCATAACTTGGCAGATAGAGAATCTGAGCATACTTATTATTGGAAGACTGAGCCTATACATAAGAGAATTGATTATTTCTTCTCTGGAGATATACACAATGGTTACGGCCCAGCTTTGCATTCAAACAAACATACTGTATGTGGAAATCCTGGTGCTGTAGTTAGAAAACATATAGGCGAAGCAAACAATACTCCATCTCTCTTTTTACTCTATCCCTCAAGAGAAATACTAAGAGTTCTAATTCCTGGGCCAACTAAAGAAGAACTATTCTACTTTGAAAAGGATTCTACAGAAGTTATTGAAAATGATTATAACTCAGCTATAGAAGCAGCTAAAAATGCTAAAGCAGTGGATCCTAAAGAATTGTTAGAAGAAGTAGCACTTGAAATAGGTACTCCGCAAGAAAGTCTTGATCTTTTCTTAGACAAAATAACTGCTAAGGATGGCCAAATCTATGGCAAGTGAGGAGTGTTATTATAGTGGTGATTGGGAATTTATTGGAGAAAGTAAAGCTGATGATAATCCAGAGAAATTAGCAGAAGCTATTAAAGAGGTCTTTGAAGAGTATTATATAGTTGAATCTAATGTGGATGTAGACTCCTCCTCTTTTCATTACTATGATACACTTGATCCCTTAGAGATATTTATTTCATTAGCTACAAAATTCCCAAAATATCTTATTTGCATAAAAGAGTACGGGTCAAATGACTATCCTGATGGAATAATGTATTTTCGTGGAAATGTTCTCGAAACCCTTCGACCTACTATTACTTTCCCTGAGCTAAGGTTTTTAAAACAAAAATGATGTTACTGTCTTATTTATGTTCTCTTTTAGTATCCCACGCTATTGTAGGAACTATAGTTGCTTTTGTAGGTATCTTTAAGAAAAGAGGGGATCTTGAATATTTTGGTATTAACATTGTACTCTTTGCTTTTGTGTACATTTTTATTTGTTTAGCATTGGGGTTAGGATAATTACTTGTAAAACAACAGATTTATATCATGAAAGATCAGATTATTAAGAACATAGAAAATATAAAGAAAGAGATGGCTAGCCTATCTACCTTACTGACCCAGGAGCAGGAATATGTTTTATTCCCTTGAAATCTTTTGACATTTCTCTTAAAGTTGCTGGAGATATTTTGGGCGGAGTAAAAGAGTGATGACTGAAAAAGAAAAAAGAGAAGCGTATATACGAGCGTCAGACAAAAGAGTAAGCCATTGGTCAGAGTCAAAAAGGGAGGCTTTTTACAAGGCTGTTAGAAGGCTTGAGGAGCCCACAAAACCTCCTAAGAAAGAAGGTGATGAGTAGTGAGTGCAAGCGCATTTTTCAATAGGATGCTACGAGAAGCCAGAACTGAAGAATATCGGCGGAAAGTGATGCTTGAAAGGATTCTCAGGCAGGTTGAAGAGAGAAAACAGGAAGACGAGAGGTTTGCTAAAGAACAAGAACGTACGGTGTTAAACTGGTTTCGTGATGTTGCTGCTAGCACTCAAAAAAGAGAATCATAGTGTGACAGAAGAAATATTAAAACTTAGAATAGAGAAATTTGATAATCGTCTTGGTATGCTTTTAGAAGAATACGAGGACTACGAAGATTCTCAAAAAGTCACTGAAGAAACTCCTTCTGAAGAATTAGTCAACCAAATTAAGCGTTACGGCTACGCACTTATTAAAGAATTTGGAGATAATGAAGCAACTGCAGTTGTGTCTGGTTTTGAAGAACCAGGGGTCTGCAGAATCGTTTTACAGAACAGAGAATTAATCAAAAGATGCTCTGTAGTTGTTAATGATTATGGCTGTGTCTACTATCACGAAGTAACGAAAGGTTTTGGATCTAAAAGAATAGATGGGAAGTTTTCTCCGGCAGAGATTTGTTACTTTGTAAAGCTATATTTCAATCATAATGAATAAAAATACAATTAAACAAACTTTGTGGTTTTACATAATTTCTAAAGGTGTTTTAGTTACACACCTTGAACCCCACGAAGAATCCTGGTCAGCTGGAACACGAATTTCAGATTTCTGGGACTATTATGGTGGTACACAGGAAGTTCGTTACAAATCTATTGTTGACTTTACAGAAGATGACTCTTCTATTGATTGGGAACTGACACAGAATCCTTTTGATAATGTCTGCTATGAATTTTGCGGATCAGAACAACCATCCTCATCAATACCTACATTAGCTGGTACTTTATACATGCAAAATGGTAAAAGGTATTGTTGGATCTTAAAATTTGACATAAACCTAGAAAATATTATTTCTGTTCTAGAGCTAGTGCAGAAATTTGAATCAAAAACAGAATCAGATGTTTTAGCTGCAACTAAGAAGAAATTTGTAAAAGCTTTGGCAGCTGTAGAAAAAAAGCTGGTGGAAATGAGTAAGTATTACAACACTGATGATGATAGTTATAGAGATTCTGCAATTTCACGAGAGCTAAGAACGAATTGAAAAGTGAATTATGAATTTTTACGATGAAGAGACAAAAGCTTTCATGGAGAAGTCTGGTTGGATTTATAAAGAGGCTGATAAATGTTTTACTATCAAACGAAGCACTTGGGGCATGTCCATATATGACTGCCATACTCTCAGTGCATACGATCCAGATACGTCTTTTAGCATACAGATTCCCTATATGAAATCTTTTGATGCAGCTCTTCGTACAGCTAATTCTGTTTTGGAAGGATTTACTGAGAAAGAGTTAGTAAAGAAGACTCAGGAAAACATTGATATCGAGACAAAGAATTTTGAAGTTGAGTTAGCGGATGAAATTCTGACTATGAAAACAGAGTTTGAATGCATAATCCCGCCTGAACTTATTGCACAAACTCGGAAATACGGTTACGTATTTATAAAAACTTTTGCCCTTAAGAGTGATGTAAGTGTATCTATAGAATTTCACGATGAAGAAAGTGTAAGAATTATACTACGGCATTGGGGGAGAAAGAAAAGATGTTCCGTTGTTCTTGAAGCAGATAAGTGTCTCTACTTTATGGAAGTGACTAAAGACTTCGGTTATAAGAAAATAGAAGGGAACTTCTGCCCAGAAGAGATATGTTACTTTGCAAATTTATTTTTTGACCACGATGAATAACTACAATGGAAAGAATAAAAGAACCTAAAAGAGCTTTACTTTACGCTGCTTTAATACCAGAATTGCAGCATTTAGGCAAGCTTTTTGGCTATGCTATCTGTTTTCATGGATCACTCTCTACAGATCTTGATCTTGTTGCTATTCCTTGGATTGAACAAGCCAAACCACCAGAAGACCTACTAAATGCTATTTGTGCCTATGTTGGGGGTAAACTAGTGGGATCACCGTCTATAAAACCACATGGACGAATGGCATGGTCAATCTATGATATCTCTAATGAATACGGGGGATTAGCCCCCTATATTGATATCTCAATTTTACCAATGAAATTTACATCTAGTGAAACAAAAAATTCCTCTTAGGAATCTAGAGAAAATTTTAAGTATGAGTTATAACATAACTAATTGGAAGACTTTATTAATTGAGAATCTTCAAGTATCTATTTCACATTTCAACGAAGTTAATAACAGACTAGAGGATGGCTGGAAATTACGTCTTGACAATATGGTGTGGACAGATGGGGGTCTAACTGTACAGGGTGGTTCTGAAGGATTTGAATTAAAGGCTGTAATTTGTGAAAAAGATATGTTAAAAATTGAGCATATCGAGAATTATGGTGAAGGTTCTGGTACTTGGCATAGAAACTTTGTAACACCATTACTTGCTCAATCCACCGGGAAACTAAGTGCAAGACTTGTTTGGGAAGCTGGAGATTTTCTAGAAATTGAAAAATGGGAAAATGGCGTACAAATTTCTATCCCTATGGATGAATTTTAATGGAGGTTCAAAAATTCGAGGACTTTTTAGTTCAAAACAAATTACAGCTTTATACAAAAGATAGCAAGGGAAGGTACAGCGTAATAAATTGTACTAGAAAATTTTCTATAAACGAAAATGGTTTTCTATGCACTGTCTATAGAGGAGCTAACTATAAAGAAATCAGTGTATTTAAACCCAATATGCCCAAATTTTATAACAATTTTTTCGATTTAAGGGGACAAATTATCTACTTTATTGAAACTAGTCACACTAATGTTGGGCGAGATTACATACGAATGAAAGCATCTTTCTTATGAATATACTACACAAAGAAAAATCAGGACCCTTTGCTTCTGTTGTTAGAGAATTTTTTGGGGACAAGAAGTATAGGTATTTATATTCCCCAAGCTATGGTAATCAAACTGATCTTGATACTGAAAAGATATCAATAGTATCAAGACCAATGAATAATAGGACAATAGATACAAAACGTTGCACCCTTTCTGCAACAGATGGAAAGCATTGGTTTTATTCTTTTATTGAATCTTGTCATGAGTACATAAATGATGGTTATGCTTATTCTATAGAGATGGATTCTGATGAAATAATAGTCGAATTTACTCTATCTTCCCCTAAAAAGGGGAAGGAATTTCATGATTTTGTAAATCTTTTAGTTATTTGGGAGCAAGAAAATGATCTTCTTATTAAATACAATTCTTTTCTGGCAGATAGAGTTAGGGAAAATTCTGAATTAGTGCGAAAAATTAATCTTCTTGAGGAAGAACTTAATGGTACTAAGGCTAAGCTCTATTTGGATAACCCCTAGAGAATTTAATAATGGCTTTAGAAAAGTTTCCTGATGGATTTGAGAAAATCTTATACGATGAGCAGATTCCAAGAGTTTTAGAAGAACTCCAAAGACAGTCTTTTTCTTCTAATTCTATTTCTGTATCTGGACTTATAACCTTAAATAGGTTATACGATTCTTCTCAATCAACTGGAGACTTGGTTTATTTTTCTGGAAGTGAGTGGGCAAGGTTTCCTATTGGAAGCTCCGACTCACTTCTTTCTTCTTATGGTGGGAACCTATCTTATAGAACTCTAGCTGCAAGTGGTGGTGTTGTTCTTAATTCATCACCAGGTCATTTTGCTTTTAGCTTGTCTGCCAATCTTAATGCTCTTAGCAGTCTAGATTCTACACCTGGTTACTTAGTACAAACAGGTGCTTCAACTTTTACTAAAAGAACCCTAGTTGCTGGAACTGGTTTAAACATAACTAACACAACTGGTGGTGGAAATCCAACTTTCTCTCTAGCCGATACATCTGTTGCCGCAGGTAGTTACGGCACTTCTACACTAATACCCTCCTTCACTGTTGATGCTCAAGGCAGATTGACTGCAGCCTCCTCTTTGGCAGTCTCTGTTTCCGGTGCAGGAGGGTTAATGGGGGCTGGTTCAACTTACCAAATTCCATTCTTTACTGGTACGCATACTGTAACAGGTACTTCAGCATTGTCCTGGAACTTTGCAACAGGATTGCATGTAAGTAGCGATGTTAGCATAGGCGGCAACCTGGTTGTTAATGGTGATCTTACTTCAATCCAATCCAACTCAGTTAGCTTGACTGATACTCTTGTTAAATTTGGATCTGGGAACCCCTATGATATTACCGACCTAGGTTTCTATTCAGAGTATAACTTTATAGGTTTTCCTAGATTTACTGGATTATTTAGAGATGCTACTGATGGTTGGTATAGGTTATTTACTGGATCTTTTGAAGAACCTAGCACAACTGTTAATACTTCAGCTTCTGGGTATGTAAAAGCATCTCTTCAAGTAGGGGACCTTGACGCGCAAAATACAGTCATTACTTACGGTAAAACAACCGGTTATTTTGGGGTCCAGAACGATGATAATCTGGTTCCCTTTGCAGTTGGTGGGATTGATGGTGTAGCTCCATCATTTGAAATCTTTGTTTCATCCAGCAGCGTATTTTTCCAAGCGTATAATAGAAATAGTTTTTCCTACGCTCCGCTATTCATAGATGCAGATTCAATGTATATGCGTCCAGGTGGAAGCACTAAATTTTCTTTAACCCCTTCAGAAGCTGCTTTTACAGTTCCAGTAACTGGTCCTTCAGCACCTACCGGAGCTGCAACCCAACAGCTTGCTACAACCAGCTTTGTAACTGCAGCGTTAAGCGGCCAGATAAAGTTAACTCCTAATGTACTATTGGTAGCTGGCTATACACCAACTGGATCAGGTATTGACTCAGTAAAGTGGATGGCTCCCTTCCACCCTGTAACAGGAAATGCTGTGGTCTATAATGTTCTAAGAGTAGACGCAAGAGTGGAAACTCCTGGTTCTTCAAGTGCAAGAATTAATATAATGAAATCTAGTGGTAATGGTGCTTTCTCAGGCACGAAACTCTTGACTAATGAAATGTGGATTGGAAATACTACAAGAGAAACATCGGGAATTACACCCCACTTTGCGGTTAGTACCATTACCTCTGGAGATAAAATAGCTGCATTTTTTGAGAATATAGGTACAGGTGTAGAAGAATACACAGTTCAGGTACAATTAAGAGAACAATAATGCCCCAGCATTTAAAACCTAATTCAGATATTACTGTAACCGATTTAGTCCCGTGGCGTGAAGGTGTTTTAACAACACCCTGTTGGGATAGACTTAATGATTCTCCTTTTCCTATTGTAGATGGCGAGACTTTTGGTTATTCAGATATGGTTGCAGTCAATCTTCCTCTATCTGTTAACAATATATTAGGTCTTTCTCCTGGGTTAACTCCTGGTCGAAGAAGTGGTTATCCAGATAACTCCCCTGCAGAGTCGGGACATATCCTGCGAGTTAACTCATCCTCTTCCACAACTATTTATGTACAGTTTGAACTCCGTGAAGGAAGTACTGTTATAGCTACAACCAGCTCACTAAGTCAAGGTGTTGGAGATGGTCTTAAGACTTTTGAATACTATCTTACTGTGTCCGAAGCCAATAGTATTACTGACTACACTAATTTAAGATTTGTAATCAAGGATCCTGGTGGTAATGGACCTTACGTAGTTAACCCATCCGACCCACCCTACCAACAATTTCCTTACTTTTTAGAATCTGTTGAATTAGAGATACCTACTACTGCAAGAAGAAGAACAAGTGATGCAACTTATTTATAACTATATATGAGCAACTTACTTTCTCAAGAATCTATAGATTCTCTTAAAAAAACATTAGCTGAGACAGAACAGAATATAAAAAAAGCTGAACAAGCTTCTTTAAGATTGTCCGTTCAGCAGGAAAACTCTAAAAAAGAATTAGAATCCTTTTATTTAGAATTAACAGAATTAGTCGGTAGTGATAGTCTATCATCTCTGGCTAACCTAACAAGTGAAATAATAAACTCCATCGAAGTGAATAAAGAACAATTGCAGAACGATCTTAGGAACGTGATGGATTTAATTGAGCAATTCGACAAACTTTAATACATCTTCTGTTAAGCAACAGTTCTCTATGAGACTGGGCTCATTTATGTCAGAGGCCCGTTTAAATCAGGAGACTAATGAACAGATAGCGGAACTAAAAAAAAGAAAGGAAGTTTTGCAGGATGCTATATTTCTTGGAAAGGCTTGTTCAAAACGAACACTATCTCTATCTGAACATCTAGCCAAGCTTTGTTCAGATGGTTTAACAACTTTATTCGGAAAGGAGTATTCCTTTATATACGAACCTTTCTACGAAAAAGATCTTCTTAAAGGTGTTACACCTAAAATGAAATCTCCAGGTGGAGAATTTGATTCTATTTCTGTTTTTGGAGATGCTGCATATCAAACTGTATCTGTAATCATTAATACGGCAGTTCTTCTTTTTCTTGGGTCAACTCCCAAGTTTATCTTTTTCGATGAACCTTTTTCTAATATTAACTCTGCTCTCAGTAAAAGAGCCTGGAACTACATAAAGACCATGGCTGAAAAAACTGGTGTTCAAGTAGGTATTATATCACACATGCAAATGGACTCTAATGTAAAATATCTAGTAACGAAGAACAACCAAGGAATTTCTTCAGTAGAAAGAGTTATCAATGACTAAAAAATTACCTACAATCATATTTAATACTAAAAGTATAGAATGGTTTTGTGCTTTCTGTGCTGCAGTTAAAGAGATTAATAACCTAGGTGGAACTGCTTTTATTAACTTCAAGGGGGCTTCCTTCAAAAATAACTACCCTTTCAAGTCTGATTCTGAAATTTTACCTGAGAGTATAGAGGGTGAAGTTATTGTCTTAGAGGAACCAGAGGAGGATGTTTACGAACATCTAGATGAGCTATTTGCAAAACAATGGCAAGAGTACACCTACAAGAACCATGGTGTTAATATCTCTGAGGAACAAGCAAAGGGCCCGCATTCTATAGCAAGAATAGCTAGAGCTTTAGTTACATCTAAACTGGGGATATACTATGAACCCCACTATCTTACTCCTTCCATTAAAGAGCCAACTAACTACGATATACTTTGCCCGCAAAGCTTAGAAAAGTATTTAGATATAGTTAAAAAAGAAAAACCAGATTTTACTTACCTAGTATATCCTGATGACTATACTCCACTTACCGAGATTTGCAGCGAACCTAAAATAGTTATTACATCTCCGAAAAGAAGTGATAATATTTTGCTTAAGGGTAAATATAGAGGACCAGATTCAATGGATAGAAATCCTCTCATACTTTCTATTGTTGAAGAGAAAAGTGAAGATCCAGGGAGATTTTTCATTAACATGGCTTCTTTGTATTATATAAATGCTATGGAGGACAGCTCTCCTGAAACTATTATTCCTATGTCTATTCAGGAATACAATAACAGGTTGAAGTACGGATTCAGCCATGTTAGATACTTGAAAAAGGAAAAACCTGGTGTTTCGGTGTAAACTGTGCCCAAAAGGTGAAATCAAGACCTTAGTTATAGGTATACTAGGGGCGGATGAGTTGGTGCAAGATAGTTCAGTTCTTTCTGTCGAAAAGAAACTATTTAGTCTCCAAAATCTGCCCACTGAACCTAACTTCTTCAGAATTTTAATTATTGAGAAGTGCGATTATTGTGGTAGTACAAAAGTTTTAAATGAGCAAATTAGTAATAGATGAAAATCTAAGTTTAAAAAATCTATACAGAAAGGGTTTACAGGTTTCGCTTTATACGCCTGTAAACCCTTATTTTTCTCTTGCATACATGTCAGCCCACAGGTTAGTTGCAAGAATTCAATCAGTATCTAAAGAATTAGTAGAACATGCGTGTCTATGGGAATTATCCCTCCTTATTTGGGGTGGTGATCCAATAACAACTGCAGAAGAAACATATAAAGATCTATGCAAACAGTTTGACATAAAGGAAGCTGATCCACTATCTTTAGCTAAAATTAAAGAAGTAGATTATCAAATTTCTTCTAATGATTTCAGTCTCCTAGAGAAAGTTGTAGACCAAATAGGTATAATGCCTATCTCGAGAAATGCATTTAACAGAGAAGTGTTTAACAGCATGAGGGAGGACTTATTCAGTGACAACACCTGAGGTTAAACAACTTAATAGTAGTTTTTGCAGGGAAAAGAATGGGAAATTAATTGGCAAGTATGTCTACATGGTTAAGGAAGATGAAGAACAATTCTGCGAATTAATGCAGTCTTTTCTTAACACGTACAAAGCCAACTCCAATTTCTTCTTAACAATTGATCTTGAAACAGATGGTTTAGATTACATTAATGGAAATATCCTTTTGTTTTCTATATCATGGAATGGAAAACACGCCATGGTCTTTTCTCCATACTTTATGTTTGGGGAGAATCCAACTAGGGAAACTAACAGATGCTATGATTTATTGTTAAAGGTTCTTGAAGTTGTCCCTATCAGCAACCAAAACATCAAGTTTGATGCAAAGTGGTGGTATTACCAATATGGTATCCTAGTCAATATTTTCTTCGATACCATGGTGGCTTCACAGCTCTGCTATGCAGGTTGCTGGCCAGCAATGACATTTGCTCTGGATAACATTGTTAAATACATCCTCTACCCTATGGAAATATCCAAGGGGCAGCAAACATCGTTCATTGGTCAACCAGTGACACAGGAGCCAACGTGGGACCAAGTACACTATGCTGCTAATGACTCACTAGTCAGCCATAGACTTGTTGAACCTCTTATATCTAGACTTCATAATAATAATCTCTATAATGTGTGGAAGGAGATTGAGCTTCCTTTGATTACAAGCCTTATTATTAGTGAAGTTACTGGGGTAGCTGTTGACATACCTGCGGTTAAGGAAGCGTATAGTTCTGCAAAGATCAATCAGAAGAAGGTATACGATGATATTCAGAGTGTCTATTCAAGTATGCCCCCTGCTATAAAACCGGTTACTAAGGATAATCTCTTTAATCCTAACTCCAGTCAGCAAGTTATTTCAATCTTGTCAGCAATGGGATATATGATTACAAGTTCAAGCAAAGATGCTTTGAGCAATGTGCTTCTGAAATATCCTGATGCCGATATTGCAAAACTCATATTAGAGTATAGAAAGATACATAATGGAAGTATAAAGTACTTTAAAGCTTGGCTTGAAGAACATATTAATCCTTCCACAGGGTGTATTCATCCTAACTTTAAAAGCTGTCACGCAGATACTGGAAGAATGGCATCTTCAGATCCCAACATGCAGAATATTCCTCCTGGCTTGAGGCATCTAATTATTGCTAAGCCTGGTAGAAAAATCATTACTGCAGACTATAGCCAGTTTGAATTTAGAGCAGCTGGTGCGTACACCGGTGAACAAGTTCTAATTGATCTGTATTGTGAGAGAGCGGATCTTCTTCCAATCATAAAGAACATCGCATCAAAGTATGGAGAGGCAGATCCAGATCACTTTGTTAAGTCTGTTAAAAAGGGCAAGATTACAGTAACTCCGGGAGAGCTGGAGATGGTGGATAAATTTGCCTTTACTGACGTTCACAGAAGAAACTCTGCTCTTGTTCTGGGTACGGACGTTAGTCAGGTAACTGACAAAGATAGAGGTCTTGGAAAAACTTTAGGGTATGCTCTGCTTTATGGAGCTGGTCCTGGTAGAATGCTGGAACAGCTTTATGGAGAGGGATTCTTTAATATCACTATCAAGGATTGTTCCTATTACCGAGATGTCTTTATGAAACAGCTTCCTAAGGTTGCACAGTTTATTAAAGAAACTCATGAAAGAGTAAAGAACCCTGGATTTATAGAAACTTTCTGTGGAAGAAAGAGGTTTTTCACTTTACCTCCTGCGTATCAGACAAGGTACTACGAACAAAAACTTGCAGATGCACAAAGACAGGCTGTGAATGCTGTGTTCCAGGCGTCTAACGCAGACGCTACAAAAATGAGTTTGGTTGAAGCTACGGCTTCTTTCAACACTAGATTTGAAACTGATATTCCAGTTGTACTTCTAAACGTCCATGACGAAATAGTAAGTGAAGCTTGGGAAAGCAATGTTGATGAAGCAGCTGATTTACTTGTGAAAATTATGATTGAGTGTGGAGAGAAATCCCTTGACAAACGAATTCCAGTGGAAGTCAGTATGTCAATTGGGAATTCTTGGACTAAGTAATGGTAAGGACCTTTACCGGTCCTTTCTGTTTTTTACGGTATAATAAATACATGGCAAAACGAAAAGAAAAAGATGCAGCCATAGAAACACCTGAACAACAAGCTGTAGCAAAGCTTTCTATTCTTCAAAAGATAACAAACGATATTAACAAAAAATATCTAGGTGGTAAAGAAGATGTTACACCTATTATATCTGTTGGAAAGGATATAAAGGAACAGCTTTCTCCTAAGTTTATTAAGACAGGGATTGGTATCTTAGATGAAAAACTTGGGGGTGGTATTCCTAAAGGAGCTGTCTCTACAATATCTGGGACCCCCGGTTCTGGTAAAACTTGTTTAGGTCTCATGCTTGTTGCTGAAGTACAGAAACAGGGTGGAACTGCAGTCTGGATTGACGCAGAGCCTCCGTTCCCATATCTCATGGCCATTCTTTTGGGTGTAGATATTGACTCTCTTATAATTGTACGAGCTGCAGACTATGGTGAGCAGATTCTAGACATACTGCATGAACTGCTGTATGATCCCGATAATAGACTTACCAGAGGGATTGTTGATTTAGTTATTGTTGACTCTTTGAATGGTATGGTGCCTAAAGCACAGTACGATAAGGGCGAAAAAGATGGTTTAGCTGGTTCTACAATAGGTAGAAGAGCCGCTATGCTTTCTAAATGGCTTGAAGAGTTGGCCGGTCGAGGTATGCTTAGAGAGGGAACAGCCCTTGTAAATATAGCTCAACTTAGAACTAATATCAATGCTTATGGTGCGCCAGATCAAATTTCTGGAGGTAATGCGGTTAGATTCTTCTCGAAGCTAATAACAGTTCTTGCTAAAAAGAAATTGGAGAAGGCACCTACTAAGGGCAAGGATGGCGAGGATGATATTGGTCACACAGTCGCATTTGATGTTAGAAAGAACAACATCGTAGGCAGACTTGGAAGAGGTCAATATAATGTGCTTTATGGTTTGGGTGTTGATGACAGCATGGAGATCTTTACAAATGCTCTATCTGCTGGAATTATATCTAAAAGTGGTAAGGCAAACTACCTATTTAAAATACCTAATGAAGACGGAGAAATCAGAGAATTTCTTGTCGAAGGTGGTATTGACGTTGCAAGAGCTTTAGTCCGAGAAGACAGAGCACTTAAAGCGGAATTAACAGAAGCGTTAAAGATACAGGCAGTTCCTGAGAAAGAAACTGACTTTGTTGATCTTGACGAAGTATTGGTGGTACCAGAAGGTATCGAAGAAGAATAAATGATTATTTCTACTGTACATGGCAACTTAACAGCTGACGCTGAATACCTAGAGCTATCTGGCTCTAAACTACTGAAGTTCACTGTAGCTTCAAATAACAAACCTAAGAAGAAGGGTGTTAATCCTGGTGCTACTTTTGTGGTGTGTTCCATTTGGGGTGAAAGAGGTGAAAAGCTTGCTGAATATTTGACTAAAGGCAAGCCAGTTATGGTATCAGGAGAACTTGAAAATAGATCCTGGTCAACAGAAACTGCTAAAGGAATGTCAACTGAACTTAATGTAACTACACTTGAGTTTATCTCTACTGGTCAAAGTTCTCAGGAGGACTCCAAACCAGTTGGAAGTGGTGCAACCAAAGCTGTAAGTGCTAAGGTTACAGCACCAGCTACTCCAGATCTTCCTGATATTGAAATCTAATGAAGGAATGTGAGACTCCTGTTTTGGGTACCGGGTATATTCCCGGTGCCTTAAGCTTTTGTCAAACATTACCTGTTGGTACTCCAGTAAAATTAGTAAGAGAACCTGATAACCCCTATGATCCATTTGCTATAGCTGTCTTTGTTGATGGTAGGCATATTGGGTACATACCTAACAAAGGTTATTCTTGTTCAGAATGCTGGGGACCTGTTGATATCAGATTATTTGTCTGTAAGAAATGTGGAAGCGATCAGGTAGTAAGTGGCGGTTTAGCCACAAGACTTACTAATGCTAATCTAATTGAAAACTCTGAGGGATTCATTTCTGAAAATCTCGGAGAAAACGTGCAAACTCCCGTGAAAATAAGAGTAATCTTTCCCATAAAGAGATAGAACCCTCTATTTGGGATACAGTATTAATCTCCTAAGAATTTGCCAGTTGACTCGGATCAACTGGCAAATTTTGTCCTATAATAACAATAATACTGATTACCTCTAACTATTGAATATCTAGTGACTTGAACATTTTAATTTGAAGTTCAGTACAATGATTTTTAAAGAACAAATTGCACGAAAACCGGATAACTATCCGTGGGCTCAAGAGTTTATCAAGGCAATGTGGAACGGCCACTGGACGCCTGAAGAGTTTAACTTTATTAACGATTATCACCAATTTAAGACTGTTATGTCCGAAGAGGAAAGGGTTATTATAACCAACACTCTATCAGCGATAGCTCAGATTGAGATTGCAGTCAAGAAGTTTTGGTCAAGACTCGGGGACAATCTTCCCCATCCGTCATTAACAGATATGGGTATTGTTATGTCGGCTATCGAAGTTATCCATAATAAAGCTTATGAAAAGCTTTTAGACATTCTACAGTTACAGGATTCTTTTGAACAGAACCTTAAGATTGATGTTGTTAATGGTAGAGTCACCTATTTAAGAAAGTACTTAGACAAAGTTTATACTAACGATAAGAAGCAGTATGTCTATGCTTTAATTCTCTTTACTTTGTTTGTTGAGAACGTATCTCTCTTCAGCCAGTTTTATATCATCCTATGGTTTAACAGATACAAGAATGTTTTAAAGGATACTGCGCAGCAAGTTCAGTACACTAAAAACGAAGAACTGATTCATGCTCAGATTGGTACTAAGGTTATCAATACGATTAAATCAGAATATCCAGAACTATTTGATGAGGAATTGGAAGCCCGAATAAGGCACGAAGCTGAGGAAGCTTTTAAAGCAGAAGCTAAAATTATTGATTGGATGCTAGGTGAGTATAACGAACCTAATCTTTCTGCTCCTGTTCTGAAGGAGTATGTGAAGAATCGAATCAATGAATCCCTTCACGGAATTGGTTTTGAAGTCCTCTTTGAGATTGATCCAGAATTGTTTGCTAAGACTGAGTGGATGATTGAAGATACCGAAGGCAATGCTATGACGGACTTCTTCCACAAAAGACCTACTGAATATGCTAAGAAGTTTGCAAACTTTAATGCAGATGAAATTAGGAATAACGTTCTTCAAAGATATTCGGAGGATCAAGGTTAATGTCAGAAATTGTTTGGCTTAATGAAGATTCAAAGCAGATCTTAAATAGGGGTTATCTTAATGGTCTTACTGTAGAAGAAAGATTGAAGCAAATTGGGGATAGGGCCGAGGAGATTCTAGGGATTCCTGGCTACTCTGTTAAATTCCAAGATTACATGGCTAGGGGGTGGTTCTCATTATCTACGCCTATGTGGGCAAACTTTGGTAATGATAGAGGACTCCCTATTAGTTGTAATGGTTCCTATATTCCAGATGATTTAGGTGGAATTCTGGAGAAAGCCTCTGAGGTAGGCATGATGACCAAATATGGTGCGGGTACCTCTGCTTATTTTGGTCATGTTAGAGGTAGAGGAGAAAAGATATCTAGGGGTGGAACTACAAGTGGTTCCGTCCACTTTATGAGTCTGTTTGAATCTACAACCAGTATTGTCAGTCAATCAAACATTCGAAGAGGTGGGTTTGCTGCTTATCTAGATGCTGATCATCCAGATATTATGGAATTTCTTGATGCTCGAGAAGAGGGTCATTTCATCCAGCATATATCTCTTGGTGTCTGCATTTCAGATGAATGGATGGCTGACCTAAAGGCAGGTAAAGGTAGAAACTGGGAAGTCTGGACACGAATCATTAAGAAAAGATACGAAACAGGTTATCCCTATATTGTATTTACAGGTAATGCAGAAAGAGGGAAACCACAAGTTTACAAAGACTTGGATATGAAGATTCTGTCTTCAAATCTATGTACGGAAATTTTCCTTCCACTCTTGCTTGATGAATCTTTTGTATGTGTTCTATCATCAATGAATTTATTCTATTATGATGACTGGAAGGATACTGATGCTGTAGAAGTTCTTCTCCAACTTCTGGATGCATCTGTAACTGAGTATGCTGAAAAAATAAAGGATATTCCTTTTATGTCAGCTCCATACAATTTTGTTACCAGACACAGAGCTTTGGGACTTGGTGTTCTTGGCTGGCACAGCTACCTTCAGAAAAATATGATTCCTTTTGAGTCAATGAAAGCAAAGATGCTTAACAACTCGATTCATAAAAACATATTTGAGAAGGCTACCAAAGCAAGTCAAGACTTAGCTAACCTTCTTGGTGAAGCCCCTATTATGAAGGGAAGAGGAATGCGAAATGCTACAGTTATGGCTATTGCACCAACTACAACTTCATCAGCTATTCTCGGACAGGTATCACCTTCTGTAGAGCCTTTAAGAGATAATTACTTTGTTAAGGATCTCGAGAAGGGTAAATTTACATACAAAAATCCAGCTCTTCTAGAACTCTTAGAAAAGAAGGAAAAGAATACTCCTGCAACTTGGAGAAGTATTCTGAAGAAGGGTGGTTCTGTACAACATCTAACATTCTTAACAGACGAAGAAAAAGCTGTTTTCAAAACGTTTGGTGAGATCTCTCAAAAAGAAATTATCATCCAGGCTGCTCAAAGACAGAAATACATTGATCAAGGCCAGTCTATCAACCTCATGATTGATAGAACCGTCCCACCAGAGGACACAGCTTTGCTTTTAATACAAGCTTACGATTTAGGTCTAAAATCATTGTACTATCAGAGAGGGACTAATCCTGCTCAAGAACTGAGTAGAAATGTCCTTACATGTGTATCTTGTGAAGGCTAAGTGTGCAAACCCATTAGTGCAATCTACAGGTGGTTGAGACAAAAAGGGTGGTCCTAGTGACTGCCCTTTTTTGTGTTATAATGGTCTTATACATGAATTCAGAAACGAATTATAAACCCAACTCAAGAGTAGCCTCCATTACTTTTACTAGAACTATAGTAGAAAAAGGCACCATACTTGTACCTATTGACACCCCAGAAACTGCACCAGTTTCTCTTGTTAAAAAAGCTGCTATTCAGGCTGCTGAAAAAGCCCTCTTTCATGCTAACGAAGTAGAATACAAAATCTCTGCTATAGGTTCTGTTGCAGATGTCACTGAAGTATATTACGTAGATGAGGACGGGGATATAGAGGTTGAAGACCCTCTAATTATTTAACTATGGACATACCAAACCATTACTATTTAACTGTTGTTGAAGAGCAGAATAAATCAACAATTGATATCTATTCGGTTCCCTATTCTGTTAGACAGAAAATTATAGATCTTTTTGCAGAAGGCTATGGTTTGGTATGTATTTCACAAGGACCGAAAAAGAATAAAAAAGTCCTTCTACTCTACACTGATGATAAGAGTCTATCTAGAGTTATATCGGATAAGTATAATGATATTTACTCCTTAACCCCCTTTCCAGTAACTATAGAAGAGAAAACTTTAAAGTGGATAGGTGGAAGGACGGAACCAAAGGTAGAGATCACAAATGGCTTTATTTACGGAGCAAAGTTAATTTAATGTTAGATTACAATAAGTACACAAAAGATTCCTCAAACTTTAACATAACCAAAGAGGGTTATGAAAAATGCAAAGATAGAATCTCCAATTATGTTGAGATGCTTCACCATTGCATAGGCATAGTAACAGAAAACGCAGAGCTTTTAGATGCTCTGAAGAAGCATATTTATTACAATAAAGATATTGACATTCCTAATCTTGTCGAAGAGGTTGGCGATATACATTGGTATGCTGGACAACTTCTAACCCTAACCGCAGAACTAGCTGGGATTACTCCTCAAGAAGTGCTAGCTATAAATACCAGAAAACTAAGCAAAAGATATCCTGATAAGTTTTCTGAAGATTCTGCGATTAATAGAGACTTAGAAGAGGAAAGAGCTGTTCTAGAAGACGGAGTATCTAACTAATGTTACAGGAGGTAGTTCTATTAGCTATCCGAGTGATATTTCTTTTTCTAGGAATATATCAACTGATCGTAAATTCTCAGATCTATAAAGACTTTGTAGGTGAACCAGCTACCTCCTATACTATCTCTCCCACTGGAACTGTTATAAATAAAGGTTCCACAATTCTTAAGGGAAAGAAAGATAAAGTAGTTGTGAATGGAGAAGAGGGGGATTCACCTCTCTCCGTAACTATTACTACAAAGTCGAATTACTTGTTTTCAAGTAAACAAGTTGCTATGGGTTATTTAGCTGAAACTATACAGGCAAAGACATCCCATGGTTTCACACTCTTCTACGGAGAAGATAATGATGGTATTGATTTCTTTATGTTAAGTAGAGATAAATCTTATCCTGAAAAAGTGTATTCTTCTTATACTTATGGAAGAACTATGACAGATGTCTTATCTAAATTTAAGCCTAGCTTAATGCAAAATAACCCCGCCTAGAACAGACGGGGTTATTTTTTTAGAATCGAATTAGGCTATGCCTAGTTTTAGGCTAATGTCAGCGGTAAAACCTCTAACATTGTTGATTCTAATTCTAAGAGGTGGAGTTTTATCAACCTGAGCATTAATAACAATTGAAGTACTGTACAAAGCCCATGGAGAGTTATCCATAATCAATGAAGCCTTCAAGATGTTGACTTCTACGCCATTGAGGGTTGTTTTTTCCAGCCCGATAATCACATCAGCTGGTCCAGGAATTGACAAAGTTTGCTGCCCACCAAGCTTGATGTCTGCTACTTCGAACTCCTGATTCACAGTTGACTTAACTGTCTTGTTCCATTTAAATGGACCGATCTGATCTCTAAACTTAATAGAGTATTCGCCGCTTGCTTTAATTTTGACTTTCATCTTTCTAACCTGACATGTATTCTAAGAGCTTTGTTTTCAAACTCTCAGGAATTTCTGATTTAGGAACAGTCTCCCCACTTAATATGGAATCAACAATTAACTGTTCCCTGAGTTCTAAGCTCTGAATCCAAAGATTGAACAGAACTTCGTCCTCAAATTCGTGGACATCCTCGCACTCCTCTAGGTCAATATGTTTACAGCTAATATTGCCTTTTGTCATATCAACTATAGCTTCCTTGAAACAAAGAACTATAGTAGACGCTAGATTAGTTTCGCACCGGATAATGGCTTCTAAGACAGCTTCCCTACCTGTGTTGTATAGTTCCTCTTTGTCGAAGACGGATAGTTGTTTCTTTAACGATCCAGCTATAACATCAAATGGGGTGTCCTTACTACCAAAGTATCTAAGAAAAGTTTTTTGATAACTAGATCTCCAGTTAACTCGCCCAGTCATACAAACATGGACTAAGCTAACCACCATTCTTTGAAACATGTATAAAAGGCGGTCTCGTGCCTCTATATCACCAGCCTTAGCTTTTTCTAGTAAAGCTGGGATATCATCTGGATTGAATCTCTCTGTAGAGGATGCTTTCTTCTTCATTACAAAATTTACCGACTACCTCTAGATCTTCTTTGTGGTTTAGAGCGCCTTGTTCTACTTTTTTCAAAAGTCATTCTTTCAAAGATATCTTCATCATCATCGTGATGATATCTTGGTTTTGAAAACTTAGATTCAGATATGGAAGAGGGTGATATGACTCTTGGTTCTCCGTCTAGAAGTCTTCTCAATTCTGGTTTTACTATTTTCTTAGTTAGAATTGCATCTGCAGCCTTAACAATATCGTGATGTACAGCTAACTCATCAAAAGCGTGAATTTCTATAGCACAGTCAAACGGAGGTACCGTTTCTCGCTCTTGTACGGTCTTCTGTGACCCTCTTCGCTTCGCTTCGTCGTCTGATAGGGTAACTGTCTTAACGCCGCCTACAAGCCCCGCTAGAGGCTTATTAAGCACTAAGTCTTCCAGTACCTGTCCGTGCGCCGTTGCAATAATTTGGACACCACGCTTCGCAATTGTTTGTACAGCCAAACTTTCTTCAACAGTAGAAACTTCATCAATGATGATAACCTGCGGATTGTGATTCTCTACAGCCTCAATCATGACATCATGCTGGGCTTTAGTTGGTGGAACTTGTATTCTCCTAGCCCTGCCAATAGCTGGGTGTGGAGCATTTCCTTCACCACCAATTTCATTACTAGTATCTACTACCACAACCCTCTTTCCAAGATCTGAAGAGAGGATTCTTGCTACTTCTCGAAGAAGTGTAGTTTTTCCAGTACCGGGAGATCCCAACAATAAAAGACTTTTATTCTCTTCTAGAAGATCTTTAATAAGTGATGCGTTACCTGCGAAGGGTCTTGCAACCCTAATGGTTAACCCAACAGGGGCACCTTTCTTATTAACAATTCTAGAGACTCTGTGCAGTGTGCCGTTAATACCAGATCTATTATCTATCCCCGGTTCCTCAACCCTAGATATAATATGCTCTAAAGTTTTTAGATCTACCACCACGTCTGTTATAACGGTGCGGTTACCAAGGTAGAGAAGTTCTACACAACGATCAAGGTCCAATGCTATCTCTACTAGAGAGTCTGGATCATCAATCATTGATTTGATTTTCGTAGGGAGAATGGTGAGAAGTAGATCGAGATCTGATTCTGTGCGCTTTTTACGGTATGCCAAAAATTTCTCCTAAAACTCCTAAAGGCGATGACTCACTAACTTTAGGAGAAGTTCCTTACAAGAGAGTGTGCCTTTAGTTGCCAAGTGGCCAATGCTAAGCTAAGCTTAGTTGCACAGGTGAGCCACAGGAGGTGACTCACCCAAATAGAGGCTCTTAGTTAGTCAGCTCAACTGCGCCAGATTGCAGGAGCTTGATCTTGAGGTGAAGAGCGTTAGCAACATCTCGTAAAAATACCCAGGTATTTCCTTTTTCATCAATGCTGCTTATGTTAAGTTTGAACGTTGAGAACGTAATAAAGTTCCCAGACTTTTTAAGAGTGCTAACTAGACTGCTGTCAAGAGCAGTTAAGAAAGCTCGTGCAGGTACTTGAATCCTTCCATCCTTCTCCCTAGTATTGGTAAACAATGTTTTGTTTGGAAGGGTAATTGTGGGTGATTCAAATGTTTCAACCTGATCTTCATGATCATCCTGAGACCCCATATATTGATGAAGCCTAGCTATAATGTCCGCCTTGTTTACTTTAGTCCCTGGGCAGGTCTTAGATGTTTTGGGATCATCTCTGTGAAACTTAATACTCTCTGGTGAAGCTCCCAAACTCTCCAACATAATTGCACCCGCAGCGATAGCATTATCTCTAACTTTAGCTCCTCGCCCAGTTGTAAAAGATTCATTGTCGTAGTCCCCAAGCATTTCCATACCCCAATATCTGGAGTTGAACGAAACAGCGTGTACCCCTCTTCTATCCATTCTTTGGAATACAATAATGCCATCACCAACATCATCAATGAAAATGTGAGGTGCGCCGTTCCACCCCAAAGTCTTTCCGTAATAATCTCGAAGATTAATTAGGTGTTGGGCTGAAAAACCGTTAGGTCTCTGCGCCAAGGAAGGGGATGCAGTGTGGTGGTAAGTAACTGAAATAGGTTTGAAGGAAGAAAAAGTTAAGCCCGAGAGGTACTGTTTAAATTCCTCTCGGGTCATTCTCTTTCCAATAAATGGAATTGACATAGTTTACTTCGTCACAATTTTGCTGAAATCAGGTCCAGCTGTTGCTTGCAGAATTGCTTTTTGATCAATCTGTTGTGGCTGCTGTTGGCTGGCACTTTCAAAGATTGCAACAATCATGCACATAATTCTCATCTCAGCTGGGGTTGGTTGGAAGCCAATACCAGCCTTTGCCAAGAGCTGGGAAACACCGTACTTCATATCAAACTGTTGAAGTGCGATCATTTCTCTCTTAGATTTTGTCATAAACGAAACAAAGAGTTGAACAGGGGCTAGAGCATTAAGATACTCTGGGTTAGCCTGTGCAAAATAACCAGTAGGAGCAGACTTTACTGGAATGGATTTACACATTTTTCTGAATTCTTCGTTGACTGTTTCCCAATCCAGCCCGCTTGAATCATTGAAGTCTTTAGGCAAGTCTGCTAAACTAAGTGCCTCTGAAACTGTTTCGTACAAATCTTCGTGAACAGTCAGAGACTCAATAGCGTCACCACTTGTGGCGAATCTAAGTATAGCGTCTGAGAGGAGAGGCTTTAGCTCTTCAATCTGTTCCTCTTTTGTCTTCTTTGTCAGTTCCCACTCGTTGAACTTTGTTTCCACTATCTGAATCGGGTTTTCTGTGCTCATCTTCTGTACTTTTCTTTTTAGGTTTTAAAACTTCTTCTGCGTTTTGCAGAGAACCATCCGCATCCTCAAAATAGATCTTATCCATTTTAGGTTCCTTTATTACTATTGTCTTGAACCCACTCTGCTAGTACTCTTGGCCTATCATAAACGATAACAGACCGACCCTCTACTAACTTGAACGTAGGCTCTGAAAGTGCATCTTTTTTAGTAATGGCCAATAAAATATTGCCCCCTTTTAATACACCATTCACTACTGTATAGGCTTTTAACACTAACTGGAATTTATCTAGAGTTAAACTAGAAATGATTTCTAGAATGGGATCAAATGTTTCAAATGTCTGATTAAGCAGTGCCACAGAATATCTTTGGTTTATTGAACGAAATCCCGGAACCTGACATGTAGGTATGTGTAAAGTGACCTGATCTGAGGTTGGACTGCATAGGAACAGAGGGTCCTCTATACTCTCTTCCACAACCTTATCTAACACCGCAAAAGAGAACTTACAAAGATCACTGATAACTCTCTGTTTTGGGCCCCACCCATCATCAATATATAGGTCTCCAACCCATACAAAATCCTCTAAATATTTTTTGTAAAATTCTTGACTGTTCATCTTAGACAACGAAATAAATCTCTCCCATTTTGATAATAGCTCTAGCGTATTTTTTATAACTTAAGTCTACACAGGTATCAATATTAAGGAGTGCTGATCTCATTCTCAGCCACTCCTTTTCATTCATTTTGCTTCTATACAAAACTGAATCCGCTTTCTGGTGGTTGATAACACCGTAATGGGTAAGAACCCAATCACTTCCTCTTAGAAACAATGTTTTGTTCATCTAAGAAAGACTTCCTGAAACTTAGTCATCACAGTCTCAGTATTAAACCTTTTCTTCCAAGACGCAGCGTTGCAGCCAGGAGTTTTTTTGTTAAGGCTTTGAAGGATATTGATTATGTCAAGCTTGTCTTTGTATGTGATAAGACCCTTGTCCTCTGAGAGGTGGTGTAAGTGTGCTTTTTCCTCAGGGGAATCCCAACAAACAACTGGCTTTCCAAGAATTGCAAACTCAGCTATAGCTAGCCCAAAAGTCTCTCCCCTATATCTAGCATGAAACATAGCATCGCAGGTGTGTATAAAATCCCCGGTGTTTTCGTTCCTCGGTAGGAAGAGGAGTCTTTCATGTTCCGCAAAGGGGGCCACTCCTTTCAGTACAGCCCACAAATCTTTTCTTTTCTCTAAAGCCTCTAACAAACCTTCCTTTGCAAAACCAATATCAAAGCTGTCATGTCCGCCATGGTAGCCAACAACATAAGACTTTTCAGGAATACCTAATGCTTCTTTATTTCTCGTGCCCAGAGGTTCTTTAACGATATGGGGTACCCAGCTTCCACATTTATGGTGGTCAGCGAGCCACTCAGATACTGCAGCAAATCTATCTCCGTTAGGTTTTGTGGCATCAAATACTGCATGAACCAATTCCTTGCATTCAAGAAAAACTTGTTCAGGATAGCCATAACGAATAAAATAGCAGCTGTCAAGGTGTGTTGAGAAGTCAGAGAGAACTTGTGGGGAGGCGTACTGTTTAACAGGAGCATACTTGGAAATACTGTCAAAAGATTCCTGCTCTATATGGCATCCTTCAGGGATCAAAACAATTGGGCTATGCCCCATCAACGCGAGACCCTCTGCGTAGTCTCTAATAGCTCTATCTGTGCCCCTGAGAGGCAATGACTGGGTGTGTAGTCCTATATTCATATTATGTGGGTGCGTGTGTGAAAACGCCTTCGTATGGTCTTGCTACATTAAAGTCTTGTTCGCACCACCAAGTCTGTATATCAGACTCTAGTGTTCCGCCTGGGATGCCACTGAGGGGTACGATATGTTTTTTAAGAAACTCTGTCTTGTAGATAGTTGGATTATTAGTGAAAGCTCCGTTCTTGGCTTTACACAAGATAAACCTTGTAGTGTCAATTTGATCTTCCCAGAAAACATCTGGGTACTTCCCAACAGGATCTTCTTCCCAATGGGGGCAATCCATTAAATGGTGGGGGTGTGTTTCTGCAATGTGATCTTTGATAGGGATAGTGTAAAGTGGCTCACCATAATTGGTTCTATGCCTCAGTCTCACTGCATCTGCTCTACCAGATTCTAGAAGTTTGCAGGAATCACTAATTTGTTTAACTGCATCAACATCAGAGAGAATCTTCCAATCATGTTCAAGAAACATAAGATATGGGCTTTTTGTATTAAACACTAATTCTCTGAAAGCAATCGCAATGCCTACATTTGTAGGGAATGGAATAGGAAAGAAGTTTCTTTCTTTCATAGCCACTTCATATGCGAAATTAGACTGATTTATAGCTACAAGTTTCTCCGCATTATCTGTAATGCCGAAGGTTTCCCATGTCTTAATTGAATCTGTGCAGCATTTTAAGTTGTTCCATGTTAGAACAGCTATTGCTGGTTTTATCGCATCAAGTGTTTCCATTTCTCTGGGTTCTCTCTAACACATTTGGGGAAAGTACTGTCTACTGGAATTTTTATATATGTAACCCCTCTGTCGAATAAATCCTTACCTTCTTCTACAAGAGTCTCTATTCTGTTAAGGTCCATATAATAGTCATTTCGGTACTCTGTGTGGGAGAAGGAATTAATCTTGTTTATTATTTTCTTCGGGGACATGACATATGAATAATGCCATCCAGCAAAATGAATATGGGGGCCCTGGAATCTTTTTCGTCTAAGTGCGTCAAACGTGCCTTCAGGCTTTACATGATGGTAGTATATGAAAGGTGCTGGCCAATCATTATCTCCACCCTTTAGGTTAATACCATAGTAATAGGTGTCCAGTATAGCCCAGGCTATCTTTGATTCAAGGGGGTTGGTGATTGTGGATCTTCGTAGAATTTCATCTACGTCACTTACGATTATTTTATTAACCCCACTATCAATAGAAAGCCGGAATTCATTTTCTAAGTTAACTTCTAAATAGTTTCTCTGAAATGCTTCCTCTTCCCATGGGTTTTCACATGGAAGCCTATCTAAGGGGGTGGAAACTACTCTGATTTTGTCCCCCCACTTCTTCATAAACTCTGGCCATTTATTTTTGTCCGCTAGTACCAGATCTTTTTTGTTACCTGTAAAAGTGAAAGGACTTTCTTGGATAAGAAAATAATCAACTACAGGCCCCATTTCCTCAAGCCGTAATTCTAATAATTCGAATTCATTGTAAAATAGAAAAGCATCTATAACCATTATGTAAGCTCCCACCATGCGTCAACGTTATAGTATTCCTTTAACAATCTATCCATCTCACCGGTGTTGCACATTTCCTGAACCATACCTTCAGAATTAGCTGTCTGAGAACCTAAGTGATAGATAATGAATAAATCATCCACATAAAACTTAAATCCCATTTCCCTAGCTGCTCTACACAAAATAAGATCTGCACCATACCCCTTTAATCTTTCATCAAATCCCTTAGCATATTCCCACGCTATGCACTTAACCATCGGGCAGCACCAATCAATCCACTTAACCTCTCTACCGTCACCATTGAGTCCAGCGGATGGGTGGAAGGGGTGGTGAGGGGAATTGAAGGCTGGGGTCACAGCCATGGCTTCCGGTCTAACATCGAATACGTGGAGCATTGATTCTATGTTCTTACAACTGGCACCTTGGATGTCGTCATTCATCATCCAAACATAATCGTAGCCCAGTTCAATGAACTTCTCCATAGCCCAGTTCCACCCACCTGAGAAAAAGCCATTCTCTTCTTTCCTAAGAACTGTGGCTGTCTCTGCTGTAATAGGTGTGGTAGAACCATTATCAATAACGAATAAATCTACATTGGACAGCATTTCTTTCTTCAAGAATTGCTTCTCCATAAAGTCTGATAAATCTTGCCTGTTGTACGTTAACCAGGCTGCTGCAATCTTCTTTTCTCTCATTACATTCTCCACATTTTTCTATATATCTTTTTAAGAAGTTTATTCTCCATGGCCAATCCTTGAGTTTTCCCACCAGACAGTTTTGGTGCTTGTACATATGTAGTGACATTGTAAAAACCCTCTATGTTAATTACTAGTAAACCGGCATAGGGTGGAAGGAGTGGTTTAACTTCTTTTGCTATTGTGTTGGGGACAGCAAACCAAAAATATGCTATAGGAGTAAGCCCTCTTGAAAGCTTATCATGTTTCGCCTTCTTATCTTTGAAATCCCTTTTAAAGTCACTGACACTGACTTTAATCTCAACCTCTTCAAGGTGTTTTGATTTGTTGAGAATGAGGATATCGGATTCCCAAGCGAAAAACTTAGTTCTCTCTAAGCAAATATCTACTCTGTAATCCCATCTTTTGTTACAGAGTAGTTTTGATATTGTGTCCGCTAATCCCATATTAGAATTGGGATGCTGTTTCCCACGTTAGGGGGTTGGATGGATCATCTACATGCGCGGCTAGGTCTTCATATTGTTTAAGAAACTCTTTTGCCCACTTGATCTTATCCACTACTCTCTGTCCGCATGGATGAGAGGTTGTCCATAACTCTAAGTTTTCAATTCTATTATCGTCCTTCACTCCGTTCATATGGTGGACATGCTCGGTTTTCAAAAGTTGTCTCCCTAAATGAATAGACATAACATATCTGTGTTCTAGAATACCGCTCCTAATTTTTCCTTTTGGAACTAGATGAATGTGTTCCTCTGGTATTGCAGACATAGGTATGTAACAATACCCACTGGACAAAATAATTTTGCCCCCAGGACTAGATGAACGCAGTAGGAGGGAGCATTTAGCACAAGTACAAGAAAAATGTCCCCGCCGCATACACTGCTGTATATCGTTGTACACTAGCACCCTTTCTTTATTGCATCTAATACAAGAAGTCTTTATGCAAAGCCTTCGTTTCCCCCCTCTTTCTCCCCAAAAAACTAATGATTTTTTAAAAGAATTCGCCCTATCTTCTAATCCATCAATATAAGGTGCCCATCTTTTAACCCAATCAGGTGCTTTAGAAAAATCCCAATCCATTACGTTTGGAAGGGATGCCGTAGCTTCACTGTGGCAGGCTTTAGCGCAAGCTGTGCATAAACCAGTGAACTCACCTAATCTAACATATCTAATCACGTTGTCCTTAGATAGGACTCTACCTTCACCACAATTGGGGCAAACGCATCTACACTTTCTTTTTTCCTCAACAGGAAAAAGACTAGAAGATACCAACTCTGGGGTGTGTGGACACCAATCTGGAACTTTTTCAACTATTATCATTAAAACTGAGCCACCTTATCAAGTGTTAGCGGATCATTTAAATTATCTACATGCGCGGCCAGGAGGCTTAAATCTACCCACCACCCGTCGCAGAACTTCCAGATACATTCCATATCAGCCCCGTAAGCTGGGTCTTCTGAAAGGTGTGTTTCTTTGTGAATTGGGTGTGGCCCCTGTCTGAATCTAAGAAGTTCAAAAACTTCCCTCTTAATAAGTGTATAGCCACAAGTAGCGTGAGCTGTGTTGACTACGTTTGGTTTAGGGTAACCTCTCGGGTGGAAAATGTAGCTGCCATGGCTATGTGCGCCCCTTCCAGGTACAGTGCCAGATACAATTGGTCTATCGTGGGCCATCAATCTCTCGATAGAATCCGCAGATGGAATAACATCAGCGTCTACAAAGAACAGATAATCACAGCCAGTTAGACTGGCACAATCAATAGCCATATTCCTAGCTGTACATATTGGGACCAATCTAGCTTGGTCTTGATCAAATGCTGGCTTCTTCCACCAAGTACTTTGAAACTTCCATGTATCAATCTCAACAGACTTATCTGGGTTTGCCTCTATCATTTTTTGGAGGTCTTGGTAGTTTGCATCATAGTCCTCAGTTTCTATATTGAAGTAAAGAGTATTGTTAGGGTATTTAAGTTTGAAGAGGGCAGGTGGGGCAACATTTTGTGAGTACTTCTTTCTATCACAAAGCAATGTAGCTGTTAATACTTTAGGGAGGCTCATTAATTAATTCCTTAGCAGGTGGGTATAAAGTTGTCCGTAATCTACTGGAAGCTTGTACTTTTTCTCTAAAACTTGGGTGATTTCCTGAGCAGCAGAATTAAAAGCTTTCCAAGCCTCCTTATCTGAATATTGCTCCAGAAGAATTTTTGTAGTTGCTCCGGTTCTCGGTCCCATCATCCCCCGGTTAACCTTTAACAAAAACTCCTCGGAGAAATCACCTTCCACACTCTTTGTTTTATAGGAAGCTCCGTGAAGAAGGAATGTGTGTTTTGGAAGGGGCAGTGGCCCGAAAAATCCAGAGAGATCTTTCATACCAGCAGCCCTCATCCAGACCCTAAATGAGTGGTAATAATTGCTGGTGACTACTGGGCCTGTTTCAACTAACTCTGAGAGTTTGTGTGCTTGCTCATGAATATTGGCGGCATAAATATGAGCCCACCAATGGGGATTCTTTTCTAGGTCTTGAGCGTGTTGAGAGATGCTGTGTATAAGAGCACTCCCGGTTATACTGTTAAAATCAAGTAGGGGTAAACTGAGATTATGCCCCATCAGTCTCTGGGCTACCAGAGAGGCTATCATCTTCTTCCCCGTGTTCGGAGGCCCCATTATCTCGATTATTGGCCATGGCTCTTTCTTTTTTGGCTTCATTCCGTGCAATATTGCTTTCTGCAACTCTTACCTCATTATTCAATCCAAGTCTGCTTTGTAGTTTCTTGCTGGGGATTGCGGAAAGGACGTACCGATCCCCAGTCAAGATTATGAGAGTAACAGCTCTCCTACCCTTTGTCACTTTTAAGACAGATCTAGGTCGCTCTGATAAAGCGGACTTGATTAATTCCCTCATTGGTATAGATCGGTAATCAAGGAGAGCCACAATCTGATCTGTCATAACCATGTTGTCAAAGCCTACATTAATCATAATAGGCTTGGAAACTACCTTAGGTTCGTGTATAACTTTTTCTGATTGTGCTTTCTTTGGTCTACCGGCTGGCATTAATACCTCAAGTCTTCTAGCTGTGCAGCAATTTCTGGGGAAACATTGATAATCTCATCTTCCATAGTTTGAGTCATCTTACCAGCTTCCATCATCCTATCCATAACTGCGTTTGCTTGTTCTATCTTCTTCTGCTGCACCATATCCACTTGAGCAACTCTCTGTCCGTCAGAGTCTGGGGTTGCCATAGGTGCATTCATAGCATTTTGAATAACAACCATAGCTTGTTGGATATCAGGTTCAAATTCACCTTCTGGGAGAAAGCCACCAAGATATGCAGCTGGTCTAACTCTTTGCTCACAAACAGTGCAAATAAGGGAGTGTTTGTCATAACTCTGACATTTACCTGTCACCTTGCACTGTGAATACATAGGGCACCTGGATGTCATATTGTTAGGATACAGATACCCCCTAGCTACATTACCGGCTTGCATTAAAGATCCTCAACTGGGGAAACAGCCATAGCATTAGACGTATCCCTTTCTAGTTCATTTACCGCATCTACGAGCAGTCTTATCTTATCATTCAGCCAAGTGTAATTATACGCACAAGCATCAACTTCTTCTTGCGGCATAAGATCAATGTTAGATCTGACTGTCTGAAGGAAAGTGATTAGGCCATAAAGAAGTTCTTTTCTCACTGTGAGTGCAATAACTGATTCACCTTCAATAAGGGTCTCGAGAGATTGTTTCACAACACTTTCTGAGAGAGTACTGATATCTTTAATAACAGCAAACGCATCTAAAAGCCTAGTGTCTCTGTTATCTTCCGTCCACTCATTGACATCCAATAGTTGGGTCAACTTTTCTTCGTATTGGACTCGTGCTGAGTCTGCTAAAATTTCGTCTAAACTTCTCATCTTATTCCTCTACCTTGCCCCATATATCACCATGAAGGATTAGGTATCTTTTCTCTTTTATGCCTAAAGGTGCTAGATCTAACACCATGGCCTTGTAAGGATCGAAAACAATTTTATCCCCAGGCTTAACTTGGTGCTTAACTTCGTTTCCGAAGAAGTCTTTCCAGCCAACACCCACAGACTTTACTACAGCAACTGTTGGTGGAACTGCTTTACTCTCTACTATAAGAACACTGGGCTTCGGTGGTTCTACCTTCTCAATCTCAACAAACATGCCAAGGGGAACTATTTTCACGTCTACAATTTCTTCCTTATCTTCTTCTTTAACTAATTCGGCTTTGCACATAACATCGAGCTCACTGGCTGTGAAGATGTCTTCCCCCAACCCTGCAGAGTTAAGTCTGACCAACTCTCTACCGTGTGCCATAACATATGCAATATCTCCAGGAGCAAGCAAACTAGTTATAAGATTGCCTTTCATATCTGGAACACCTACACCTACTTCTAAAACATTTGCCCATCTATCCTCTGCAGCTAGGAGATCAGGAACAAGAATATCCTGCTCTGCTTTGTCTATCATTTTCAAGGATAGATAGTTATTAAGTGGTTTGTACTTCATACTAGTAGTAATTTCTTTTTTCTCGTAAAGGGTAGAATCCTTTCTTCAAAGTTAGGACTTCATTATCTGTGAGTATAATGAGCATGTCGGGGTATAATTGGTTGGTTATTACTGTGCAGGTCTGCCCAAATATTGTCACCTGTTCACCACCATTAGGGGGAGACCACGAGAGTCCCCCACTACCAGATACCGATTTAGTCTTCTTTAGTTTCTCCACCTTCTTTTTTAGGCTTCCTACCTCGCTTTTTAGGTGGTTTTGTTTCATCTGATTTTTCTCGTTCGAAGGCTTCCCTTATAACTTCATCAACCTCTTTGAGAAACTCTTTTTCTTCATCAGTTAGTGGTGGAGAGAACCCGTAGGAGTCCTGCTCTTTCTTTGGCTCCTCAGGTGGCTTTCTTGTTAGTTGGGCCATCAACTGTTCGTTTTGTGCCATTCTATCAGCTAGAAGTTTTGCTAAGATGACAAGAGTTTTGTTTGGAAGGTTGGTCGATAGGAAGACCTCTAGCATAAGAGCGTCTCTGACTGGATCTTTTTCCGCAGCTTGGGATACTACTACATACTGCCCTGACTTCCTGGAACCGTTGATAACTAATGTTTCTGGTGGAAGTTGTGGTCTCATATCTTCCTCCTCATCGTGGTCGAAAAATGGATTTGTCATTAAATTTTGGTTACCTTCTTTAATTTTCTAAGACCTGCATTGGTGACACTTGCTACTGCAGGAAGCAGGAACTGCTTCACATACTCACTCCAAGAATGGTATCCATCCAAAACTTCCCCACCGGAGGGAATCTCTGTCTTCCACCTATATTTGTCATGCAGGTAGGGAGTGAGGTCTAGCCTCGACTCCACGGTCTTTCCCGTATCTCTAGAAAACTTTGCAGTATCTAAATAGACAAGGGGCTTACTTTCCCCGTTATACGTAATGGAGATAACTACTTCGTCTCCAGGTTCGCTTTTCGCAGTTACAAATAATGAAACCGCCTCATTCAAAGACATTGAAACCATGGTCTATATATCAATATTGTCCGATAACTCTTTTTTTATCCTCTCTATTGAGGCATATACCTTTTTAAGTGTAATATTTAGTTCTCTTGAGATATCAACTTTGCTGTATTGTTGGGCAAGAAGCATAGCAACCTGACCATCTAGCGGGTTGCTAAATTGGGTCTTCAAGTTCTCAGATGAACTCTCAATGTCGTAATACTCTCTTGTGGTTGGGGATGCAGAGAGCAGTATCTTGTGAGAGTTTCTATCTAAAAGATGGGCTCTCTTCTTCTTCTGCCTGTAGACATACATTATTTGGTAGTTAAGGCTGATCATCAAAAAGTTAAAGGCACTTTTATTCCAAGCCCTTAAACCTTCGAAAGATCTATCCTCAGGGGAAGCCACTTTTTTATGAAGCTTTCCAAGAGCAAATTCCACCATATCAGAGACTAGATCTTCTCTTTCTTCCCTTCTTAATTTTGTAAGATTATAGCCTTGTTTTGAAAAAGCAGTGTAAACCATTTTTGCAAGAGTAGCATGGAGGGATTTCCCATCATTCGATTCTCTAAATGCAATTACAGCTTTTGCTAATTCAGTAGAGTCATTAATTATTGTAGTATTTTCTGTAGCAACCATATAGCCCCGTTAATATTATACGATTAACAAGGATATAGTACCACATAAAATTAAGATAATGAGAGTAAAGCCCCAGTGATTATTGGAGAAGTTTGTGAGGAAGTACTAGATAGGTCAATTCTAAACTTATTCAATGTTGTACTAGTTGTTAATTGAGCTAGATCTGACGGATCTTTACCTCTTATTGTTGCAGATGAAAAACCAGTAGAGTTGTACGGATTAATAAGAGTTAGTACACCAGTTTGTTCAAACTCCACACTAAGAACTCTTAAATCAAAAAGACCCCAGTTTACACCAGAAGAAGGATGTAATCTAAATCTAATTTGAGCCATAGGTACAACTGGTAAGGCTGCTCGTACAGGACCAATCATCTCTAGAACATTATCACCTAACAAGGAGGATGGGTTATAGTTTGGAAGGTATGAGCAGTCTACGTCGTACCATGTGCTTCCTGGGCCAGCACCAGCTAATTGGTATGAGAGATCGCTAATTGCGCAATTAAATGCTGGCATAGGGTATATCTCTATCATATTGGCAGGGAGGCCTAAGTATTGTAGTGGTGCAGTCAACTTAATCCAAACAGGTTGATCGGATCTCCCCATCCATGCCTGTTTTCTTAGAAGCATAGCAATCCCTTCATTACTTTCTGTAAACTGGAACTGATCAGGGTTAGCTTCATAAGAATACGATAGCCTCACTTCCGATGAGACTATGTAATCATCTTGCACATTTTGTTGAGTAAGAAGATTAACCTGTGAACGTATAGGTAGAGTTGCTTGACCAAAAAGAGAATTAACTTCTGCTGTTGTGTCACTCCCAGATGTAGATATGTACTTGTTATCAAATAGTGTAGCTAAAAGTAAAGTAGAACCAGACGCCAATGCATCCAACCTTCCACTTAGCGTACTAAGATTACTGGATAGGGCACCGCTCTGCGCAGCTACAGCGTTAGATATTCTAGATGCTTTATCACTAAGTTGGTTAGTGGCTAACGCAAGTCCTGCAACATCCTTAGCTACTGCCTCGTGATACCTGTTAATAACATTGCTGGAAGAGGACCCACCAGACTTTACCTTAGGTGCGTCTGCACTCTCAACAGTAAAGGATGTTGTCTCTAGCTTTCTTGAAAATTTATCTGAGCTATTCATTGCTTAAACTAACCAACTTGCGTTTATTTTTCTTAACCTCTTCCACTCATGAAAGGAAGCCTGGGCTGTAATATTGTAGAAACTACTAATATCTTCATTAGTTGGATACACTAGTTCCTCTGATTGGGTCAGAGCTATATCTTGAATCTCGAGATTATTCGAAGTTCTTAAAATGGAACCCGCTGCTTTTTGCAGGAAGCTTAAAAACTTAGTGGAATCTCTGCTACCTCGGAACCTGAAATTACTTCGTACAAACAAATTATCATGAGCTACAACTCTTTGATTAGTGTACGAATCTCCTGCGCCTGGGTCTGTACCACCAACAGTATCTTCATGCACACCTATAAATCCAATTGCTGGAAGTACAGCATCGAAAACATTGGCTGGGGTGTTAAACCTATCAAACACTGGTGGAGGATTGGTGTCAATTATTGAAACATATTCCACTTGCTGTGCAGGAGTTACAGGCTGTGAAGACACACCTTGTAAACCGCTATACTGCACAGTATTAGCAGGGTCTGTGTAAACTGCCCCAGGTAGGGGAATACCCATAGAGGGCTGGCCTGAAGTACCTATTAGTGGGTCGCCGCTAGGCATTAAATAAGCCACCTCGCATCAAATTTTCGTAACCTCCTCCATTCATGGAATCTTAACTGGGCAGTAGCATTATAGAATGAAGAAATATCGCTGTCTGCGGGATAAAGAAGTTCTTCTGCTGTGGTAAGAGTTAGATCAGCTGTCTCTAATCTTTTTCTTTCCCTAAGAACTTCACCAGCTACATTTTGATTAAATAGAAGAAACTTTTCAGATTCTTTTATACCCCTAAATCTGTAGTTTCTTTTTAGTGGAAGGAGTGAGGTGTTGGTGTCTCTGGTTGGGAAGTATGGGGAGTCTGTACTTACTACTTCAACGAACGCTGCCACGTATTTAACAGGCTTGTCCTCATAGAACTGTGAACCAGCATACCCTTCCAATTCTAGATCAAAGAAACGGGTATTAGTGCTTGACATCTCTGGCGTTAATGCCTCAGTACCCTTTGTCCCATACTCTGTGTAGTTTGGGGTAAGAGAACTGCTTATTCCAGGAAGTCTTACAAAAATACTTTCGTTCATTACTTTACAGAAACTCTATACTCATCTATAATAGGGCCATCTTTTGTTAACTGACTTCTAAACATATCCATTCTCACTTTTACAGTGGAGTAATTAGAGTCAGCATCTGGTAAAGATTTGTAGTCAAGTTCATAATTAGGCCCGCTACCTTTCAAGAAACCATCAATTGCTTGAGTGTTCCAAGTGTTAAATAGTATAGAAGTCCCATCTGTGCTCCATCCCCAGAATCTATGATCTTGTGGTACGTTCCACAAAAGATCAAATTCTGAAATAGGTCCACGCTCTCCTGATGCGCATATCTTGGTGATCTTCATCTCTTCCATCAATCTTGGGTCAAACAAAGATGGGAATAATGATACTTGAAGATAGGGGTAAAGTCCTTCAGGAAAACTGGAATCCTCCCCATAAATCAGGGGGTCAACAGTGTGAACCAAAATATCAATTGTATTCCACCCCCGGTTAAACGACATAGAGAATGATGAACCAGCTTCACCCTGACCAGCTACCCCGCCCTCTATAAAGCTTTCATTCTCCAGAGTGTTGTACACTGTGTAAGGCTTAGATGAAGAATTAACTAAGTTTTTGTTAATATAGACTGAATAGGCACCATAACATTTTCCAGCATCTCTGAATGTTTTGGCTGGCCGTGTTCTTATACCTTGATAGAAGTAAGCTTTACAACTATCCAGAACGTAGTCATCCTCTATATACACTTGGAATGAAAGTTTGTACGTATGGTTAGGTTGAGCTATTCTTGTGCCAACGGTGCCCGCCATTAACACTAAAGCCATATCCATATACTTCTCATTCTCTGTTTGGAATTGGAATGGCAGTATTTCTGCTCCCTTCACTACCGAGGTGAAAAGATTGTATTCTGGTTGTAGGTAGAGATGGTTTTGGTAAGAACTTCTTTCGTTGTAAGTTCCAACACCTAGCCATGTAGAGAATTTTCTAACTTGATTATCTTGAAAATCATCTAAGCTTGGTGTGTGTGGTGCTTCCCCACTAACAAGATAGTCCTTTCTAAAGGCAGTGACTTCTACCTGATTAACACCAATAAGCATCTTGCCAGTGGTAATGGATGCTGGGGCATTATCTACAGCTATAGTGTAGAATCCATTTTCATAAAGGACATCCTCTCGCTTAACTGTGTAAGTAGCTACTTCATTGTCCCGCACTGCAGTCCATTGCCCAGGTGTGCATTCCTTCCAAGTAATGTCATCAAAACTGTAATAAATTCTAGCATTTGATCCCTCAGGATACTTACCAGTTACATCAAGTTTTATTTCTGAGAAGGAGACAGGAACACCTATACTGGTTGAGTACAGTGAAGCTGAATCAGCAGAGCCTGATTTATAAAATTTCACGTCCCGTATGCCAGCAGCTTTAGGTAATGCAGCACCCTCTGAGGAGAACGTAATCCTAAGTTTGTTTACCTTAGAGATTGGACATGATAGGGTTGTCTTCCTGTAAAGTATCTCTCTGGCAATTTCAGTAAAGCCTTTGCCAGATTCAGCTTCTATAATTACAGATATACCAAAACCTGTTGGATCAAGCTGTATTGATGAAATATCTTGTGGGGTATTGAAGGAGAAAACAGCAGAGGCAATTTGACCAACTGAGGTAAACTGCGCCCTCCAGTTAGTTGTATCCAACCCGTCTACAGCCATATGCGGTGTTGAGGATAGCGAATCAACCCCAGAGGAGTAGACGATCTGTTCTACAGATATGTCAGCATAATTTATAGAGGCTTCTGTTGTTGACGTTGGGAGAAAGGTTACACCCTCACTAGAATCAACCCAAACTGTGCTTCTGGACCAATCAATCCAATTGGTATTTGTGAAGCCCTCAATAAAACTCCATGAAGCTTGACTACCAGCTTTCTTCTTTTCTGCAGCCGCCGCTTTAGATAAGCTTAGGGCTCTCGATTTCAATAACTGACTCTTCGCCCAAAACTCTTCCTGTAGAGCTTGAATCTTGTCATCCACAGCTTTGACAGCTTGTTCTGATACAGTTACGTCCCTAGACAGACCAGTAAAAAATAGTGAAATCTTTTTGACATTGATCTTGTCACCATCCACTGCTTTGTAAATCGGTGCAGTGGGGAGCCCGAATTGTTGGACACCCATATCAGGAGTACCCAGCATTTTAAGGTATGTTGCTGGAACAGATTCTAATTCAAATCTGGTGATACCTCTTTTTGATGCTTCGTTAAAAAGAACGTTTTTCTGTGTCTGCTCAATTATCATTACGCCGGTAATCCTTGAAGAACTATGTTATTGATTTTGGGGGAGCGATGCAGGTCATCGGAACTTCCCAAAAGCACTGCCTTTACATAAACAGCATCTGCAGGTTTATCTAGTGTTAGGGAGTTTTCTAGGGTTGTATCTGAAAGTGGAAGGACTGGTTTCCACTCTACTCCGTCAAGTGAGAGATAGTACTTAACCCAATCCCCCTGAGCCCAGTCTGCTGGGATTGAGTGGTCTACAATCAAACCAATCTTTGTAACCCTTCGTGGGAACACCAGCTTTTTAGTTACAATCTCTGCTGCTGGGGCGTATACAACTCTCAGTAAACCAATGTCTCTGATAGAGATGCAGGACCTAAATCCCTTGAAGATATCGTAACCTGAAGCTTGGCCGATTACTTGGGAAGTTCTGGAAGTACCAAAGGCAGCATTTGCCAAATCCCCAATAGATAATACTGCACCAACTATGGGAACTACACTAGAAATTACAGAACCTACTTTACCAAGACCACCCAAGATCTTGCCAAGACCTGCTACATCTTTAGAACCAAGGTTTAGGGCTTTAGGTGTTGAGGCAATTGAACTGACCAGACTCCCAACACTGCTTATAGTGGACAGTGCTGATGAAGAGCCTCCCATGATTGACTGAAGGATAGGCGATAATGCTCCTAAAATATTTGATGTACTTGAGTTAGAGCCAATTACTTTTCCAGATTCAGATATAGGTTTTCTATTCCACTCTGTCTTAGTGGACTTAGATGGAATAAAAAGAAATCTTCTTGTAGTTTTAGTTTCAACTTCTTCTTCAGCAAAGGGGTGTGCAAGTCCTTTTACAGGAACAGTCTTACCCCTGAGTTTAACTATGATCTGGTTTATATCCCGGTCTGTTGGAACTTCGAACATAGATCCAACTGTTTGAGAACCAGTTCTTCGTAGAACTTCCTTCTCTAAAGTCCGTAATGATGTAGTTTCTATATTGGCTTTTTTATTCTTAGCTACTACGATATTAGTTCCCTGAGTCACAACATCAATTTGTTCTATGACTAGATCACCTTGTCCCGGTCGTAGATATGGATTGATTCTTATCTCTGAAAGAGGTTGTGGGGTGGTTAGATTGAACTTTATAGTAACCTGTGTGTCATTTTTTTCTAGACCACTGGGGTCAGTGTCTTCTATAAACTCCGCTATTAGCTCGCCCTTCCCATCTGAACCAGTTTTAGTTGAACCATCTGGTAGAACCACAGTAGCTCTCCAATCGTAGTTTTTAGTTTCCTCTAATACGTTTTCTGGTTTTCCGCCTAGTTCATAGACCAAAGATCTTCCTGCCCTTCTTAGCGGCTGTACTTTGGGAATGAAGTTTCTCTCCATTTCAAACCAAGTTTGGCTGTTGTTGTCAAACATGGTAGAGATATTGGTAGTGTCAGCTTTCTCTAAAGTAGGTTCTGGGCCTTTCTCGGCACTCCCTGGGCTGGTTAGATCTAGAACTAGAAGGTTACAACCAGGAATACCAACTATAGAACTAGATGGAATTTCTACTCCGTAGTCTTGTATATTAGCAAACTCTTGAGGCGGCAGACTAACCTGGCCATAGTCTGTATCAATAAGAGCGGTAGTCCTGGTTGTATCAATGTTGAGATTATTGTTAAAGCTTTCAGCGACCCAAACATATTGAGATATCTGGTCCTGAGTCATGCTTGTAACTACCTGAACATCATCAGATGCTTCAGTTAAAGCCTTGTTAGCCGACTCCATCTCAGACGCGAGCACATTGTTAAGTTCAACAAGTCTATCAAACAATGTGTCAGTGTGTACAGCCGTACTTCGTATCTTTCCAGCATAAAATCTAGCAAGATCCCCAGTCATTGCGTCTAGGTCTGTTGGTTCTGCCAAAGGAGCTATTGGTGCAGGAGCCCAGTCCCCCCTATTGGCAGCACCTTTTGCGAGAGTAACAGAAAGGTTTCTCTCTATTTCTGGGAGATCAGCACCAGTGGTATCAACCCTATTTAACCAATCTTTTAAGATCTCATTTTCCATTATTGAATCTCCCTAAGTGGAGAAGGAGAGCCTTCTTTTGTTCTCATAGAAGCCCCTAATAAGGCAGGTGTAACAGTTGGACCTGATGGTCGGTAAGACTCTACTTTTAGTCTAGGTTTGACCCCCAATGTTTCATACTCAACTGTTACAGTTGCTGGTATGTCTCCATATTTGAAGAAGTCCCTGCTACACTGAATATCCCCTTCAGGTGTTACGTAGTACTCTATAACTGGGTAGTAGGTTCTACTCATTCTGTCAAAATCTGGACCTCTAAGAGTTGGAACCCTTCCAGTATTGTAGTCAGTCATATTCCTTGTTATTGGCAGATGCCTACTTACAATACCTGTATCCTCGCTTCCACTGGCTGTTGAATTCACAAAAGCAATAGCCTCGCTGAAGAAGTCTTCCTCTTCAGATTTGGATATGTATTTGTAATCTGCAACAATGTCTGTGAAGTTAGATGCTGGGGCTGTATTTTTGAGTGTGATTATCCCAGAATTTGCTTCCAACTTATAATCATTAGGTGGAATAAGTCTAGCTTCTTGGGTATCAGGATCGTACCAATACGCCCTAAACACTGTACCCATTGGTCCAGTAACCACAGGTTTGAATCTTGTTTTATAAGAGTCCCCACTGTTAAGTTTGGATGTCCTGGTCTCTGTAGTGTTTTCGTCTTTAGCAAGAGTGCCGTTAGCTTTTCTTAAATCATACTCTCTCTTAGCAGTCTGTTCAATAGAGCCTATACCAACATTCATACTCTGCTGTCTGTCTAGGTACTCTTTAATAGTCATGGTTGGTGTTATACCATTCCACAGATTGTTATTAAAGTTACCACCAAAGAACAGTTCAGAAACTTTAGTTCTAGCTATGAACTGCTCATAAGTAATGTAGTTGGCTGTAATGCTTGTGGTTGTTTCAGAGACTGCTGTCAGTTCAAGAAGTTCCTTCAATACGTCTCTTACTCTAGCTGAATCAGGTTTTCCAAATGTGTCTGGATATGCAGTCCACTTGCTTGTAGATATTGTTAGTTTTATTGGAAGGTAACCTTCGGTGCTGACAATATCATCTCTGGTTACTTCCAGTGTTTCTGGCATACCAAGAGGTATTCCGTTTATTTGTGTATCACCGGTAGTACCAGTTCTTCCACCCTCTTTAAGAATACCATCCTTAATGGCTTCTCTTAGAAGTTGGCTTCCTATACCTGTTGGTGTTTCTAGATTAGGGTCGAAGTATGTCGGCCAGATAGAGTAAGAAGAGAGCCAAGAATTAATATCTCGCATTTTAACTCTTCGTAGGTGTGGCACTCTTTTGAGAATAACCTTACCATCTCGATCTGTACCGTCAAAGGTTTCTGTGATTCTTGTGGGGTCAGTAATGATTCTATGGTCTGCGTTAGCCGCCCACCCTGCTTCTTCTTCTTCACTCGTGAAGATTGAAACTATGTCACCTTGGTTTCTTATAGTCTCCCCGGATGCATCAATATCTCCAACCCTAAAAGCCTTTACAGCTAGTTGGTATGATTCATCCTTTTCAAAAGGAATGATATAGAACCCAAGCCCATCAGTTTGATATTGTCCTACATCTGCAGTGACCCATATATTTCTGATCTCTTTCTTCGTCTCTAAAGGAATAGAAACAAGACTTGCTCTAGGAACAAATTCCCTGTATCTCAAATCAAGTTCCTTCATTCCGAATCTATAGGCAAAAACAGTTGAGCCTACCCCCGAAGAGTTTGTTCTGTCAACCAATTGATTTACAGAGTTCACCAATTCAGTTGATACTTCTCTTGGAGCTGTTATAGGGCTTAGTGTTTCTGAAGGTACCTGTCTGTTTAAGGTTTCTCTTCTAGGGGAAGTTTGTTGTAGAACAAAACTAAATCTAGAAGTTGTGATAGATCTTGGAAGGGAGATGGTTGTGGGCTTCTCTATTGTTTCGTTACATTGCCATCTTTGTTCACCAGCAAACAATTTAGCTTGGGATACGAAAGCTGAGGCTGATGTAGTAGCTGAAAAGATTTGGAAATCAACCCTTCCACTAACACTTCCTGTAGGTGAGTAAGAAACAAGTCTCGAGGATTTATAGAAAGCTGGTAACGTCTCAGCTAATTGATCTGAACCTATGGCTGCTCCAGCTGAATTGAACCAAGTTATTCTGGCACCAGCTGAGCAGTCTCCCTCAGCAGCTATGGCATATTGCAATTCAAATCTTTGGCCGGTAGCTATGCCTGAAGCTGTCGGAACCCCACTCAAAGATAGGGTGTACGAGTTTTGAATATTAAAGCTCTGACTAACTTTTCCAGAGGTGCTGTCAATTAACGTGCTAACAGCTCCCAGCCCTGAGGCCATCCAAGTTGTATGGCTGAGTGTCCACCCTGTTGCTGCCGCTGTAAAGCCTGGATTGAGTAGGCAGTTTCTTTCGTTTAGAGGGGTCCAGGAAACGGAGAGGAGTTTGAATGGTTCTGTGGTTACTGGATCAATAAAAACTTCGCCCACTAATGTAGGTCTATCAAGGTAGTAAGTTAAGAGAACTGCCGAACCATGTGTGTAGGAAGATGGTAGCCATGCTACATCTCCGCTTGATACCCTAACCATAGACGGGAAATAAGAAGTGCCCATCCAGAAAGAGGCTCTTGAGCCATCGGTTACATCGTTTAGAGTGCCTCTTTGTTCTATAGGTGCTAAGGATTTCTCGATAATTGCAGTACCTGCAAACCCACCATTAGATCTGATAGAACTAAACATACCAGTGTCTGGTAGTCTGTAACAACCCTCTTCCTGTGCAAAAGTCAGCATAGGGGAGTTAACATAGAATCTAGGAGATGGGTCAACCCAACTACTATCTCCACCTGAGAAAGATACTGAATTATTCGCGGGTGATGCGATAGAGGATCTTATGGCTCTTAAAGCTGCCTCCAATTTTAGAAGCCTAGTTTCCCCCTCACCTATATTCGCATTGTATCTTTGTGACAAAGCTTCAACATACTGATGAGCTCGATCAATAGATGAGTAAAGACCTGCTAGGTCCGATACAGAATGTATGCTGAAATTATTCCAATCTAATGAAGATTCTATAGCGATCTGGTCTGAAGAGTTAACCTTAGTTGATACTGGGGAAGCTAGATCTTCTATTTTTACAGAAACCTCAGGCGCAGTATTAAGACCCAGCATATATTGGTATGCTGTCTTAGCCCATGGGAATGTGGTTAAAAAGACTTTTGCGTATTCGTTCATTAAGGCTCCCCGATCACTATGTCGGAAATGTGAATGTTTTGTGTACCCCTAAGAAGCATCTCACCCTTTATGTAGAAAGTGCAAGCATTGAATCTTGGGGTTATGTTAAATTGATTCATAGGTATCACGAAATCAACTACCTGTGGTGAACCCAAAGTTTGAGAACTAAATGTCATCTGCGAGAGAGGTACATTTATATACTGTATCTTATTAGATTCATAAGAGGATGATCTCACTACTGCGGTCGGGGAATCTGAAATACCAAATTCAAATTTAGTTCTCAAATCTTGCCCGTTGATATTGGTGTAAAAACCTGAAGCATCTCCTGTTGTTATTCTAAACTTAGCTACATAGTTACCGTTTGCAATATTGTAACCAGAGGGAGCTACGAGAAGAACTGATATAGGGACTATCGGAATATTCCACGCATTGAATTGGTAGGAGGTGAGTTGTAGGAGAAGGCTTCCAGGTTCGGGTATTGCCCTAGAAGAGCCTCCCAGACCAAGGAACCATGGCAGACTTGGGTTTACATCACAACCTCTGTAGACATGGTTCTGAGTATCATTCCACCTTAACACAACACCAGATGCAGTCGGGGTTGTATTATCATCTATAATAGTTTCATTGGTGGTGAATGAAGAGAATATATTGTACGAACTTGCCATACCTGTTTTAGAAAAGAAACTTCTAATTTGAATAGGTATCGTGGCACCAGTCGCTAAATCACCCATTTTAAGGGAGTCAAATAACAGCCATCTATTACTCTTAGTAGACGCGGTTTGTGGCACACTCTTTCCTACAGAGAAGAAGCCTGGGTACCCGTTGGACACTGTGTTTGTGTCTGTGTAGGTCAGGAGGTTTGTAAACAATCCTGAAGCAGCTTCTTGTTGCAGAATAATTGTGTTGCCTGACGCAGCTAGTCTGTATGAAACAGACATGTCACTAGCAGAGAACACCAATGTAGATGTTCCAGTTAAAATAGTAGCCCCAGAGACTGTTGTAGAGACATAGGGGGCAGTACCAGAACCTTTCAATGTCACAGTCTCGTCTAATACCTGGGACAGATTTACGTTCTTAAACTTAGCTAGATATGCAATTCTTGGAGCTGTTTCGTCTGCGGGCAGCCCAGAGGTGGAGGTTGTTAACGTACCAGCAGCTTCTCCGAAAACCAAGCCGTAGAAGCTGGCATTGTTTGCTGGTCCATTCATTCTAACTGCTGGACCAAAACACCCAAAGTTTCTTCCAAAAAATGGAGAATCAGCAGCAAACCCACAAAGCCTAAATTGAACAAACTGGTCGTCCGGTCTATCCAAACCTTCCACTCCATAAAGAATTCCAGATCTGGCAGCTATACCGTACAAGTAACCACCCATAGTGGTTTCATACCTTGCTGCTGTGGTATTGCTTGTAAGAGCAAGAACCCTGTCATCTGGGGTGCTAAGAAGACTAAACCCACCTAGTGGAATGTTTTTAACTGCTACAGCAAAAGGAGTCTGATCTGGGTTATTTGGGTATACAAAGCCGCCAGATACTCCGTAGTAATCTATAGTGTATCTAGAGGAGGACAATCTTCTTGGGAAGATTCCTGTACTTGTAGGGGTTAAAGAAAAGTCTTTACCACCTACTATTGGTAGGGTGGAGCTTGAAAGAGTTGCTTCTGAGAATCTTTCTGAGAACGAAACCTGAGAACCTGGTAGTGGAGTTCGCCCCACTGCACTAACTTTAACTGTAAAAGTTCTTCCCCCCAGCCCGCTGGATGGTTGAACTGAACAAACAAAGTGGTTCTGATTTGAAAGAGTGTTCCAAACATCTGAACTGTTTGGATTCTTATTTGCGAATACACCCTCTGCTCCGTAGTTAAACTCATCTGCTCTGACACTAAGGCTGAAGGAGTTGTCCCTGAACGGGTTAGACCCGAATATGTCAGGAATAGTAACAGAGAATTCCTGCCCGTTCCCAACCATTGTACCGGATGTTACTTGAGTTGTTAGCAGTATCTGGTTACCCTCTACCTGTTTAAACACTGATGAGCTTATTTCATCCGAAGTTAACGGGTAGAAGGCTTTGATATTGGTCCCTAAAAACTTAGGAAGCTGCTTTTCAATTTGGATACACGCATCAAAATAATGATTGAAATGGTCTGAGGATTCTAGACTATCAATCTCTAGGGAGGTGTAGTTTTTCTTGATTGCGAAACTATCTACTGTTGATGTTTCGGGGCTGTATGTTGATAGCTGGCCTCTCCTATATAACGACATCTATAAGTCTCCCTATTCCTTGAATTCTAGCTTGGAACATTATTCCCTGCGCTTGGCTGCTGTTAGCGAAACCAAAGGCTACTCTGTCAAACCCAGCGGTAGCGTTAACCAATTTCTCTTCTGTAGTACCTGCAGAGGTATGTGCTGTCTGGAAGAAGCCGGATTTGTCTCCAGTCAATGGAGTGTTGTCTACGTAGTTTAAAAGAACAGTAGCCGCACCCGTAATATTGTTTATTGATTCCAGTTTCACTACAGTAACTGAACCGCTCGCTGCTGCTGTAAATCTGAACGCACCAGAAGCAGCTATACTAAGAGGTGTATAGGTTGACCCTATATTAGTAATCATTGAGTTGCTTCCTGGCCATGGAAATGTTTGGTAATAGGTGTTGGAAGCGAGTGATACACCCCAATCATATCTGTTGCTTAAGTCTAAATTAGACAGCTTAACCAGCCAGGCTACTGCTGCTGGACCAGAGTAAGATGAAGTAGTTTGCGGGGCACCGGTAGTTATCATTAATCCATAACCACTTAACGCTCCAAAACTTCCAGAAGACTTTAGCAGGAAACCACCCCTGAACAGCCTTCTTGAATTTTCCGAACCTAGGTACGAACCTGATGTATTGTAGTCATAGGTAGCTAATGAGTTGATGTCAAATTCTACTGTGTCGTAGTTTGTGTTATTATCAACCCATTTGTATCCCTTAGTCAAACTAGCCCCTGATTTGCTGGCAAATACAAGATGTCTTACTGTCTGCTGGGTGTTTGAATCATTGTATGCTTGAACGTAAAATGGCTGAGGATCAATATTAGACCAACCACTGAACGAAGTATATGTTGGGGTCATACCAACAATGTTAGGAGAACCATCCGGTGAGTTAATAGGTACAGTGTACTGAAGCTGATTTGACACCGATATAACGGGATTAGAAAGGGTAACAAAAGAACCTTGGTATTGCCCCTTTGATAATGGCTCCGAAGCTCTTTCTAGTGTTGAGGAATCTAACCTAAACGAGAATCTGTGTTTGTGTTTACCGTTCTTCTCTCTCCTAATGGCTAGACAGCCCGGTGTAAAGAGGGAGGGGAAAACTGTACCACTTGCGGTTACTATGTAGCCTACACCGCCCACAGCCTCAAAGATCACCTGTTTTCCTGGTGGGAGGGATGGAATAACTGTGGCTGCAGATCTAACACCAAGACTATTAGTGGAAGTAGCTGTCCCATCATTGATTTCTTCGTAGTAAACTGAATCGTAGACACTGCCTAGGGTACCGGATACAAACACTGTTGTTGTGATCATATCCATGCCAGCAGAGCTTCCTACTGATTTGATGTCGTTGTTATAGTCAGATGTATCAATAGAAGCTTTCTCAATGTTATAGAGAGCATCTCCAAGGAGATTAACTTCATCGCTTTTAACTGTGTTTTCTTCACCCGACCCATCAAACTTTTCTGGTATGTTAAGAGGTACTTGACTAAATGGAGGGGCAACTCTAGAACCAACTAGTGTTGTGCTCTGCGTGTAGTTAACTACTATCTGTGGGTGGGTGATCTCGATACCCTTAGTTCCAACCCTTCTTAGAGATACACCAAAGATTGGGTTTGGATTTCCGTACAGAAGTTCCTTTCTTGTCCAAAATGCTTTACCCCATTCTGATGCAGAAAATGTTAGGGTACCAGAGCTATGCCCTGTAAGGGAGAGAGTTCTCTCCGTCCCCATGGAGAAAGGTTGGTCAGTATCTCCTACATATAGACCGAGATTAGCTTTAAGCTCTTCTGTGGTAAAACTTCCAGATGAACATTTTCCTACTAAGGAAACAGCTATACTATTAACTTCGGCATCTAACGGGATGGATGCTGGAAGTCCGAATAAAAATAGTACTTTCTCCCCAACCGATCCGTCACTATCAGCAATAGTGGCGTTACCAGTTGTTGTGATATCACCACTAAGGCTCCAAGTATTAGAACCAGATGTCTTAGATGCATATTGAGGTGTCAGTTGAAGATCGCTCATTTATTTATTGTGGAGATAGCGCACATAAGGCTATTCTTAAATTTGTTTGTTGGTTTGTAGGGAGAAGCCAGAATTGGGGGCCTAAACCATTTGCGGATTGAACAGAATCTAATTTACTGTCTATGATTACTCCCCTTATAAGTATTGTGTCTGCCCCTATGTTTGCATTTACTGATACTGCGTAGGAGTTGGGAAAAGGTTTTGTTCTATCAAATACTTTGTCTGAAGGTCCGGTTAGGAATCCTGTTCCATGAAGTTTAGGGTTGATAATAGATATTCCACCAAACTGTGTTAACAAAGCAGTTGGAATTTTCTTATTTAGTAAGGCCACACCACCCCTTCCAATCAACTTTGAATAATCATCAGACGATGATGTCAAAACAAATTCAAAAGGTAGAACATTCCCTGGAACAGAGATTTGTGGATTTGTTGCAGCATCGAATGCGCCTACTTTAACTAAAGTATGAAGCGGGATATCGAATACAACTGGAATACTGATCTTTTGTATAGAGCCATCACCAGATGCGGATATTGTATTCTGCATCAAATCATAGGCTTTGATAACTAGATTTCGTACCTTATTATAGTGTGCCGCATACAGCTTTTCATTATCAGAAACAGCCGCACTATCGTTGTTCCTTAGATTAGGGAAGTCAACGTCCAGCTTTTCTGGCCATCTTATCGTATCATTAAACGCCATTATACAAACTCCAGTTTATAGTACACACCTGGTGGTATTCTATTTTCAACTATTTCTTTAACATCCTCAACTGTGTACTTACCACCTTCTGCAACAAGAACAGATTTATTGACTCGTATTGTTATTGCACCACCAACTTGAGCCGCTTTACCGTCCCAGTTGCCTAGATCGAAGTAGCCTCTAAGAGTATTTAGTGCATTTGGTTCAGATACTAGGAGATCAAAATCGAAGTCTTCTGGAATACCTCCGCCCCTAATTCTAGCATCTGCAACCTTTATCGAGTTGACTGAGGCAGGTGCTTTTAGAAGAACCCTGGATAAAGGAAGCATTGACGGGTATCTTGTAGAGAAAATATCTCTCTTGGGTACCCCTGCTTCATCATAGTAGTTTCTTCCAAAGACAGAGAATCCATATGTATTAGATGGTCCTTCTGAAACTCTGGGGACGATATCCTCGATGTTCTCCCCTACACAGTGTCGTATAAAATGAGTCTCCCCATAATCGTAAGCACTGTAGAAGGTTAAAACTATTTCATCAGGGGAGCCTTTAACAATGCTGTAAACACCTACAGCGGAAGGTATTGCGTATACAGTTACTTGTTCTAGGAGACAGTCTGCTGAAGATCTTATAGCACCATATCTTGAATCACCGATAACATGCCCATATTCAGGGTTAGCATCGAACGGGTAGTAGACATTGTTCCTATCTCGGTAACCTAGATATGTGAATTTTTGTGCGAAGATAGTATATTCTAGTTCTATTTCATCCCCTGGCGCGAGACTGAAGCGTACATCAATATACTTTGATGCTCTGTTAACCTCTTTGATAACACCAGTTGCTGAGGAATCTTCTGTAAAATTGCCTGTGTATTTATCAATACCGTTAACTGTAATCCTCTTCAAAGAATGAAGACTATCGGAGAATGTGATTCTGTTTGGTCCAGCAGCGTGTGCTGTTTCTACAACAGCTCTAAGTTTAAATCCTGAGCCAGGGTAAACACCTTCAACACTGTCTTCTAGTGTTCCATAAAAACATTCTGGAACAGTATATACAAGAACACAGGTAGAACCAACTTCTAAAATACCGGATAAAGCATCCGACAGAAACCACGCATCTGATTGCTCGTAAGAAGGTATTGTGTACGATCTAAATATAACACCAGAAGTTACTTCTAGCCCCCAGGAAGACGATCTTGTCTGTCTTATACCAAGGGATTTGATTGGTGAGTTAACAAAAGGAAGGGAGTAATTATTATCAGTTAGGTCTACTGTTTTTGATGAATCGTAAATAGACCATCCACCACTAGCTGGGGGAACTTGACTAAAAAGAGAGGTTCCACCGTACACATGTCTAAGTTTGAACTCTGTGCTGAAGGAGTTTGGGTGGAAGATGTAGTCTCTTAATTGCGGAGCATTCTCTTTGGCGAACTTATATGTATCAAAGGCTGACACACTAAGATCAGGCTGCATCATTGATGATGCAACAAATGCTATTCCCACTGCTTGGCCTTTATTTTGTGGTGCTGGTCCGAACCGTAAATTTAACTGATTCTGCATTATGGTTCCTCCCTAACTATAACGATAGGAGATTGACCGGAGTCTGCCTTAGCAGCTAGTTCATCAGTGTCTGCAACAATAATTCCAAGATACTCATCCAGACCAACTACTCTGCTAGGATTGAGAGAAGATGGTCCAGTACTGTCAACACACCTTGCTGTGGCTGATCTAATAGAAGTGGCCTCTTCGTTTGACGTGTTTGTGTACTGGAAAGAGGATGGTTTTCTACTAATAAACGTAATGCCACTTGCTGCATTTCTTGGAATTCCGTCTAAGTAGTGGGGGGATGCATACAATCGTGAGTATCCTTTTGGTGTAAATGCGTTTGACTGCGCTACATTTATAACACCAGCAGAGTATTTATCAAAAGACAGTGCTTGAGTTGTATTGAGAATTCTAACACTACCACTGCTTGTTAAGGTTCCACAATCTACCCGGAGTTGTAGATTTCCAGAGACAGAAGTGGTTGGGTAGATAAGCAGGTTTACCTCACCCCTATTGTCTGTCCTTAAAGTATAAACACTTCCAGTACTGGCAAGAGTTGCTGGTACCGATAAAAGGAGACCAGAGGGTGCTTGATTATGTGTGAAGACTAGGCTAGTTTGTGGAAGTGGAAGTCCAGTTTGGTCGGTAACAACAATAGTTGTCTTTACGATCTCCTTCCAACCACCAACCACTTCTCGTTTATCAAAGACTAACGAAACTCTATGTGGACTTCCAGATGAAGCTGTTTCTGAGTGGTAAAGGAATCCAGCCCTGAATGCATCAGAAAAGAGTGGATTGAACTGTAATTGTTGACCATCGTTTGGAGAAGATTGATAAGCTTTTTTGAGATACTCAGGTGGAGTTCCCTCACTATGTACTGTAAGTGTCGCACCAGACCCAGCTTTTGTATAAGCATGGATTCTATCATGATCGTATAAGACAAAACTTTTATCTATGTAGTATTCCAGGACAACCCAATCACCTTCGGAAACTGTTAAACTGTGTGTTATAACGTTGTCGTCAACAGTTCCAATAGTTTGAGATTGGGTTCCCTTAGTCACAACTACATTTCTTATATTCCTATAAGAAGCCTTAACAACACCACCAGCCTCTTGTGTTACGATTTCTCGGAACTTTAGGACGGGATGAAGCATTGCTATATCAGCATATGCAGTTATAGCACTAGCGGAGGTTGAGTAAGTATAGACTTTATTAAGATCTTTATCGTGGTAATAAAGCCTACCTGCGGATAAATCTCCTGAAGAAGCTGCCCTACTAAATGTTAGTTGACCGTTGCCCCTCATCCCTAGAAGAATACCGCTAGTTGGGAGAGAGGCAGAATAAACTTGTGGAGCTGCTTGAGCCCAAGTTAGGGGCATTGCTGGTAGAAAACAGTTATGATGCTCAACATAGTTGGTACCGTTTTCGTCATAAACTAGAACAGGCCCCCATGCAGGTCTGAAGGAGGATGCGGATATGCTTCCTGATGCAGCTGCGATGGTTGCCTGAACTGTACTTTTTTGTATGTAATTATAGTGCTCTAAGCCTGATGAGTAGTACCAACCTGGTTTAACATAACCAATCCACCCACCATTGTCACCTACACCGATAACGAGCTTGAGATCTTCTAGATCACCAATCCCCGCAGAAGGGTAGCCTGTTAGCTCTAGCCAGTTTGTGTAAGTTGTCGTTGCCATTTATTTGTAGAAAAGTGAATTATCTTCGGAATAGTATCCGCCAAAAGTCCCTAAACCTGCATTAGATCTGATACCACGACCCCATCTAAATTCAATGTCGGTCTGAACAAGCTCTTCGATTTCTACATTTGTGGGAATAGTTCCCATTACTAGCTTCTGTCCAGTGACTTTAGGAACATCGAAGAACACAGCACCACCACTGCTGGTTGAGGTAATGGTGGTCAATTGTTGTGTTCTGTATTCAATTGTAACTCTTTCACTAATAGAGCCATTATCAATTAAGGTTTTAATTAACCCTGAGTTTACTGTGATAATATTACCACTGACAGAATAGGTTTCCGGCTCCACAATTTGTCCGTCTAACCTAAGGGTGACAGCTCCTAGTGGAAAATTGTTTAGTGTAATTCTCCCAGAATCAACAGCAGCAGATTCCACAGCTTTGACATACTTCCCTAGGGCTGGTATATTTGGTGGGGCAGAACCACTGGCAGGTATAGTAAGATCAAATCCTGTATCCCATATAAAGGGTTTAGAAAAACCTAATCCAGCACTTATAGATTGGGCCTGTGTCCTACTAAGAGAATAATTTTGGCATCTGGATCTTAAGGAGAGATCATCTTCATCTTCTTTTCTTTTTAGTCCTAGAAGAAAGGCATATCTATCCACTACGTTATTATAAAATTCTAACTCAGGTTTTGGTGTTCTACCATTTATTGTTATCAACCCGCCTGATAGAATTTTTTGAAATAGGGGTTGATGCTCAAATCTAATTGAGTAAGCACCAATCGTGGGAAATGATATGACACCAGATGCAGCTATTACTTGATCCGATTCATAGCAGAAAATATCACCAAAGTAGTCTGCTGCATAAATAGGGGCATCAGGAACTTTGTCAGAAAACTTAGATATAGAGGATAGATCGTAAGTTAATCCTGTAGAAACATAGACTACAAATTCAACCAACGCACAATTTCTAAGAGAAATATTATGATCTCTAATTAAAGCTACGGGATCAACTGTCTGGTAAAGATAACTGTATTCATCCCCAGCAAAAAGAAGCCCGTCAACAACATGGTCTGCATTATCCTGTGTTATTTCTACCTGGATATTATTGAATCCAAGAGGACGGGTTATAGAAACCCCTTTTCTTGGAAGGGCTGTGCTGGAGTAGAAAGTAGTGAGTGCAAACTTTCCAGCCCATTCATGTAATTCGTGCTCATGTTGGGATATCATCCCTGTGTACCATCTATCCAAACTTCCAGAAGTAACAAGGCTACCGCTTACTTCTATTGTTGAATACACTGGGACCGTGGCACTGGCCATCCATCTAGGAATCCATTTTGCTGGAGTACTCATCTATATCTACCGGTTTTGAATGGGACAACAAGAGGTGCATGGCTTCGTCTTCTCTTACGTCCCCTAGAGAAGAACGCGTATGGTTTCAACTCTGCTAGGGTAATTTTCTCAGGAGAAGAGGAAGCCCTAATTGTTGTCTTTGTTGTTGTGACTGCAGAGGAGGCAGAGAAAACAGGTGCAGATACCTGCCCAGTTCCTTCTACAACTGCGTCACTCACCACACATGCGGCAGCAGCAGCAAACACTGGATCAGTTACAGTACCTTCTATTAATACTGTTGCTTTACTAGTGCTAAGAGATGCTGTACCTATACAAATAGGGGGTAGAGTAGATCCTTCTAGAGATGCACTTGCTTTTTGTGATAAACAGTCTGATGATGCAGAAAATACTGGCGCAACATGTGTTGCCGAAGCAGCCATGGTCGGAGTTTTTGAAAGCTCTGCGTTTCCTGTATAGACAGGGGTAATATGTGTTCCGTTTCCAGCAACAACTGATTCGTTGCAGACAATAGCTGCAGTTGCGGTGAAGAACGGGCCAGAGTTTTCTGCGACCCCAGCAACAGTAGCCTTAGAAGTGGTGGAAGCTGCCGCACCAGAGTAAACAGGATCAATACCATCACCTAAACCTCCACCAACAATGTTAGAGGCTGTTACCGCACCATTAGCTGTTCTTGTTGGAAGGATTCCAACACCTGAGCCTTCAGAGGAAGCCTTGTTTGCAGTTATAGATGCACTACCTGAGAAAGTAGGTGCAGTATGCGCTGCAGACCCTGCACTGGTTGTTGCACTCTTTGTCAGGGTTGATGATGCAGTAAAAACTGGTGGGGTGTTTAGTGCCGTACCTGTTACTGTAGCTTTATTTGTGGAAGGGTTGGAGGTTCCTGTAAAGACAGGCACAGTGAAAGAGCCCGCAGCTGATACTGTAGTGGCAGTCTTTGTGATTGAAGCAGAGGCAGTAAATTGCGGTGCAGTAAATGAAGCAGCAATATTTACTGAAGCTTTAGATGCTGTTATAGCAGCCGATGTTGTGAAAACTGGTGGTGCAGTGGTACCAGATAGAGATGCAGAAGCTTTGTTTGTACTGGGTGCAGAAGTACCAGTATAAATGGGGGCAGTGTGTGTAGCTGAGCCACTACCAGTAGTGGCGGATTTAGTACACTGAATTGCACCAATACTGAAGACCTTTACAACCCCCTCAAGGGCTGTGTTGGATTTAGTTATATTGGCACTAGCAGTGAATACCGGGGCAGTGTGCGTTGCCGAACCTGTGCTAGTGGTATTGCTTTTTGAGAGAGCAATGCTTCCTGTAAAAGTGGGGGTGGTTCTTGTGCCACTTGCGGAAACAGTTGTATTGGTTTTTGTTATAGCTGCTGTAGCAGTAAATGAAGGAACAGTCCGAGTAGCTGAACCTGCACCGGTTGTTGCTGTGCTGGTTATATCTGCTGTGGCAGTGAATGTACCTGCTGGTGGGGCTGTGAATGTTGCTGAGCCGGTTCCAGTAGCAGCATTAGTAGTAGCCGCTGCAGTGGCTGAAAATACTGGAGGAGCTAAACTACTAAAATACTCCCCAGCAAGTATATCGCTGGAGAGTGGTTCATCCCAAACACCACCTACGGGTATTTGAATTTTAGTTGGTAGATTTAAGTAGTTCAACTATATATTCACATACCTAGCTAGGATCGAGATGCATAATTTTACCTCCACCCCTAACTGTACCGGTGGATGTAGTAGATGTTAATATAAGAAGCGACAGACAAGCTTTTTGCGGAATTTCACCAATAGGTAACTCCGCCCAGTTACCACTATATTTTGCGTTAGCAAGCGGGGCAAAAATACTGCTTCTCAATCTAGTAGCCGTAACGCCAAAGTTTCCTGCGGTACCTGTGGTTGCAGATAGTGTGACTGAGTTGACATCTCTTATAAAAGCAGTGACAGCAGCAGGTCTGTATACGTTTAAATTTATCATATGAGATGCGGGCCTTGAAGCTGCAAGAGATACTGCTGATAAGTTGCCAGTGCTGCCATCAGAATATGTTACGTTAACAGTAGCTGTAACTGCTGTAGATCCAGTTGCTGTGTACCACTCAAGCCACCACTGAACGTCAGAATAATCACTGTCTCCTATCCTACCAGAAATATTATCTGTAGCTAAAAGAGCATCTAAGTCAACGTTAACTGTTTGGGCGGTGGTGACAATACCTGATAAACCACCCATATGAGCTAGTCTATCATGAAACTCTAAGGTCATGGAAGAGTTGCTGCAGGACCACTCTGCGTAACCTATGTAACTTTTCACAGGAGAAGTTTGCTGAGTAATTGAAAATCCACCTACTGTAGTTTCATTACAAGTAGCTGCAGTAGTAGGTATTGCCCCCTGCGCGGGTTGGCCAGTACCTCTCCATAGAGAGCAGTATGACCCCGCTGTTTGTGACGCTATTGACGCCTTATCAATAACCAGTCTAGAACTATTGGCTGCCAGGGCATGAAGTATTTTATCTACAGTGATCGCCATTCTTACTCCGTTTCAAATCTCTTCAAGAGATTGTTTAAGTACTCTGCTTCTTCACAATCAGCATCAATAAGAGCCAATCTTTTTAAGATCAGCTCTTTAGATATTGTGCAAGTCCCAGAGCCTTTGATTTCTACATCTAATTCAAACATAATATTAGGCCGGTACTGTTACTGTTAGGGAGGAAATGGCTACCGTACCACCTGCTACTATTGATTTATTATCGAAAGTGAGATCAGGAGTATCCCCAGAGTTACCAGCTGTGCCCTGGAAGATTACGTTGCCGCTGCTGTCCTTAACTCTGAAATGCCCTGCATCTCCAGAAGCGTCAGCATTAGTGTCAGAAGTGATAGTACTAGCTGTTGCAACACCTGTGGATGCAGAACCGAATGCCGGATCGCTCATGGTTAACGTAGCTAGAAGTGTACCAGAATCCGCAGTAGCTGGGGTTGCAGGAGGTGAGCCTGTTCTCACTTCTAGTGTTCCTGCACCCGCTCCGCCGTCAACTAAGTCAACAATAGCGTCACAGGCTGCGTTTCTAGCCGAGGTTGAGATCTTGAAATTGCTTGCCATAAAATTACCTGAGATTATTTAGTTTTCGTAAACTAAGTAGTGGCCCTAGACTGGACCAGACTAGGCATACCATTTACTCAAATAGAGGGACAAAAAAAAGAAGCACTAGCCTAAAACTAGTACCTCTTTTATTTCTTTTTTATGGTCAATATTAATACAGAATCTTACTTAGGTTCAACAGGGTCACCGTAAATAACTGCTCTTGTTGTAAGCAAGGTTCCAGCTGCCGAAGCTGCATTAAGAACCGCAGATGTAGTCACCTTTACTGGGTCAATAATACCTTCTTTAACAAGGTCACAGTAATATCCTGTTCTAGCATTGTAGCCATAATTCTTATGTCTCTTGCTTGTCTGTAGCACAGCAATAACATGCTCCCCACTGATACCTGAATTCTGTGCAATAGTCTTAAGAGGTATAAGAAGACTCATAAGAAGGATATCAAAACCTACCGACTCTTCTAGTGACAATTCTGGCTTTCTAGCAAGTACATCCTCAAAAGCATTAAGAAGTGCGACACCACCACCCGGAACTATACCATGGGAAAGAGCAGCTTTAGTTGCGTTAATAGCATCTTCAAATCTATACTTCTTTTCCTTCATTTCAGCATCAGTCTGCGCACCAATCTTAATAAGAGCAATGCTTCCATCAAGTTTAGCAAGCCTCAGCTTTAGCCATTCAATTTCCTGGGCACTGGTTTCACTAACAAGTCTCTCTTTAAGGTTGGCAACGTATTCAGCGACTGACGCTGGATCACCGTATCCACCAACAATAGAAGTTTCCTCTTTGTTGATAGTGATGGATTTTGCTTTACCCAAAACATCCATTGGAACATTTTCAAGCTTAGCTGCGCTTACTTCAGCAATGACCTTAGCACCGGTCAAAGCCGCAATATCCTCCATCCAGTCAGAAGCTCTCTTCCCGAAACCTGGAGCTTTAATACCAATCCAAAGCATACCATTGGATAGCTTGTTAGCTGCAAGGGTAGCGAGTGCATCTCCATCAATATCTGAAGTGATGATAAGAAGGGGAGCTTCTTTGAAGTTTTTGTGGTATTCGGTAAGGAATCCAACTAGTTCTTGCGCTGAAGAAATTCGTCTTTCAAAAACAAGAACGTTAGCTTCTCGCAACTCGCATACCATTCTCTTGGGATCTGTTACAAAAGCAGGGGTTGGGTATCCTCTATCGAAAGACATGCCCTTGTGGATTTCAATAACAGTCTCACTAGCTCTGGTTTCTTCAAAACCAACTAGACCGTTTTCACCCACTTCTTTGTAGGCTGTGGCAACCATCTTTCCAACTTCTGGGTCATTACCAGAGACCGTAGCAATATGGGTTACCATAGCCATATCCTTCAGAGAGATAGACGTGGAGTTTTTGGAAAGGTATTCCACAACCATCTGGGTTGCAAGATCAATACCTCTCTTAATATTGATACCATTCTTTCCTGTACCAAGATGCTTGATGCCTTGGTTAAGAATTTCTTGTGCTAGAACTGTAGAAGTAGTTGTGTTATGTGTAACAATGAAATTATCTGTAAAATACAGATTATCCTCATTACTTACCTTTATGCACTGCATTCGGGTAAATTCACCCGTAGGTATGACATCATGAATACCATTACCAAAAGTATCTCCCTTTAATTCATTGATTCTGTATATGGAAGTATTGGAGTATGATGAGTTAGGTTTTCTTTTTAGAAGAACGCATGATGCAGCTTTACCTAGACTTCTCAAGAGAGTAAGCATGTCTTCCCCCAACTGTGGGCTTATAGTTGAATACTCTAGCAACCCTCTGTTATTAATGTGCCCATCTGTGTCGGACAACCCCCTGAGTAGTGCTTCTCTCGATTTTAGATCTGAAAAAAGATAATCATATGGGATAAATTTAGTTCCACTATTGCACCCCAATAGCCCAATTTTTTGTACGAGATCATGGATAGTTTCACCATTTGGAGTTTTTCCCCTTATTTTAACTCTGTAGTAGTGTTTCTTTTCAACAAATCTCCAGCTAAGAGACAGCCCTTCAGGTAGTGTAATTCTATCAATTACATCTCTATCATTCGGCCCTAAAGACAATTCAATAGAACCAGTACCAGTTAGAGCCCCATCGCCTATGAGTAGCCCTACAAGATAAGGATCCAGAACGAATTTTTTGTTCGAAAATTCTGCAAAAGTCCTGGGAGTATAAAATTTGTGGAGATAATGCCCATCTCCGTTAAATTTGTGTACACCACTAGAAAGAATTTCCTTAGTGGTCATAATCACCTCAGTCCCTCTGGAAGCCTTTTTCAAAAACCAAAGATGATCCTCACAACATTCAACCTCCCGCCCATCGGTGAATATGACTTTATAAATTTCTTTTTCACCTTTTGGGTAGACAGCTAGAACTGTTTGTATCGTACCGCCGGTACCGCAAAGCTCATCCCCTACTTTTAGAGAACCCATAGGAACAAAGCCACTAGGGGTTAGGACTTTACTGTAAAGAGGTTGTGGGCCGTCTCCCGCAGAATCATTGGTTTTTGATGCTGCCTGTTTGATAATCTGGGCACCCAACTGTTCAGGTCCACCATTAACTCGCAGCTCTCTGGCAACAGTAACACCGTCTTTAGTTACGATTGGTGGGAGCCATTCACTGCCCTGATCAATAATAACATTGTGACCACCGGGGCCAAGAGTCACTTTTACAGCTTCAGCTAGCTTATCCGCACCCTGCTTGAGGGCCTTCATAGCTTCATCATTATAGAGAACTTTATTTGTATTAACCATGGCTAAAAAACTTTACCTACTCTTTATTATTGCTGTAATAAAGAAAAACTGCCATAGCGTCTGATATAGCTTCCCTCCTATCTTTAGTGACACTTTCGCAGTGCTCTTTTATGGAAGGGAACTCTTTTAATACTGCGTTGTACACAGCATCCTTCTCAGCGTTGGCATCACCAGTTAAATTTTCTTTGATATCCTTAGCTCTAAATACGTTTAATGGTATGTTAAGGAAAACGTGAATTGAAAGCACTATTGCTCTCACACCATACAGTGCTTTGGCTGCATTAAAGCTTTGTGCCCCAATAGGAATCTCAGCGTGCATCTGATCAATCTTAAATCTGGAAAGGATTCCTTGTAGTGTTGTAGCGATGTAATGAAGCCTTTCTGCGTCATCATCAGTTACTTTTTTCTCCCCTTTCTTTGCTTTATCTGTCCTTATACATCCTGCTTCGAGAATTGTTCTTTTTTTATCGTCGTACACTACATACCCAAATGCTTTAAGGGATGGGTCCATTGAAAGGTGAATCATAATTAATCAAAAACAGCTGTACTAGCGTCATCTGATAACGCAGCCATGGGTGAGCTTTGCCACCTAAATCCTGGCCAAGTTTTGTCAAAGCAGTCTATAAGATCTGCTCCTGACGTATTATCCACCTCAACATCTCGAGTGCTCAACGTAATATAGTCAGGCCCCTCTAGTGGCATATTGGCGGTAAAAGTTATTGCTGACGATGAACTGGTATAGACATACAAAGTCCAATCAGCGTACAGATAATCTCCGTACCTATGTGTGTAATCAATAACGGTAACTATACCGGAGGATGCCACAGCTTCATAAGAATAATCACCACAAAATACTGTACCCCGCCTGGGTTCATAATATCTTGTTCTTATTATATCATTCTCATCAACTGTTAACATTTCCCTGGCTGTTTGGATTTTATCAATATTTCTTAGCGAAACATAATTAAAGCCAGAACTAGCAGAGGTAGATCCGGTATGTCGCTCACTAACTGAAATATTCGATAGACCAAGTGATGAAGATATTGCATTTCTTGTACTCTCTATAGATTGATCTTTGGCAAACCAACTGCACCCTAGCACTCTTTCTGCTAATTGTGCTGAAGATTCGTGTTGTTTTCTCTTTAGACCGAACCACAACGCTTTCTCGTCTATGGAAGTCCATAGGGGAACCAAATCAGCTGTATAGATTTTCCCATCAGTTAGCAGATTCAGTGTAGTAAGTCTTGCAGCAGCATCCCTAGAATAGGATCTAACTGCACACTCTTCAGTACTCGAAAAACCTAAGAATCCATCAGATCTTACTTCTGTTGGATGAAGAGGAATCCAAGTCTGTGTAGTTGGATTTTTAAAGTGTATAAGTGTAGTACTATCAAACACCGAACCACTAGCAGCAAAATGCCAACCACTAACAACTATTGTAGAAGATTCTAGGAGGCCAAAACCGTTTAATAGGACTTCCTGCCCACTCTTTTGATAACTCCATTTGTTGGAATAAATCAAGGTGTTAGTTGACGTAGCAGATTGTAGCTCAACATAACCTGAACTAGTCTGTACGTAGATGGGTAGTTCAGAATTAACATTAGAAACATACCAAGCGAAGTCTGGTTCAGCTAGGTCAAATCCTAATGCTCTGGTGTAGTAAAGAGATTTAAGACTTAAATTCATCAAAGCCCTTTCCTCATTCATTAAGAAGAAAAGGGCTTGGAATGTTGATGATGGCTTTAAGAATGTATCTGCCGATAGAGACCAAGAAAAGGGGACAACCCCGGAGGCGGAAGGGACGGTGAATGTGCCAACGGGGTTGGAGCTAAGCTCAGGAATTTCAGGGAGGGTATCTAGGTCTGGGTAAGAGTTTGAACTGAACCAACGCGGAGACCTACCAACGGCAGGAGTCCACGCATCTCTAATTTTAGGGGAGAACAGGCTCCAATTCATTATCTAATGACCAAACTTCTAAGTTCAATTCGGTCTCCTAACCCGATCTTTACCTCTCCATCAATAGTAAGAGGGATTTCGTCAAGAGCACCAACAATAGCTGCATCAATGATTGCTGGGCTAGCTGCAGCAGCTACGGATCTTAGTTGAGACAGGAATAAAGAACCATTTCCTGTACCGTTCTCTACAGGAAGATTTCCAACCCTAGCGTTAATAATGCTTCTTATTAACTGCCTATCCAGTTCTTTGTTTGAGGCTGAAGGATTGAATCTCAGAGTTAAAGTGAGATCAAGCTGTCGTATCTTAGGAGCTTTTACAACAAAATCAATACCAGCATTTGTTGTATCAGAAAGCAGAGCCCTACACTCTTCCACAACAGACTCAGTTTGGGATGAATGGTACGGGGTGATGATGACATCGAATGTACCAGTACCTCTTGCCAGATTGATCAACATTGCATCCTTAACACCATCAATGGTTCTTAAAAGAGCTGTGGTATTAGGGACTGTAAGTGAGTTTCTTCTAAGAAGATCTTGAAGGATTCTTTCTCTGTAACTTGTATCCGATTCTCTAGCAGCACCGTTTTGAATTGGAAGGATGTTTGTTACTGACAAAGCTGTAGTCGGGGCACTGTGTCTATTAATGTCTCCGATTGCTACGTTAAATGCTTGCCCAGGCTGTGCAGCTGTGGCGTGTACATCAACTGATGCACCCCCTGCTAAGGTAGCCCCCTCTATGGTAAAGAAAGCTATAGAGGGGTCACTATCTTTGTAGACTCTGGTTCCTACAGGAATTGATAGTGAGGTACCCCCAAGATTTGTAAATCGAATAGATGGTGTGCCACCTGTTGTGGTGGCTTTCGATTCAACCTTTCTTGGGACCCCAAACATAAGACCCATATCATCCAGAGAACCACCTGTAGCGGTTGTCAAGGATGACTGGGTAGTGAGTTCATCTATGTATGCCCACTGAGAATCTATTTCAGCAGCCATTATATTAACCAAGACACCAATTGCAGAACTTTCTAGCCCTGCAGTTAAACTGGTCTCGTTAAGAATTCTTACATAAATTCTCTCTTTTATTTCCTGTAATGTAGGTCTAGGAGTAGGCATTTATACTAATTCTCTGTACGCAAATAGAGCGTTACTTTTGATCCACTAATTCACCGTAAAGTTTTACTATAATTTGGTTCTCTTCTGCAAGTATTTCAAACGCTTTGAAATAGTAATAGCGATAGGTGCTCTTCCTATCTATTTCAGTTTCCACAATGTATGTTTTACCTGCTGATAGAAGTTTGTCAGAGAACTTGTCTGGAGATACGTGAAGCTCTACACTGTCTTCGTGAAATACAGCATGTCTAACTCTAAAGCAAAGTTTTCTATTGAAGATTTCATCTAACCCAGGTATAGCGTCAACTAACCTATAAAGAAAGAATGATGTTTCCATTATCCGAACGCTCCTAGGCAGCAAGCCTTGTATTTTAATCCAGAACCACAGGGGCAAGTATCATTTCTACCTACATTGCCGAAGGTAACAGGGTTAAACTTAAACGGAACATCAGGAGGGCCCAGCAATCCTTTAGCTGCTTTTTCAAACATAGAATTCCAAGCTATCGGCCATAGGTGGAAGTTATTTTCCAAACTAAACCGCGACAAAGCTAATTGTCTACCTTTAACCTTCCTTTCTAGCAACTTATCTGGGTTGGAAACCAGTTCTCCTACAGCATCAACCCAGGTTGAGTGCATGTTTCGTCCGTTACCAACTAAATTGACAGTATCTGGATAAAGCCTATTAAATCTAGCATAAGGACCAACATTGGATGCAACCACAGCCATGCCCGCAGCCATGTATTCTGTTATCTTCAGTGCTGACTTACAAATATTGAATTGGCATGGGACAATAGGAGCTAAACCAATATCACCCCGTAAACCATCTGGATAATCCAAAAAGTGTCTAGGTGTGATCTTGAATACCCTATCTAGTGGTATTTTAGCCCTTTCATTAGCTGCCTCAAACAACTCCCAGGCACCATAATACGCAAACATTGTTTTAGGATACATCTCAAGGATTCTCTTAATGTGAGGGAATACCCCAATAAGATCTTCCATGTGAGTAGCACCACCAGCCCATGTCAGAACAATGGAATCACCCCACTCCTTAGGTCTATCAATGTGGAGTGGTTTAAAGACAGGTGTCTCCCCATTCCAATCAACATCTATGTTCCAATTTCTTAACGAAAAGTCAATGTAGTTTTCTATGATAGATATGTTAGTGTTGAATCTTGCATAGGCTCTGGCCAACTCAGGGGTGGTTACTGTCAACCCATGAGAAGAAGAGATGAACTTTTCAACAGCTAGTAAACTCTCAGAATTTCTATAGTACACAGAATATGCCGGAGAGGTTCTTAGAACATTATGCAGGTCATCATCAAGTTCGTAATAAACTTTTTTCCCTTCAAATTGAAGTCTTCTAAGATTGTCGTACACCTCCGTACTGCACTGTCTAGGTGCAACTATAACATCTGAGTTTGTAAGCCCAGTAATATTTTGAACTGAGCTGTAATCAACAGTTGCGCCATGCTGCATTAGTAGGTGTATGGGATTCACGACCCTGTAGTACCCACAAGCACCAATGTCAGCTGTTAATCCAGCAACATTGAGCCACGAATATCTAGTAGATACTCGGTTCATAGGTAGAGCTTTCCTAGTTGTTGTAACTTGTTTTAGAAGCTCTTCCTTCTCTAAATTTTCAGCCATCTCAATTATATTATTGGTGGCTTGGAATCTTTTTAGCCGTTAGTTATAGATCTTGCAGAAACATTGCCAGTTTTAAGATCTAATTCTGCAGTTACTATAACTTCTCTACCCCTATCTTCGACTGATGGGAATTCTACAGTTATAAATACTTCTTCCGCTGATAGTTGAATACAGGTTACTGTAGGGTTGTATATTAGCTGTGAATTTATAAGCTCGGTACTTATAACAGCTTCTATCATATCTCTAGTTTCTCGAGAATTTGGTTTACCGATAAATCTTTCCAAATCAGCACCCACTCTCGGGACTAAAGTCCAGTCCCCTTTTTGTGTCTTAAGTATAAAGACAATTTGTTGGGCGATAGCTTCATCACCCTCTACTGTCTCAAAGTCACCGTTGGCTCCAATGACAAACTCACCATCTGCAGTCATTTTCAGATCTTTCATTAACTTATCAACTCCTCAAAAACTAAATAGCTGTCATATTCTGGGGTGTCCTGTATATCAACTTCTTCAAAAACACCTAAAAGCTCAAAAACTTCAGAGGCTGGTAAAGTATTTATAAGATCACCTGATTGTAATGCTTTGGTTTCACCTTGATTATTACCAGGAACTTTAATAAATCCGATGCCTTCTAGGTTTTGAAGGGATTTTGCGGATATGAATAGAGAACCGTTATGAACTTTCTCAGTGAACCTCTTTCCATTAAGCACAAATGATTGTGGGGTTGCACAATTAACATTAATGGAATTTGCATTGAGGGATAGGGTTGAGGATATGGTATACAATCCACCATCCATGTTCCCAATTAATCTTGTAGGTCCTGCGTATAGATCGAACTGACCTTGATCTCTAAGCATAGAACCTATTGGAAGTTCTGGGTGTCTCTGCCCTATTTCTGTATCAGAGTAATTGAGCAGAATGTGTCTAAGAGATTCGTTCGTAAACCTCTCTTTATAACTATCAATTGCTATTCTTACTTGATCTAAGTAATTCGATTCCATTATTTTGCCTTTGGTGGTGCAGCTTTTTGTACCCCAAAGCCGCCTAGAGTTGGGTCAAGGGCTTTAAATCCATTGTCTACAAGTTGTCCAGGGTCTCCTGTTTTACCACTTAAACCACCTTTTAGAGATGGGGTAATTGGCTTAGATCTAGGGGTAAGTAATCCAAGAGAGGCAAGTTTAGCCCTATCTAAGAAAGACAGGGAACTGCTTGGTTTTAAAGCAGTACCTGTAGCTGCGTTAGTTCCATTTGCAGTTTGTCTAAGTCTGTCTTCTTCTACCTTCGCTCCACTGCCAGAAATCATAGGTGGAACAGCCGCGTCAGGATTTGACTGAACTGTAGCCGTACCTGGAAAATAGGTTGATCTTTGTGCAACAACTGTTGGTGCGATATTTTTCCCAGCTGCGAAAACAACTTCCATTTCAGTAGCGTTATCTCCATGAGTAGAACCAACAGAGGTTTTCCCAGCATTATCCGAGTACACCCCACTACTAACTTTCGGGTTCATGATAGTCTTTGTGTCTGTTCCTTCTGGATTTCTGATTACTACCGCTGTACCAATTTTTCCCATATCAGCATCTTCAGCCCACTTTCGCATCTCATACCCGTTGAGGCTGGTAGTAGCTTTTACCCATGGATTGTCTAAGAGGGAACCCACCACTCTTTTAGGGTCCACTAAGAGACCACAGGAATAAGATGGGTTTAGCCTGTTAGTTTGGGTTGCAATTTCATCTATTTTTTGTGATAAGTATCCCATTATTTCGGAACTCCGTAAAACTCCCAATGCCATGGTTCTTCCAAACCACGACCATCCCGCATCTTAGCAGGATTATGCCAGCCAAATTCTGGGCCGACTCTATCTAGCCACTTGTATAACTTAGTTTCACGCATCTTAGCAGCTTGTTGTATATCTCTTTGTGTGCCCTGGCTGTTGAAGTATAGTTCTCTTATATCAACAGCTAGTCCGAGACCATGGTTGGAGTGCCCAGGTCTTGCTTTTCTTTTTCCAGGTATAGAGGCTTGATGTTCGTAGCTTCTGTACGCTGAAGAAACTGTCAGACCATAACCTTCTGCCCTGGCCCTAGCTTTTAGCTTAACCCAGGCATCGGCAGCGTCTGGACGAAGATAGTGTAATCCTCCATACCACTTGTCACCTCTTTTAGCTATACTGGCCATAGCAGATAACGGTATCTTACCGTTACTGTAGCCACCCCATGCAGAAGGTAATGTGCCAACTGTGTATTCTTTAGTTCCACTAGGGGCTCTGTAAACAGCTGGCCCACCTGAACCACCTTCATCAGATGTTTCTATAGGCTCACCTGAATAACCTATTGACTCTTGTTGTGTGCCCGCAATAGGTGTAACTAATTCAAAAGACAACGATCTATCAAGAGATAGTTGTTCGATTTCTGACAATCTGTGTGTTTCTAAAATTACAGACAAAGTATCAGCAGAATTAGTAGGCAATCCATCTTTATTTTCCACTCTTATACTCCTGATATTTTTTCAGAATCTTTGTAACATAATTCTGTGTCTCTTTAAAAGGTGGAATTCCTTTATATTTCCTTACGTTTCCAGGACCAGCGTTGTACGCAGCTAGAGCCAATTTGACCTCTTTAAAGGTCTTAAATTGCATAGCTAGGTATTTAGCCCCACCCATCAAATTTTGTTCTGGGTCCCAGGGGTCTTTAACCCCCAACATTCTGGCTGTCGGGGGCATAAGTTGAGCCAAACCCATAGCACCAACTCCAGATCTACACTTTGGATTGAAATCACTCTCAGCCCAAATAAGTGCTTCAAATAATACTGGGTCCAATCCATGCGCATTAGCAGCTTTGTAAATCAACTCAGTGTACTTACTTCTAATCTTGGTAGGCTGCTGAGTTCCATCTTTGTTCATTAAACTCCCTCTTGATGGCGAACCACCAGGAAGAGGTTTATCTACAGAACCATCAGCAGAAACATTAACAGAAAATGAGCTGTCACTTGTTGGATTGTTGGTTGCCGCAGTTAGGGAAGTAGGTGTCTCAGTCCACAAAGCTTTGTCAAGAGATAATAGATCTATTTCATCTAGTCTGTGCTTTTCCAAAATAGCATCTAGTAAATCTCTATTCGTTTCTGAGGGGTTTGCCGATAGGGGATTACCTTCTTCCATTTACTCTCTTATCCTCCACTTCTTTCATCTTTTGGATGTAAAGATTGTCAACATCCGTATTACCGTACTCAGGTATCTCAACACCAAGTAGAGCAGACAGAATGAATGAAAGCTTCAAACCATCTGTAAAGGGGATGCTGGGTTCAAATTTACCACTGAGAAGTTTATCGAAGTAGCCTGGGTCGTCCCCAACTACTGCTCCTTGATGTCCTCTAATTCCAGCTACAAACGGAATTGAGGTACCATTGGATTGAATACTTCTAAGTGGAAATATTTTTACAGCCTGTCTAGCCATAAGTCTAGAGTTAATACCTTGTATAACTGTTTGACCGATGCTAAATCTCACCACTTCAAATGCTAGTCTAGCAATTACTCCGGGACCAATTGCTGACAAAGCCAATGACAATCCTGATATAGATTTGGAAAGAAGTTTTGTTGCTCGCCTCAATCTGACACTATCAGACAGCGCAACCTCTGCCCCCTTCAACATATTTACAAGTCTAACAGGTGATGTAGCTGCTTTGAATCTAGCAGCTGCCCAGGCTTCTTCAATAACTTCATCGGTAACTTGGATAGTTCCTGGATCAATTAATGGTCTCAGTTTTGATTCATTTCTTAGGAGAGCAGATATTTCAGATAGCCCATCAGTTGCAGAATCTCCTGCAACAGCTAGATCAGCATCAATCAAAGTTTGATTTAGCTGTTTTACTACCTTATTTTCTACTAGCCTAATAATTTCCTGCTCAGATAGCTGAGATGTAGCTGGGTTTGCTTTTAGTTCTCTCAACATCTCTATGTAAAGATTTTGAGAATTATGGATAATAGAAACCAATCTCTCAAAATCAAGGCTAACACCTGGAATATCCCTGAGAATCTGTCCAACGTTTATACCAGACTCATTAGCATAAAGGAAGACTGCAGAAAGATTTTCTGAGGCCTCGATTGCCTGTCTTGTTTTCTTAAGTTGTTCTATTCGTAGAGACGAGAATAATCCCTTTTTACTTGCTTCTGCTATTGCCGCCATTCTAGCATCAATAGCAGAAAGAATTTGCGTCTTTACAGTGTTAGTAAGATTTTTAGAACCCAAAGCCTCAGCTACTGTGTACCTATTTGTTAACTCTTTTAACTCCAATATCCTTGCTGAGAATGGATTTGAAGAAAGCTTTTTAAGTGAAAAAGCCATAGCAGCCCAGGCAGCTGAACCTATTACATACTGACCAGCCTTAGCTAACGGCCCACTTGAATGCGCCACAATCAACCTCTGGCCGATAATTGCTGAGTGTGGGAGAGCTACACAGTCTGGAGAAATTAAGGTAACAAAGCCTGTAGAGGAATCCATTCTATGAATAACATCCCCTATAAAAACAGGCCCCTCCATACCGTTGTAGGCATCGTTAAGGAGAACTAGATCGTTTGGTTTCATAGCTGATTGACCAGAAATAGAAAACCATCCTTGATACATTTCCTTAACAGAATTACACAAAGCATTAACAACAGAGTTTTCGATAGCAGGGGTATCTGGAGTTTCATTTATAAACTCAGAAATTACCGGAGTCCATGGAGTCCAACCTAGAACTGAGTTAGCTATATTAGCTGCACCCTTTGCAACTGTATTTGTGAAACCTCTTTGAACGGTTGTTACAAGAAGACCGGTATCAACCAACATAGTTCTTCGAGTACTTGGTGATATATCACTGTCCACACAATACGTGATTGTTTTTACAGGGGTATCTCTAGATATCCAACCATTAAACGTATGTTGCCCTTTAGCATCAGTGTACACATCTTTTTGAGATGGAACAATGTTGTTGGAAAGGAGGTTGAGTCCTGTTACTGCTGGCCATGCTTGAATATATGGTTTCCAATAAAGGTGTTTTACGAAATTTTCAACATCCCTCAACATTGTTGGGTCTGCATTGTCCACTATTGTTTGATCATTTGTAGTCAAAATAGCACCAGCACTGCTTGGGGTGTACGTGAAGTCTTTTAGTTTTTGTGTTCGTAAAATACCATCATCACCTAAGGTCATGACTAGCGCATATGTAGGGCCTCCATTCTTTGGATTGAATATACCAAAGCCCCACTTTGCTTTTTCATCGGACCCTAGATATTTTTTCTTCAGTTCTGCTAAAAGATTAGCAGCTAAGGATTGTCCGAATAGGCCAGCTACTCCTGCAATGATTGTAGCTGTGTCTTCCTTTTTATCAAACACATTAAGGTCTACAAGAGTAGCTACATTTTTCTCATTTTCGAGAGTTTCCTTAAATGGGCCGTCTGGGAGGATTTCGAACTTAAGTTCGACTCCTTTGGCTTCTTGCGTAGGAAACCCTTTAGGAGAGGTATTGCGTGGGGTAGAGCCATCAATAGATGGTACGCTGTTAGCAGTAGTAGATCTAGATGCTGTGTAAAGAGAGGAAACATTATTTTGTCCTAGTATAGATGGAGAGTACGCGTAGTTAAATGGGTACCACCACCTTCCAAAAAAGAGAGTTGATCTTGTATGGAAGGGTTCTGGTGATGTGACGTAATCCATAACAGCTTGGGCGCAGACTTGTGCAGTCTTCCAAACTGTAGGTTCATGTACAGAGACACTAATTAGTGTAGTGTCATCCCAGTTGTACAGTGCGTTTTTGTTAAAGGTATTCTTGATGAAGTTGAATGACTGTGACAAGTGTTTTCTTGACGCACCATACATATTCATCATAACTTCAGGAATGGAGTATGACGTACCACCGAAGATTATCTCTCCGAAGTGCGGGGCAACTCTTGTTACTCCATATCTACCTTGTGTTAAAGCAGCTACGAACATCGAGTTGGGAATCATACTCTGAACAACGATTTGGCTGGGTTCGGTACCAGCCCCTAAAAATCCTTCTTGACTTCTGTATGCAAAACCATTATCAACTTTTACAAGTCTATCAGTAACTGGGTTATTAAGCTCAAAGCCATCCCCAGCTGCTTTAATAGTTACTTCTCCTTGTCCACCAATTGGTGCATCAATAATTGTACCGTTAAATACTACTGGAAGGGTTGAGGCGTTGGACCCATAACCCATTCTTACTTGGATTCTCGCTCCAGCAGTAAGTGCTAGTTGATTAAGATGGTTCGTGGCCCAAGTCTTCAAGAGTCTTGGGTCAGGTTCCTTAGAAATAGCTGCGGCCCAGAAACGTCTTAGTGCGCCCTCGATAGACTCGAGCGGTGTTCCTGCTCCAAGACCAAAAGTACTCTGGAATCTATTATTAGAATCCACAGCTATTTCCTGCCTCAATGCCTCCATTTGTGTGTATCTAGAGATGGAGTAGAACATATTAGAGTATGTTACAGAACAGCTATGCGCAGGGTCTTTCCTACTCTTAAATACTTCAATATTTGTGATGCCAGCTCGTGTGTAGAATTGGTCCCACAATTTAACAGAACCTTCCGCAAAGTAGAAACCTTCGTTTACAAGGAGAACACAGAATGACGGATAGGCTTGGACAAACCTACCAAACACAGAATACCGTCTACAGTCAAACATGGAGCCCCATGCAGAAGCTTCTGAATGAGGTTCAAGACCGAACTTTAACCTTACCCTGAGTTCTGCATCCTGCTCAGCTGAGACAGGATTATTAGGGTCACCCAATACTTGTATGTCAGCTGTAGTTTGTGTTACTTCTCCTCTGGACATTGATACCCTTATCTTATTTCCTGAAGGAGTAAGGGAGGTGTTTGCATATTCAGTGTTAGTTTCACTGTCAGTAAGAATCAATGCGTTGAAGGGATCGAAGTAGGCATCCACCTTACTTAGATATTGTCCAGGAAGTCTCACTGATCCTAAGACTCTGCAGACCTCAATATATGCTGTCCAATACGTATCAATATCTGACGCTAAAGCAGTCTTGGCCAAAGCATTAGTTATGATTTCAGCACCTTTAATAGAGAACTTGGTTTCTGGACTATTAAGCTTGCTAGCTGCCTCTTTCAAGACGTTGTAGAAAGTCTGTTTGTTAAGTCTAAACTTATCAGACGAACCACCTGGCTCTGATGTACCTATACCATCTGTACCAGTAACATACAGTGCTCTTCCTTTATATGTAAGCTGAGCTACTGTAGCAGCTAAGGCTAGTGTTGGAACGTTGTTAAGTCTGTCTAAGTTTCTTCTAAATTTCTCACAGAATAATTCTACTTGTTCTGCATTTGATAATTTAGAAGCTATATCCACCGACAGGTCACCAAAACCCACACCGTTGCTGTCAACAGTTTCGTTCTTTATAGTGCCAAATCCAGTTCTTCTTAGGAAGAAAGCTCTAGCAATATTTGGATCAATTCTGTATTTACCAGCAATGGAGTTAAACATATCCTGGGTGTTAACCAAAGCTTCAGTAGTGGTGGCACCCAAAGCCGCCAATGGTGTTGCCACAATCTCTGTACCACCATATCGGATTGCGTATTTTCTTGTAGCATGGATTGATCGTGGAATATATCCCCATTCAGAAACCAGGTCGTCATGTCCTGTCTGAAGGAGGGCTATCTTTGATTCCTCTTCTATCTCTTTTAGGGATTTACCACCTACTGGAAGGACTCCGTTTAATCGTGCAGAGATATAGCTGGCATCCATGGGAAGATTGTCAGCAAGATAGTTATACTTTCCAAAGTCTCCAACACTTCCCCCAATAGCAGAGTAGGTTGACACAGGTTGTGCAGTAAAGAGGAAGCCTGAGTTTATTAAACTCTTGTAGAAACTAATACCGTCTTTAGAAGCAAACCCTATACCACTGCCACCATTAAGTCTAATATTAGAATCCTTTAAGGCATATGAAGTGTTAACTTCAGCTCGTTTTCGTCTCCATGCGATAGAAAGAAACTCTTCTAAACTTCCGTCAAACTCAGCTGGGGTAACCCCTGTGTTAGCAGCATTACTGTCAAAGGCAGATACCTTAACATTAGGATTAATGTAAGGACCCTTTAAGTATTCTGGGTTGCTGTCTTCAAATGTCTTTGTTTCATCAACAGGTGAGACATTGGTTGGTGTTGTCCACCATGCTCCCGGATACTGTTCAAATTTAGCACCCTCAACCTGAGACATTGTGGCATCATGTGCTTGTTTTGCTAGAGATGGTGGGTATGAGTTCTTAGCAGCACTTATCAATTCATCTTCAGTGGTAGACGCCCTAGATGAAAGGTAGTCTGAAGAGAACATGGTTGTGGTGCCGAAGAGTGGAGAGAATTCTTGATAGAACGCTTCTAAACCATTTTCCTCTACCTTATCGGAGGAGAAACCAGGAAGCCTTCTTCCAAATTCCTGCATAGCCAACTTATCGAGCAATGCTCCCCAAGTTTTATTAGGGTCATAGAAGAAGTAGAAATCCGGGTCTACAAATGATCCAGTGTAAGAAGTTCTTTTAGTAGTATCCCTCTCCTTAAAGTGGGACATTATAGTAAGGCAGTCATTATTTTGGAAGAAGTGTTCTAGGTGGTCAACTACCTCAGCTTCAGTGGCTGAGAGTGTTGATTTAGGTCTAGGTACTTTATTGATCTTCCTGTAAATAGCCTCTTCTCTAATAATATCTATCCACTTATCAAGAATAGTTTTAGTAGGGAGACCCATGTCAGGCAGTATCTCAAGACTCTTCAAAGAATCTTCTAAAGAGAAATATTCCTGAGCCTTTTGTATGAGAGGGTCTGGGGTTAGATCTCCTGGGGCTTGGTAATTTAGAACTGCTGCCTGTGTTTGAAGAGTTGTTTCTAAGAATTTAACTCTTTCAGATGCCTGAGTCTTAGGATTGAACTCAAGGAGTGCCATTTCGAATTCCCACACATTAGGTTGTTCTGGGATAGAGTCAACCCGCAATGATACAGGCATAACAAAGTCAACACCCATGAGTTGGAATACTTCATTTACCACTCGTACAAATGGTGTGCTATCTGGATTATTCTTTATAGAACCTGCGGAGGGGCCAGAAAAAGTTAGATGACATCTCCTATCAAATTCCAGTTTTAGTGCCTCTAATCTTTCTTTGGCAGTCTTTGACAGACATTTTCCTTTTATAGAAAACTCTGCAGTACCACCGCCTAAGAATTGATGCTTAGGTATATGACATCCCTGAACATGTTGTGTAGAAAGATTATTAGTCCTAGTGGACATTATGGATTCAATTATTAGGTCAGTATTCCCTATCCCTGTATCCATAAAGACTTCAGAATCTACTAAATCTTCTTCCGCTAAAATCCTATCAAAGTTCTTTCTCTCTGACATAGACGGAATAGTGGCTTTTGTTTTAGCTTGATTCAAAAGCTGATTAATTGATCTTAATAGCGATGATTCATTTTCTACCTTAACATCGAGAACTAGTGCAAAGTATTCCCATGGGTTGTTCTTGATATGGGTAATCATGTCATCAGTTAGTGGGTTGATTGAGGGCAGCGTCCCTAACTGACTAGTTGGTTCAGCTCTTTGTTTTTGTTCATCTTTCAAGAACTGATCAATTAGGGTTGAAATGTCTCCCTTACTGGCCACAACGTCAATCCAACTAAACTCGTTAGACCCTCGTGTTTTATAGTTAGTTATCCCAACTTGATTTGTTACAAAGCTGCTTGATCTGTCAAGATTAACGGTACCACTTTGTGGAAGGAATGTTCCGTTACTGGAGAATCGGTTTCCTGAAAACTTTTCCCATCTAACTAGTCCTAAAAATTGACTGTTTTGCTGGAGACTAGAATAGTTAAATTGGTCTTCAAATTTAACTACAGCGATCTTTCTGCCAGAACCAGCCAGTACTTCCGACTCTACCAATTTAGCATTGTTAGAAGAAATAGCAGCACCTCTAGGTTCTGTTATGAGAATTTTTAATGTCTCTAGTGTATCAACCTCTGTGTTTAATAAGGTTGATTTAAACTTATCAGCCTCATCTACAATTCTGTTAATAACCTTTTTAGATGGGAGAGACATTCTAAGTGAGCCGTTGAGCGTTGTTAGAATTGGGTTATAGGTTGACTTTTCGTTAGAACCTGTCCAAAGTTTAACCAGAGGCCAGCAAACAATGTCATCCATGGTTACTTGATAACCAGACTGGCTCTCTTTGCAGTCTTTGACCTGGCAGTAAATATCGAATAGCAGTGGTTCTAGAGAAATCTGCACATTCAAGACTGATGGGTGCCCAGGCACAGTAGCAAGTGAGTAAGATCTCACTGCAAAATCGTGGTACGGGATGTCCCCATCCCCTGGGGTAAACCCAAATGGACCACCTTGGCACGATATAAACGGCAGTAACAATAGTTGATCAAAAACCTCCTTTACAGAGGTTCTTACTTCCTCAGCATCTGTAGCAAAATAGTTAATGGTATACGTTTGAAAGGCTAATCCCGTACCTTTCTTAATGGACCCAGATTCTCTAAGAGTGGGGCTCTGCTCTATATAGCTGGTTCTTTGAGATGTAAAGAACTGAATTGGTGCTGAGAATACAGCATGACCTATTCTTGTGTTGGAGGTTCCCAGTATGCCTGGAACTTTAACAGGTAAAAACCTCGATTCTTCCATCAATCCAGGCCAATTATCTGTAGGATAGACTGTAGTTAAGTCTTCCTTTTCTTTCTTCTCATCTTCAGCCTTTCCTTTGGTTGTAGTGGGATTTTCTATTCTACTAGACTTTCTTTCTCCACCAGACAACACAGAAGCTTCAGAGCCTGATATTGACTTCTCTACTGGAATCTCAACAAAAATTTTATCAGAGATAAGGTTGCTTCTTAGTTCATCACTTATTCCAGGCCCCAAAGCTGCGGCCACGATATTTTGAGACAGATTAAGTGTCTTAACAATTATGGCAGCTTGACTGCTTGTTGCTGATACCTTATAAATCTTACTATCAGCAGTCTTTATTTCAAAGACAACTTTAGTACCTGATCTACCTATATTAACCAACTGACCCTTAACAGTGTTGGTTGTTGATTTGATAAGATTTGAGAGTGAGGCTGACAGCATGTTAAACCATTCTTGTTAAATTCGAAACACTGGACCGTACCATCACAGTGTTAAATGTCGCTTTCTTTATTTCATTTGTTCCTACAGGTCTTTCACCAGACATCTCTGTCTGATCACCTGAATCACCGGCTTGGTTTTCCACTTTAAAAGATTGGTGGGCCATAGGCGCAGAATTGATTCTTCTTCTATGTCCGTCTGCAACTATTCTATGCACCAAGGAGTGAGCTACTGGAATAGTTACAGAAGAACCAGCTAGTCCAATTGTGTCCTTGTTTAAAAAATACTCGATCTGTGGTACATTTTTAACTGCTTGAGCGAATCTTTCAGATAACAGGCTGAGTGATCTATTTCCTGTGTGTTCTTCAATTGCGCCAGCAAGAGCTCTAAATCCAGAAGGTACTAATTTTTTTGCCGCAGTAAACGCAACAATACCCGCTACAGCAGTTAGAGAGTTAACAAGGATAGCTGTACTAGGACTGTCACCATGGTCAATATCGGAGTACATTCCCGCAGCGAATGTTGCGGTGAAAAATGTTGAATTCCTGATCATTCTTGACTTCAACTTATCTTTAGTTAGAAAACCTGTTCCTATACTGGCGGCGGCAGACACCATACTGGCCGTAAATAGGTGAGATCTTTGTTCTGCTTTATCCTCAGAAAGCGGGTTTAACGCATTTCCCGCATCTGCTAATTGATCAGTAATATCTTCCATTACAATGCCTGTCTTAGTTGCTCCATAGCTGTTTCTCTGTGATCATTCTTTCTAAAGTCTTTATTGTCTACTCGTACTTGAACTGGTCTAGCTGTTCCAGTAATCATATCGTACACTTTGGTTTGTATAGCTTGTTTCTCTCTTTCAGACTGAACATAGGATGTCATATTCACTGTTGTTTGGAAGGGGGCTTCCTGACCCATAAAGACTCTGGTACCAGATCCAGTGCCGGGTATCTCTGAATGGGCCGCTATGACCCCTGGAGACTGTTTGCTGGCGTATCCACCACTATACTCCTCTTTAGGTCTGCTGCTTCCTGCAATAAGAGCTAACAAACCTCCTACAGCTAGTAGAGGTACCGTAACTTTTTTGAGTTCCATTTCACTGGCAATCTTGTTGCCAAGAAGAACAGTATGTTGTACTTCCTTCAACGATATATCCTCAGAAGCATTAGCTGCAAGTGAGGTAGCTTGGTTGACTATAGTGCTTTGCATTTCAGTCAACGTTGGGGCGGAAGCTTTTGCTGTTTGAGCAGCATTCTGGTACTTCAAGAACACTGAATGAACCAGTTCAATAGGGTTAGTTGTCTGAGAACCCAATTTAACGACTTCTTCAGATTCTTTAACAAATGCATTTAAGGCTATGGCTTGATCTCTTGGCGATAAACCAGACTTAAAGTATACATTTCTCAGTTCACCTGTTTTATCAAAAATATGTTGCAATACATCCGAACCACCTGTACCTTGAGTGGTCATTTCATGTATTCTTCTCAGTGCATCATTTGTTAATTCATCAACCTTCTCTGAACCTAATTTAGAGATGGCATTAAAATCTAAGGAGTCAGGTGTTACGTCAGAGAATAGAGTGTGTGCGGCATCACCTAGTTGATTTTGTGCTCTCTTTATAGATGCGGCAGTTGCAGAAGATGCAGAACTAGTTTTAGCAAACTCCTCTTCTACTATGTTTTTAAATCGTTCAGTAATAATATCTACATCATGAACACCTAGTGCATCTTTGTGTTCTCTTAGAAGATCATTTCTACGAAGAAGCTGTTCTTTAATGTTTCCGTGGAAGAAATCCGATTCATCTATAGCATCAGCTAACCTTTTTATAGAGGGGTCACTATAAAGTGTGGTAGAGAGGGCATCGAGTGCATGGATGTCATCCTTGATCTCTTTTGATTGTCTCAGTAAGGAAACACTTTCAATTACTTTGTTCAGTCCCTCTGGGCCGATTGCATTCTCTATAAAGGCACCCGCTCCAGGGGCTTTGCTGGAAGTGGTAGCTAGCATAGTTTGACCTATCAAACTCTTGACAGAGTTTTCTACCTCTCTTTCAGTAGTATTGTAGCCAAGAACGTTTGTCACTGCACCTTGGAAAGGTCCCGATCTGTCAAAGGTTTGAAGTCGCAGTCTCGGGTCGGAAACAAACGATGTTGGTGCCTGAATACCGGCAACTTCTCCCATAAAGGAAAGGCTCAACGCAGGAGCAGCGTACTGTTCAATAAAGTTTCCATCTATTCCTTTTTCTGCCATCCCAACTAAAGACTTACCAGCAGCTGAGTCAAGAAGATCAGTTAGGGAAGATTTAGTCAAGGATTGTCGGTACTGTGCATCCGTAAAAGCATTTGTCACACTCTCTACAAGTCTTGCCTGGTATCCAGGTTTGGATGCGTCATCTCCAAGTTGAACAGTTGATGCCAAGTCTCTAGCAGCTTCTTCTATCTGATCAAACTGCATACTTCCAACATTTTTAAGAATTTCCTGAGCCTTCTCGCTGCCTAAAAGACTTCTGGTTTGTTGAACCACTGAAAGTTCGTGTAGACCAAAAAGATTTCCACCTTCAATTCCAAATCTAGTTGTAGCATCGTAATAGGACGTGTTAAGCGGGTTGATGCCTCTAATAATTCTGGAACCTCTTTCTTCCATTCTCCTGGAAGTGAATTGAACCATTTCATTTATATCAACATTGGGGGCAACAGCTTCCCCATGACCTACTGGAATGAGGCCACGCATAGCAGCACCAAGCTGTGAAGTACCGTCAGCTTGAAGCTCAAATAAAGAACCAGTTGTGGTAAATCGGCCTTCATTGAAAACCATTTCTTCAAATAAGGCTGAACTTCCTTCACCACGTCTTTCGAAGCCTGTCAATCTCCCAAAAGAACCGTCTCTATTAACTCTGGTTGATCTTACTTGGAAGATTGTTCCGAGTTCTGCTTTGCTTGCTTGAAGCTCTCCAACCCGTATTTTATCTTGGATTTCAAGAGCGTCCATACTATCTTGCATAGCAGTATGAGTTTCAGCCCTGCCTAGGATTTTGGGGGAAAGGTAATCCTGGCTTATGTTACCAAGTGTCAAGGGGGTATCCCCAAACTGCCCAGCAGCTGTCAAACCTACAGTAAAGTCATACCCAGCTTTTTGCTCAATTTCTAGAAGCTTATAGTATGCCGCCTCCAAGTTCTTCTGCATTGTTGGGCTCTGTGAGGTTTTGGATAAGGCCATGGCTCTAGAAGCTAGTGTACTGAAGTCATGGGCTGTCATAGTGCCGACATAATCAGCATTTTCCAATCTACCTACAAGTCTTAGAATAGCATTAGATTCAGATTCTCCATTCCCAGCCACAAAATTGAAGTGAGGTTTGTAACCACCTTCGGTATCTCTAAAGCTTACGCCTATCTCTGTGATAGCACCTGTTTCTGGGTTGTTTTCAATATCCAAAGATAGGGAACTTCTACCTCTGGTATTAGCAGCTGCGAAGGCTCTGTCAATCTGGTCATCAATAGAAACATTCATTGACGAACCAATTAGATTAACACTTTTCTCTCCAGAAGAATTTTGTATAGTATAATAAGCCAGCCTTGATTCATCTTTGGCTTGGTGGTAGCTTTCATTTACCAAGTCCATATCAGTTTCAACTTTTATTACCTGGGGGAAAAGAGGTATTTCATTCCCCATTTTGTTGAAAGCCTTTATACTATAGATGCTCTGATCTGGAAGGAGGTTGGTTCTAGCCTTTTCTAGTGTGTCAAATTTTTTATCATTGACCTCGAAAAATGCAGCCTTCGCATTGTGGTTAAACGCCCCAGCATATCCAACCGCAGCACCTCTTCCACCCATCTTTCCACGAAGTTCTCTGCTTATTTGTTGTGGTGTTTGGTTATGTGCCAGTTCTATCTCTTCAATGGAGACAATGTTAGAATCCACCTGTTTTCTTAACACAGAGGCTGGCATTGTAATAACCTCTGGAAGAGATTCCATTTTCTTGCGAACTGCGTCTTGTCTAAGGGTCCCAACAATACCTTTAGAAGAATTTACAGATACACTTTTTGAGCCTATAACATCATTTATTAATGAACTCTTGCTTATAGATATGTACTTCTCAGTATCCCCAACTCTGTCCATACCCTTCAAAAGACTTGATACATTTAATCTTTTTGTAGGTCTAGCTCTCCTGGCCGCGCTAGATGTTCTTCTAGCTGAGAGTTTATTAGCTAATCCAGCTCTAGTTCTAAATGTTGTTTGACGATAGAGATTAGAGAAGATACCGTTTATATCTGAGTCAATAAGGGCAGCAGTTAAAGCTTCGTCCCCATTCAGAATTTTATTGGTGATGTTCCTTACAATTCTGGTCTCTTCAGTAGCTTTCCCCCCAAGAGACGCAGCTACCATTTTAGCAACTCTGGAATATGGGTCGGTAATATTATCAAACAGTTCGTTCATTCCAGCTGATCTTCTGATAGCTGGGGAAGAGAAACCTTCTCTATTAAAAACAGTCTGTCTTACTGTATTTACAAACTCTTTTCTTGAAGAAAGGGATCTCTCACTTTTACTGAGTGAGTACTGAAGTGCCCTATCTACAAAACCCTGTTTACCGTTGACTTTTTCAAATCCGGCAATATCTCTGGTTGCGTTGAATCTTGGAACAGCGTAAGTAGAAAGTTTATTAGTGCCTGTTCTTGCAGAAGTGTATTCACTGAGTTCTTCTGCTAAATCTGAAAGGTACTCATGTCCATAAAAAGAAGCCGAGTCCCCAAGTGATTGCTGCATCAACTCGAGAATCTCGGTAGAGTTATACACCCTGTCAGTTACACTAACTAAGGTTTCTCCAAATTTTCTAAACTTCTCTTTAACCTGACTATCATCCATATCATCTATGAGAAGAAGCAGGTCCCGAAATACTGAGCCTTCTGGTGTTTCTAGTTTCCGAAGAAGATCTTCGTTGCCTTTCATTCCACGTACCAACGTATCTAATCTAGATTCTCTGACCTGTTCTGGGGTCATTCTCTCCACATTCTTTCTTGTTGGTTGAAAGTCTCTGTCTTTTAAATCATTAGCTATAACTTGTTCTAATTTGCCGGTATAGGCGTTAAGTAGGTAGTATAAGCTAGCTCCACCCACAACATAGGGGACTATAGACTGGACTATGTAATCGGTCTTAGTTTTCTTATCTCGAACCGTATCGCCTGGTTCGGTAGGCAGATTGGTTATTCTATCCAGTCTAGCCACTATTTTCTATCAAATAGAGCTACGAAAAAAGGCCACCCGAAGGTGGCCTTACCATGAACAACAATAACACAGGAGCAAACTTAGCGCGATCTATTCCTTACTGGTCTCCCAGATAGTTTAGGATATGGGCTCTTCCCCATATTGTTGGTGGTTGCAATCCATAAAAGGCTGGCAACCTTTCCCTGGGCTAGAATCTTTTTTCTTAGATACACATTCTCTGTGATCTTTCCGTCCTTAAAATCTTGTTCGATTGAGTCCAAAATAGCTTTCTCTGTTATTGATTCTGGGATCTTTTGATCCAACCTACCATACCTGTTGTTGAATTTTCGATTATACCCTGAAGATTTCTCTCCAGGGGTAATCACTTTCTGTGCTTGTCTTATAGATTCCATTAGCCTGTATATACTAGTTTTGTCTGGGGGAAGTCAATATTTCCCTTTTCATCGTAAAAAAGTTCCACGAAGCCTGGAGTAGGTGGAGAATACTTGCTATGCTGTCTCCACACATACTCCTGAACTCCGCAAGCACAACCTGTAGAAATCAGCAATCTACCAGTTGCGGTGTATCGCATATTTAGCCTATGTGTATGCGCTTGAAAAACTGCTTTGATGTCAGATACCTTAAACGGAAGCTTGTGAGAGAATTTATTCAACCACTCTTCCAACTTAACTGGGGCATCATCACCACAGAACTCCTCAAAGTGACCCACCAACATATTGCTTTCAACCATTGCGAAGTCTAGGTCAATGTCTGTTGCAAAAGCTGACATAGGTGCTGTATTAGGGATTGTTAGATTTTCAACTGAAACATTATCCAATCCGTAGCTAATCAACTTTAATGGGTGGATAACTAGAGGCTGAAGTTGTGGAGCAAGATTTTGAATCTTTTTCACAACTCTATTCTCGTGGTTACCTGAAATCATTTTGATAGTCTTAAATTTCTTAGCCAACATTTCAAGAGTAGCTCTGGCAATAGCTATCTCTTCCGTAGCTGTTAGATAGTCAATACTTGGTCTGTGAGACGAAGCAGAGTACATATCCATAAAGTCACCAGCTATGATTAAGTGGTCAGAATCCGAGGCCATTATTGCATTAAGGGTTGGCTTGTGCAGAAATGGTAAATGAAAGTCTGATGCCAGAATAATCTTATTGTTGGCAGTTGTCTTTGATTTAGCTGTGGTTCCACAAGGGCCGATCATTGATTCTAATGCAGAGTAAGCTCTTTCAAGAATACTTTCCTTGTCAGGTTCGACAGCAACCATATAAGATTGGGAACTAGAAGATGTCTTGATACTTCCAGCCTCCATAATAGCAGAAGACTTTGTTAGTAGGACCCAATCTCGCCAAACTAAAGCATATGCCTTTCTTGCTTCAGCAATATTGTCGAAGTAACCTGTAAGCACTGCATTGGCTAGAACGTCATCTACTGTTTTGCTAGCAGCTTTTCTCTGATAAATATCATGAGCTAAGGTATCGGGGATACCGTTTTGTAGTGCTAGATCTAAAAATTGGTTAGGTGTTTTAATATTTAACATAGGCTTTTCTTAACTTAATTTTGTGCTGATTAAAATTAGTTGTATCTATATATATCATAGGCATGGTTTGCTCGTCAGAGCAGTGATGTTATTTGTTCATCTGTTTTTTGGGTATTTTGGTCTATGAACTTCATGTTCACAGTCACCGCACTTTCTGTTGTCGGAAGGTATGAGGTTGTGAACCTGGTACTTCCAATGTTCCCTGAAGCAGAAAGTCTCTGTAGTAGACCACTAATACTGCTGTGGGAACTCGAGTGCATTTTGGGTACTGGGATGTCTCTGGTATAAGCTCTAGCCTTACTGACTCTTGATCTTGATGGTTGATCAATCTTCATCTTCTCTAAAGCTGCGGCTCTTGTCTTTATGTCTTCTAAGTCAACATTTCGGTGCCAACCCAACCAGTCAGCGTCAGGAAGGAAGTGATTCTTGAAGTAGTTATTGAGACTAGGCTTACTTGGTAGAGAGCTTTGTGGTTTACCGAGAAACTTACCTAATACTCTTCTTTCCGAATTTGGAAGGAGGTTATAGAACTTAGCTTTTTCACTCTGTGTCCCGTCAACAATTACAGACTCAGCTATCTGTCTATGTCGTCGTGGTATAGCAGCTAGTGCGTCCTGCAACGTGCCTTTCACTACATCGAAGCCATACATAGTTTGTCTAGCTTTTCTTTCTGCCTCTAGAGCCAGCACCCCGAAGGCATCCACCTGTTCTCTTGTTCTACTTACATTTGAATAATCCAATTGATCTTTCATTGTTTTATCCTTTTTATAGACATGATTTTGCGCAGACGCCCCCAGAGATGCCTGTTTTATGTAATTTAATAGGTCGTAGTACTCATCAAATTCTGTCTGAGCCCTGTATCTATGGGGTACTTGGGTCTCTCCAGTCACAGCTTGATAGGCCAACCTACCTGTAGATATCAATCCTGCTACTGCACCACCAATCAAAGCAGCTTTACCCTTCGCCGCCCTTCCTTTAACGAAGAAAGAGGTAACAATACCGCCTTGAAGAGCAGCAGTAATAGGGTTCTTGGAGACGACCATATTGAATGTTGGTTCTATATAATTGCCCCAAAGATCTCTATAAGATTGGTTCTCAGTGCCGAAAACTTCACCTCGCTCAAACTGCTCAAGACCACTCCTCACCCTCAGCCATTTATTGCTGATAACATTATCTGAGTGAAGGAGTTTCTCTAAAAGACTGTTTAATTTGTCCTGCCTAGCAAGGGAACCCATGGCTGATTTATCGGCATAGTCTGGGTCTGCATATTGGGAATGAATCAATCGGCTATTTACATTACCCACCAAAGCAGACGTAGTAACATCTTCCATAACCTCAGGATTAAAACCTCCTTGTGGAAGGGTGATGTTTATGCTTTTTCCTGCTACAATTCCATACTGAGACATAAGATCTTCAGGGTCTTGCATGGTAAAAGCTTGTTTATCCCACTTCACACCGGCGAGCTTAATGACACCCATATTGGTGACAATTTCACCTTCATCCGTAAATCCCCTAACTCTAGCAGCACGAGTTTCAGTAGGTACGTTTCTATACGGATAGATGTTAAAGTCTTCTCTAAGAAGTTGAGCCGATTTTATAGCACGTTCAAATCGAACCTGTTCCATACCACCAAAGCCACCCTTAGTCTGCGCATGGTGTACATACTCCCTAAATTCAGGAGAGTCTGGGGCTGTCTTAGCTAAGATTTCAATTCTAGAAAGAAGATCGTAGGTTTCGTAGGGGGAAACTATCCCCTTTTCTACCATTTCCCTGATCTCACCCCTTGCCTCTTCCACCCTTTCAAAAACAGCTTGCATCCTATTTTCATCATATTTGTATGTTGCAAATCTGACTTGGTTGGGGTTGTCACGATTAACGTGAGCAATTTTTCCTTGCTTTGCACCGGTAAGGTACATGTAAAACATCAACTGATCAACGTACTTTTCAGGGTCTGTGTTAAATGTTTCATTACCTCTGGTTTTAATTTCTACAACTTCAAGACCAGACTGCCCTCTCATAACAGTTTCGATTGTAGCTGAAATATTATGCACTGGATCGTATCCAGCAACTTCAGCACCCACCATCATCCCAGTCTTGCTAAGCTGTCTCATGATACGTTTGTGCGTAGCCGTACCATAACCCATTATGTCTTCTGCTGACTCGGATTCGTATGCACCAACTGGGTCAAGCATTTTAGCTACAATCTCATCCTTTTCAAGACCAATCATAGAGCCTCTAGCTTTTAAAGGTCTAGTGTATGGGTGGAGTCGCTCATAGGCATCGCCTGGGAGATTGAATTCACCATGAGAGACTCGCATATACGGGTCACCAGTTCTGAATCTTTGAGGCACCCAGCTTGGCATTCTGTTTGGGAGAGGGTTAAACGCATCAAAAGACTGATGCTCTTCTGAGATAAACCTTCTGTAAAATTCACCAACAGGGCCAGTAAGTTCACCAAATTCTCCACTAAAGAACAGTCTTTTATTAGAAAAGGCTACTTCTGGGTCCTGTACTTCTATACCTTCATGTTCATATTTGAGTGGGGAGTTTCTTAGAATACCACCATACAGCCCCATGTGTCTGGTAGCCTCCTCACCCATACTTCCTAGATAAGATAGAAGTCCATCTCTCTCAAGGGCATCTACTGGTATATCTTTTCTGTTACCAATCTTGATTTTAGCAGTGCCAGGCTCATAATAAGCATTACCTAGGGTATTGCCACCAGAGCCGCCCCCACTGCCCCCTGAGAAGCCCGTAGAGCCACCAAAACCAGAATCAGGTCCTCCAGGACCCCCCGCCCCGCTAAAGCCCCCAGAAAGGCCTCTAAACGCCTTTACAGTGGTTGGTAGGCCAGCCCCGTAACTGATATAACCAATATTACCGTTTCCACCGACCGGAGCATTCTCAAAATAAACTCCAGGATGCTGGTTGTTAAGGAACTCATGAAGTTGATTGCCTGTCATATAAGGCCTATCTTCTTCAGTTAACTCCTCCTGCCAATCAGAATGGAGAAGCCTGTTTATTGGTGCAAGTGGGTTTGTTATTGTTGGAAGGAATGAGTATTTGGGATTAGAAAGCTGGACGTTGCTAGCTTCTGTCCAGTGAGCCTTCATTCTTCTATAGAAGTTGGGTCTTAAATACTCTACTGCACCACCAGTGAATGGGGTTCTACTGCCAATGACAAAGAATCTTCCTCGACGTACAGCCTCATCTCCGTAAAACAATTCTTCATTGAACTCTTCTTCTGATTTAGGGTGGCCGTATTGGTCAAGACCTGGCACTGCTCCAACTAATCCTTTTAAAGCACCAGTCAAACCTAAAGCATCGAATACTCTGGCTTTTGCTAAACCTACATTAGCATACGCATTGCCAGCCATATCATCAACACCAGGCATACCCATATTGTGCATGTCTGCATTGTAGTTTTTGTAAATCTCTAATGCTACAAAAGCAGGGAGAACTCTTTTTACAGCAAATCCTGCTACAGATCTACCTACTGTTAAACCTTCTTGTGAACTAAGACCAAGCCCTACAGCATTACCTACAGATTGAGGCATGTGCATTAGAATATTAGTCACAAACCCTGCGTGAGACATAGGCTCGTTAGGGTCAACTAGTCCACGAGCAAAACTACCTGCATTTATACTGGAGGCATAATCTTTTAGTTGATTTAGGAAACCAAACCCAGGCTCCACTGGCCCAAAATCACCTGTCTTGATTGTAGCGTAGAATTTAGGAACATTATCAAACTCTGCCGGTGTAAAGTTTGCGCCACCTAGACCAAATCTCTTAGCCACAGCCTCAGATACATTGGCACCCCTTGCCAACCCTTCCATGATCTTACTATGAGATTCGTAATTCTTGCTGTAATATGCTGCCAGTACAGAGTCTACTCTAGCTGCTTCAGCTATTTTAGCCTTAACAAGAGGTTCGTTTGACATTCCGAACAGGGACTCAAAATCCGCCATAGGAGAAACAAGTCTTCCAATATCTCCATAAGTGTCACTTCCCAACCCCTCTTTAAGGGTGTCAATTATAGAGCCAATATCAGATGATGACTTTAATCCTAATTTTTCTGCGACTGCTCTTCTTAAGGCAGGGTCAGAGTTGGTGTGCAGTATGTCTAAGGTTTCATTGAGAGACTTTCCTGATAGAGTTGTGAGTTCATTAATACCAGAAAGTCGAACAGTTTCTGAAACCAAACCTTTCTGCAACTGAAGGTGGAGAGATGAAAGTGTGTCTGTACCTATTACACCATCTCTCAGCTTATCAAACAGTCCCGAAGGGTTAGGACCAATTTGCATAAGCCTATCACTGTTTTCCCCAACTGCAGCTATAGCTCTTGATAATTCTGGAGAGATGTTCTTTGAGATGGTGCTATAGTTATCTAAAAGACTGCCATTACCGCTATCTGTAGTGATGGCATGAAGCAAAGCTGCTGGGTCATTAGAGTTTTTAAGCAGTTCTTGAATCTGGGAGCCATACTCACCATACGAATCGAAATTTAGTTTATCAGCAGCTTGTTTAAGAAAAGCACTGCTGTCAACATTTGCTGCTGATGCATGTGTGAAAACCTGTCTGTAGGCATCTTGTAAAGCTGAACCAGGAAGATTTTCTACCCCACCGTTCTCCAAGAACCGTGACATCAAAATTGGGTTTATGGCCGAAGAGTCAAGCCCAGATAGCTTGCCGACAGAATGAAGAGCTGCCGCCACACCTGCATCCCCAATATTATTTTTTGGAACTAGTGTGAACCCATTGTCAGTATATGCTAAGTCAAAAAGCTCATTCTGTCTACCGAACAATGTTTTTTGAAGGAAGGTGTGAGAATGTTCGTCGTTCTTCTTTACGTAATTCCATGCAGCTTTTAGAATTCCATCATCATCAACAGAATCCTTAAACGAACCGAAAAGATCTTCAACATCCTGACCCCTACTTCTAGCGAATTCTTTAGCATGTTCTGAGGCAGAGGTGTTAATAAAGTTGGCCTTTATATTTATATGCTTTGCTGTATCACCATCAAAGGCAATAAGTCTGTCACCAATTGCTACACCAAACGCATCTTCTGAGAGACCAGACAACGCCCCAGCCCTTCTCAACTCACCCTGCATACCCATTTTACCAAGGTATTTAATACCTTCGAGATCTGGTGCCATGAATTTACCAAGGGTTCCTGGAATATTAAAGACACCTGGAACTAGTGGTATTTGGAAATTTTGTAAGGTTCTAGAGGCAGTGGCCTTTGCTATGTTAAATGGGTGGGCCATAGAAAAGACCTTACCCCCTTTATCCATAACAAGCCCACTATCTAGGGAGTGTATTTTAGAGATAAGATCTGACTTTGCGTTGGCACCAAGGGTACTAAAATCTAGTTCATCCATGAACCCTAAAAGTGATTGGTGGGCTTTACCGTGGTATTCATGATCCACCCCAATCTTTTTGAGATACTCAGTTACTGCATCATGAGCATCACCACCCATAGTTATGTCACCAATTGTGAGTCTTGTCAACCCTTGATCACCCATCCACCGGTGATTTCTTAAACCTATAGATTCTAATTGATCAACATGTGAGTGGACTGCATCCATGACAACATTCAGATTGTTGTCAGTATTAAGTATTTGTTTTGAGGTTCTACTAGCTGTGAATCTCGCAGTTTCTGCACGTTCCAACGCACCTGATAAGATTTGGGTGAGTTCCTGTCTTTGCTTGAGTATCTTCTCCCCAGCAGTGGCAGCTTTTTGGTCCATGAACTTGAATTGGACCCCTTGAGAAGATTCTATAAATCTGTTAAAAAGGGTGTCCGACATAAGTTTATCAATGTTGTCTTTTTCAACACCTTTGACCAAACTATGCAGAGCGTCCCCAATTTCACCCCTCTTTGATTTAAATATATCTTGACTAGCTTCATCTACATGAGAAGCTAACGAGTCAAGCATGGATTCCATTCTAGTGGTGTGAGCATTACCACTGTATATTACGTTATCTAATCTTGGAAGCTCATCTGCTATGAAGTTGAAGACATCTGAGAAAACATGTTTAGATTCGTTCAGGCCTGAACCATGGCCTAGAACTGACTTAAACATGCTAGGATTATCAGCAATATCCTTTGCTAGTGATACACCAATACGTCCTAGGCTCCGCCCAATTGTAGGAGCGGAGCCTAGAGCTATTGCGGTTATTCCTGCAAAAGTAGCAAAGGTTGCTAATTTACCGGTAAACCCTTCACCTTTCTCGTTATGGTACATTGTCCGTTACTATGACTTCTTCCAATTGAAGCCACCTTCTACAAAAGTAACTTTTTCATTTCTTCCTGGAGTAGGCACTTCAGGATTTGTAAAGAACGCATCTTCTAGATTGTTAGGAGCTGTAGCAGCTTCCCCAAACAATTCATCAACTTCTTTCCCGTAAATTGATGTAAACATAAACTTGCCAAGAAGAAGATATTTTGCTCTATCACTGGGGTCACAATTTCTCATTATCTCTGGGGTACAGCTGGGTATCATAGAAATAGCTACAGCTTCATATTTACCCTCTTCATGATGCATCCATTTCTGTGCTTCCCTTAGAGTTCTACAATCCTCATCTAGACCTGATATGTTCATTATCAGATCATAGAGAGTCTTAGAAGTTCCAGCCCATTCAATGTCTTCGTTGTAATTTACAACGCATTGGGAGAGAATAAAGCTCTCAGCTTCAAACTCCCCCTCTTTAGAGCCAGCAATGGTTAGTTCTCCAGAAGTCATCCCCCTAAAGACGTAATCTTTTCGTTCCCGATTAGGTCCAAGAAGATTTACCTTAAACCATCTATATCTTCTATCGAGATTCATTCTCTTAGATTTCTTCTACAGAAACGTTAGCTTCCCAACCACTAATCTCAGTTGCTACTTTTCCTAGTGTTTCAATCCAACCAGACGGCATGTTTTCCCAGTCAACTTCCTTAGGCCAAACAGTGATTGATTTAATCAAAGATATCTGATCATCTACTGCTTGCATAGATATCCTGAGGTCTGTTCTAGTCATAGGTCTGATAAGAAAGACTAAGTGCTCGAGCTTAACTCTATAAAGAGAGTACGGAAAAATCTTCTTGACTTCTTCTAGTTCTTCCTTGGATATATCTCCCCAACCTGGGAAAGGTGCTACGTTAGTGGAAGAGAAGTCTGGTGCCAAGATTCTTCCATGAATGTCAATGCTTATATAACCAGATCTTTCCTGAACTATCTTACATAGACTCGGAATAACACCTACTGGCAGACCTTCGATTTCTTCGAGAGTCAAACTTGGCCAAAAAACACACTCATCGTACAGCTTTCTATTAATATCGTCAACTGGGATAGGTTTATTTTGCCTAGCAGCATCATCGCGTAGAACAGCAATCTTTCCAGCTGTTTTAGTAGAAATTGTGCTGCACACAAACTCATCATTCGGTGCTTGAGGGAGAGCGAACTTAAACAAAGGCACACCTGGCCACGCTCTTTTTAGTTCTGTAATTTCTTTTTCTGTAATTTTGCCTTTTCTGTGCATGGAAATTTACCTTAAGGTGAAATACTTTGGGAGTCAATATCTTCAGGGTTCAGTATAACGAGATCTCTAGCAGTAAAAGTGAAAGTTTCTGCTACAGGTCTACCATCATCAGAAATAGTTCTACCCTTACCAGAAATACTAGCCCCAATAATCTTTACACCAGTAGCAATGTTATCAGTCACTTGTTCTGAGGGTACTCTGATAATATCAGCGTATGCCCCGGAGTTCCCATCATATCGTAGAGCAAGTTCACTTCTAAGATCTGCTCCAAATATAATATTGATGTCAAAACCTTTTTTCCTTGTAGCATAAAGGCCACCTGCTGTCTCTACTACAGAAGGATAGTTGCTGGCAGAACCAGAACCAATCTCTTGTTGGTATCTTTCCTGAACAACCTTCTTCAACTGCGCTGGGCTAAGGCTCCCCGACTTAAGGGAAGCTGCTGCTGCGGAAGGGGAGGTATTGTTACCCCAATCTGTTTTCTTACCTGTCTGGTCGGAAGCTTGCCCTAAGTTTGCCCAGATTGAGCCAGGATCTTCACTTCTGAGAAGGTTAAGAAGGCTGAAAATATAGCCATCCCGCTTAAAGTTCATGGTAATTTCCCCACTTATTAGTCGTTGACCGTGAACAATGACATCAGCTACATAACTGGCGTAGCCGTAGAATGGTGTGGCTCTCTCAACTACTTGGTAGGAAAGCTGTATTACTTCATCTAGTCTTACATTGTCAAAGTAATAAACAACCTCCCTTCCACTCCAATAGCTGGAATCAAATCTATCAACAATACTCCATTCCTCACCTGAGAGAGGATTTTGTGGGTAGTTAAAAGAAGACCTGCCGTAAGATGAATCTACCATGGATAAACAGCTCCTGGGGCCGCTGCCCCTAAATCAGTGCTGCTGCCTGAGTCTGCAGCTGTAGCAGCACCACTTGAACCACTTAGAGATCTGTTGACTCCTGGGTCTGCTGATATAATGCCGAACTCATAGTCACTATCTGAGGAAGAATCTTCATCATCTGGGATAGTTACTATGTCGTCATTGAAACCAAAATCGTAGTTTTCGAAGGTATCGGAGTTGCTGCTAACCCAGTTAAAGGAAAGTTTTAACCTGGGGGGATTAGATCTCCTACTTACTCTGTCCTGATTTATATAGTTAGGATTCTCTTCATAGGATATTTGAACTTGGTCTAAGTTCATCATTTCCGTTACTCTCATAGCCATAAATGAGTAGGTGTAGTTGATGACTAAATTATCAACCCCTATAACAGTTGAGCTGTCAAGAATCTTAATTCCACTAATTTTAAACCCCATGGCTCCATCTCTTATCTTGTCATCTTTAAATACGCAAACAAGATCAAATGGGGGAAGTTCATTTGGCATAAAACTCTCAGCGTAAGTTGCATTACCTATATAGGTTGCGTATGCCCTGAGAAGTGGAGCAAAAGGGGCTTCATCAGTTATGGTGAATCCAAGAGAACCAGCAACTACTGCGTGTCCAGTTGTGAAGCCCTTAATACCACGACGGCCTGACGACACAACAGGAAAAGTATCCCGGTGTGTAGACAGGCCGACAAGGGTCAGTGATGGCAGTTCAACTTCAGCCATCTGTATCTTTCCAGCAATCCTTGCGGGAATTACAGCGTAAGCATGAAGATTGGCAAAGGATAAATCCTTAGCACCTGAGAAGTCTTTTGGTACTTTCCTATCTCTAGCCCAGACAAAACTTCTTGAGTCTGTTCGGGGAGTACGCTTTATTGTGTCTCTGTTAGTGATTGGTTCGTCAGCCATGGACTTAAACTAGTGCAGTCTCCTGTACTGCCATCAAAGGTATTTAATTGTCAGTCCTAACTTAGTTAGGAAGGTAGGGAGCCAGGGTAGAAGCTATTTGCAGTATCTTCGTTAAGAGGTTCAAGGTGTGAAATGTTCATAGCGTAGTATGAAACACCAACGTTTGTACCCATATCGTTCTGCGAGTAGCCACCAGTTTCCTGTGTGATCTGCATTCCAAAGATTGTCAACTTAGCAGCTGCACCAGCCTTGTTAACACCAACAAGAGTTAGGTTAAAAGGAGGTAGCTGGTCTGTGTGTTCAACTCTGTAAGCACCAACAAGCTGAGAAGTGTAGCGAACCTGATCAGACAACTGAGTGTAGTACTGTTCTTGTGTCAGACCCCTCATGTTGTTGTAGGTGTACTCAATTCTCGGACTCTGGCCCTGTTTGTTAGCAGAACCAAGACTCTTAACAGCATTAGCTGTGTTCTCGATTCTGTTATTCACAGCCTGAGTTGACAAGTCAGCATCCCAAAGCTGGGAGACAGTTTCAATACCTCTTTCCTTAAGTCTGAAGACTTGCTGAAGGATGGCGTGTCTGTCATACTGAGCAAAAACCATTGAACCAACAATAAGTCTCTTACCAGTTACAATTGCAACCGGGTTTCTTCGACCCATTACGTAGTTACCTACAGCCTCCGTAGAGACTGTCCAGGTAACTGATTCCAGGTTTCCAACCTTCGTATTGTTAATGTATGCGTGTAGGTCGCAGCCAGCAAAAACCTGCAGATTCTCTTCAGGCAGTGTGTACTGACTTGGAGTTGTAATCTGGTTGGATTTGTACTCTGCGTAGGCGTATCTAGAAAAAGGATTTTGTGCCACTTCTTTTAATTTCTCCTAAAATTAGCCGCCTCGTCTCACGGATACGATGAAGTTAATCCTTCGAAGTGAGGTAGCTGGTACAAGTTCAACGAAAACGTTGGCAGTACCGAGATCCATATCAGTACCATCCATAGTTATCTTGAATGTGTAACCCTGCCCCTTTCCACCTCTAAGTGCCTGACTGTTTGTGTAGCCGTCAAGAACGTTCTGTGCTGCGGCTTCCATTGTAGCCAAGACACCTGCTGAAGTCGGTCCACCAAGGAATGGGAACAGAACAGCTTTGAGGTCTTTGTGGACTGAGTTAACAAGGTGCAGTGTCTGGTAGTTTCTGAATACGTCGTCTCTAGCAGCTGCAGTTGGGTCATCCCAAACAATAAGCGGAGCTGTATTTCCTCTTGAGTTTGGATCCCTGGAGAGAATAACGTAGGCACCCTTACCAGGAGTGTTGTTAGCTAAGTTGGCACCAACACCATCCAGAAGCTTTCTAGCTGCTGAAGCTGGGTATGGAGTTCCGTAGGCTCTAACACCTGGAATCTTAACAAACGTTGCAGATCTTTCCGGTGGAATAGTTGTCAGCAACGCTGCGTAGCCAACGTGGAAGTTGTAGATGTAGTCACCGCCCATATCTGGGTGATTGTACACAACACCTGGTCCAGCACAGACTGAAATGTTGGTGAAAAGGTCCTTAACACCGCCCATAGCATCTGCTCGAAGCCTTCCGTTCAGAAGGAATGGACCAGACTTAAGCCACTTCTTACCTTGATCGTAGTATCCAAAATCTGTAGCTAGAAGGTTGTTGTTAACATAGTTAACAAGGTCACTAGCTTCTGTCAGATTATGGAGCCTAGTTGCGATAATACCGTGACATGGGTTTGTGTCTGTTGATAGCCTGTCAATAAAATCAGAAAAGTCAGCAGCTATAGTGTACGAACCGTTAGTTGCTGCGTTTCCAGTTGTATAGATCTGGTCGTCAACGCAAATTCCATCAAGAACGATGATATCTGCGTTAAATTCGTCATCTTGAAGGGTTTCGAAGGTTCCGCTAAAACCATCATCATCCATTGTTCCAACAAGAGCTCTAGCAAAACCAGCAAGACCGGACCCAGCTGATGTCATCAATTCTGGACCGTAGTCGTCACCCTTAGCGAAGCAGCCATTGGTTCCACCAGAAAGTGTAACCGTTCCTGTCATACCTACTGCTAGGGTATCCAGTGTGTAGGCCATGTAGTTTTGTGCAACAGAAAGAGTTCTGCTAACACTAGCTACCTTATTCTTCGTTGTACCATTAATCTTATCCATCAATTCTGATAGAGTAGTAGTGGAAGCAACTTCTCTAATGAGTTCGACAGTGCCACCCTTTCTCTTAGGCTGACCTAAAGAAAGAATGAACATACCACCAGAAAGACTGGTTGTTACTGTAGCTTGGTTGTATAGTCGGCCTGGGTTTAGCGACCTAAAGTAAAGAAGACCTGAGGTACCAAGTGTCCCTGTAGCAAAAGTGCCAGCAGCCCTAACTGCGTACAAAGATCTGTTTCCTGCAGCCAAAGCTTGAGAGATGGCTAGAGGAATAGTGGCACCAGCGGGCTTGCCTGATTCCGTCGAAGTGTTGGGATCAAGAAATTCTGCTGAATATTTGGCGGGACCAAAGATCCTCTCAGCCTGAGCCGCATCCTCGATGCGAACAGGCTTGTTGAGAGGGCCGTCCTGAGCCGTACCAATAATCAGAAGTGTTTCTGTGGTAGGGCCTTGAACGATCTGCTTGATCTTGCCGCCTATAGTTGTAAATATAGTTCCTGCGTACATTGGCTGTTTAATTAAGCTCCTGTTTTATAAGAGATGCGGGTCGTGAAGAAGATAACTTAGTCATTAACCAAAATATCTCCTACAGCATTTGCCCCGCTAATTGCTCTACCTGTGTGTCCAGGCCCATAAGTATAATAAATGCAGAATGCGTCTCCGACAGAAGGCGGGGCACCTTCAGGGATCCACTCCACATAAACTGATCTATCCTTTCTTCTCCTGATTCTGTAATCAACACCAGCGGTTAGCATAACAGGATCAAGTTCTGAAATTTTCTGTCTCTGTACTACAGAGATACTATAAGCTAAACAACCACTAGGGGCGTTACTTATAAAATAGAGGTTGTTATCCCCTGCCTGTCGTACCACACGTCCTGTTGTTGAACCCTTAGAGTGGATTATAGGATTAATAATCACTGTTCTGAGTTCCTTCAAGATATGCTTGTACCTAATTGGAAGAACAACTTGGAATCTCAGAGTCCGCATCATTAGTTCATCCTGAGTTCTCCAAGATAAAGCTCCGTCAGAGTACTGACTGTCAAATGCCATAGTCAATCCAGGAAATTTAATCTGTAACGGACCTATAACATTAAGTAGAGCTTGTTCCCAATCCCAAGCTAATTCATTCACTTCTGCATTAGATGTACTAAATAGCGCAAATTCATAAATTATTTTGTGGTGCTGTGTATAAATTTCTGTGAACTGCCCAAATTCATCATTACTTCTTGGATGAGAATATGAAGGGCCTGTAGCCTGTAAATGGCCACTCTTTCCACCACCAGGGACTCTTGACAATATTCTCCATGTTATAGAAGGACCATCACAAGTTGTGGAAGGAAATTGTTGCAACACTTTAAGATTATACTTATTTACAAAATAAGGCTCAACTAATTTGTACACCTCATTGAAGAAATCATAAGGGTTAGTATTAGATTGAGTATCCTCATTAAGTGTTGGAAGGTTGGACATTATTATCTTTTCGTTCAAATAGAGGGCTATCTTGTTTGAGCAGCAAATGAAATACTCATTATTTCATTATCTATCACACATTCCACCAGAACTCTCAATACCTCATCTACTAAGTCTATAAGTACATTCTCAATAGCGACTCCAGAAACTTTTGAAGAAAGCTTCTTTTTCAGCTCTTGGGCTAAGAAAGTTTGAGTCCCCTCTTTTAATGGCCTACCCATAAACTGAAGTAAGTACTCGTTTCCTACAGACATGATTTCTGAAGTCTTTGCTGTCACTAAGTAGTCGCTATCTGGGTCTGTAGTAACACCTTGATAAATTGAGACCCCTGAACCAATTTTTCTAACAATTGGGCAGAAACCGTTCGCTTTAGCTGCAAAAACTTCATTTTCGTTAAGCTGTGGGCGGTAGGTGATGGCTTTCAGTCCTTTGTTAGTTAAAGAACCACCCTCTCTATTTATAAGTTCAGCTACAGCTTCAACACCGTATCTTCTGTATCTATTTCCGGCTATAGACACGTCTACATCACCATAAATGCTGCAAACATACGGGCTTCTCTCAGGAAGCATTCTTATTGATGCAAATACCTGATCCATATTCCCACCCGCTGTATCAATCAACCTAACTTGTAGGTTATCTATAGCAAAATGGTTATAACTTCCACTATCTAAAGTTACATCAATATGGGTCATAGGTCTTTCGACCCCTAGACCTATAAAATAGGGTGTACCAGACCCTAAAGTTGTGGGGCCAACAACAGGTGTGTACGCTTCAGCACCGTCGTATCCTTGAATCCGCACACTTCTATCCCCCTCAGTCACCCAGAAGCCAAAGGCTCTTATCTTCTTATTATTCAGGGCAGAAAAGGTCACAGTGCCCGAAGAAGCTGGAGACATATGCAGTGCCCCACTTAAGGAGTAAACTGCAGTAGATAGATTGCCTGTTGCGGCCCTCGTGAAGAAAACTGGTGGTGTGCTTGTTGATGCAATTTGCAGACCCAAGGTACCAGTAACAGTTTGGTTGTTAGTGTATATACTGGTTGAGAAGGGGTCTGTGCTAACAGCTCCGAAGTATGTATTAAGTGCTGCCTCCGAAGTTGTAGCACCTACAAAATTAATCGGAGCTAACGTAGGTGGGTTGTTGAAAATGAACATTCTAGGCTGAGAAAGCTCTTCGTCTAGTTCATTCAAAATAACGGTCATTAAATTTTCTGTAACAGGTGCCAGAACTGCAACATGGCTAGTTGCAGTTGGGAGACAGTCAACAGATATGAATTCAGAGAATTCTGCGGAAGAAAGTGTGCCGTTTGAACCACCACTCAACGTAGCAGTAATAGTTGACATTGTTTCACTAAATTCTCGAACCTGAACTGGGCAAGCACCTAATCTGGCATCTTGGTTAATTTGTGCAGCTATTCTGGAAGGAATACCGGAATAATCTCTCCTTCCAAAATTAGGCTCTAAACCATAGATACTAATCCCACTACCTGTAGAGGAGACAACAACATTGTTATACTTATCTCCACGATTTATAGACTCAAAGTACCAATTATCACTGGTTAGAAGCCTGGCCTTCTCCCCACCTACCCTGCATATCGTAACAGAGTCAGCTCCATTTTCTAGAATGTACTGACCAGCAGCTACTATATCTGACATTCCAAGATACGGGGTGTACGTTAAATCAACCCACATACCTGAGCCGCCAACCTGCCCAAAGTAGAAAGTGCTATTATCTGAATATGGATTGTACAGTATCTTCTTATTATTCCAAGAAGACGAAACAGTATTTAGGGGTGTGAACTGAAGCGACATGGCAGAGGCAGTCGGAGTTAAGAAAACTCTTTCTGTGTAGTTGCCACCAAATGTTCTGTACAGGTCCCTTAAAGATGAAACTGTAACAGCTTGATTCGCTGGGCCGTCAGAAGCCAATCCTACCAATACAATGTTTGAGGCCATTTATTACTCGGGTCGTATATGTCTAATCCTATCATTAAAGGCAGTGCATTGTAGAACAATGCATCCGATACTGAGTAGGATTTTAAGGCAGCACCAATAAATGCTACTTCTCTCTCAAATCTGTCAAATACAGCTTCAACCTGTGTGACATCTGTGATTCGAACTGGTCTTCTTGAGGGGTTTTTAGGTACATCTTTTACAGGAACATTCCACTCAACCAAGATTACTAGATCTTGATAGTTTGGCTTAATATCCCTCGGAAGGATTGCACCTATCTCCCAATTCAAAGTATAGCCTGGTTGAAGCCTGATATCTGATTGTGTATCAACTGAGCCTTGGAAGATTCTTACCGGCACAATTTTAGGAATAACCTTTCTACCAGTGCCCCAGCAATAAGGACATAGGGGTCCATCACTCCTAGCAGCTGTAACTCCAGAGGTGAAGTTCCAATGGTCTGGACAGTATTCATCAGGTAAAAGCCTGACATAAACTGCCCAGTCAGCATTTTCAAGAAGAAATTGCTCAGCGTGGTGTCCTATAGGGTGAACATCTTTCCAACTTGCTTTACTAGAATCCCAACCTGAGTTCATAGACCGTCATCCCTCCTTCTAATACTTGGCGGTATGCTGCTATCCCTATTGTTAAGATGCCTATCATAGTTGTACTGTCTGGTCCCAAAACCAGGAACACCATCATTGTTGATGTAGTTATCCCAGTAGTCCATCTCTTCTTTAGCATCCTTTTTAGCCAACTCAATAGCATCAATAAAGTCTTTGCTTAATGATTCTTTGTAATCTGCCAGACTCCTGCTTCTTCCAACATTCCTAAGTTCGTCTACTAAGATAGAGTTATAGATGTTGTAAAGGGTGCAAGCTTCTGTCCACTTTAATGCACCGAAAGATTTAAGGTTATTTGAGTCTCTAACCCATACTTCCTGAAGCATGTCACCAAACATAACTGCGTCAGGAATACCGTAAATCCAGGAATAGTATCTTGCTTTAGCTTCGAGACTGGCAATGAATATATGGTAGTTTATGAAGTCATCGGACATTGTAGCTGACTCTGATCTTAGAGTAGCTTTAACTGCCCGTATGTCTACATAGTATGGGTTGTACATACTACAGAATTGGAAGGAAGTTGCCTGGGCAAGTCTCTGTCCACTTACAGATCTCATACCCTTTGCAAGACTTACTTCATATCTAGTGTTAAAGGCTATGTTTTCTGTTGGAACAAAGGTTAATGTCCTACCAGATAGCACCCAAGAACCTGAAACTGCCCCTGTAGAGTATGAAGACCCTACATCATTCCTGGGAAGTTGATCCTTCTTTGTGAATGATATGTAATTTAACATAGTCCCAGTAGCCGGAGCTTCAGTAAAAATTAATTCTACTGTAGGGAACGTAGTTAAATTGGTAGCCAGGTTCTCTGGTGTAAAATCTTCCACAGAAAATTGCAAAGGTACAGTCTGGGAAGGATGTATGTATGTTCTTGCACTAGTTATATCTGGTTCTTCTTCGTAAGCACCAAAATAAATGCTTCGTCTAGATGATGGCGCAGCATATACAAAACCGGTACCGGATGGAACACGCGCTGTAACGTCCCATGTGAGCCTTCTACCTGTTAGGGTACCCAATACCCCTAAATAGCTCGCAGAGACCAGAGAGAGGCCTGTAGCGGCCGTTGTGAAGGTGCCAGCAAGGGAGGAGTTCTCATAGAAGTTAACATCATAGAGAACACTTCCAGTACTAGTAGCTTGAGTCCAGTTAAAAACGAATGGCTCTGCTTCAAGAGAGATACTGTCAGAAGGATTAAGCAGAGAAACAGAACTTACTGGGGAAGCTGCTGTAGAAAAGAAAATTGTGTAATCGTTAAGGGTGGCTCTACCAAAGGAACTTCTAATCCCCTTCTTAACGATAAGGCGATAACTTCTATTGGGTTGAAGAGAGGCGGTTAATGTTAATCTTCTCTGCCTTGTTGTGTAGTCAGAGTAGGAAATTGTTATAGGTGTATTGGTGCTTTCATCAAGCAGCACCATAAAGCTTGATAGTTGGTTGCTGTCTTGAAACTGAGCAGCAGCCATATCCTCTGAGAAGTCAAGGATAATGCTTCTTGATGTTAAAACATCAGTTTCTCCGGTTTTTGGAAATGTTTCTCGTAGTTCTGGATATCCTGCCACTTTTCTTCACCCTAAGAAAGAATGGGCCTCGCCGCGATATGCGGATCGAGGCCCTTTACCCACCTGTTTGTCTAGATTAGGTAGTTGTTCGAACTGTCATAACTGGCTGATAGTTTTCAACCACTCTAACGTTTCGGGCAACTGTGATCGCTTTACCACCGTCTTTGACCGAGCAGCCCATGTGCTTCTTGATCTTCATAACAGTAGCATCCTTGAACCAGTCTTCCATTTCGTCCATCTGAGCATCACCTCGTGTGGCCATGTAAAGAGAGTTCTTAGCATCAATCACGTATACGTCGGTGTAGAGAGAAGAACCAAGACCGGAAGCCTGGGTTGAGCTGAGAGCAGCGTTCTCTACGTAAGGCAGGGCGTAGTAAGGAACGTAGGAAATACCGAATGGCATGTTTACGTTCTGGTTGAAGTCAGGCTTCTGGCTGTAGATGTTACCACCCATCTGACCCTGATGGAAGAAGGTCGCTCTGATAAGTGGGTCTTGGAAGATCACGAACCAGGCTAGAGGGTGAACCAGGATATGGCTGGGCTCATATCTGTTACCAACAACAACACCGCACATTCGAAGGATGTCCTTCAAAGCAAGAGAAGCATTCCAAGTCTGGCCTGTGCCAACACCGGAAGTTCTGTCTGCAGTTACGTCTGTGTTGTTATTGAAAACTTCAATAGCTCTTTCAGTCATTGCTGTGTAGCAAAGAGATTCTCCAACTCGGTTAACTGCGTTGTTCATCTGTCTCATGTACAGAGTAACAAGCTGGTAGATTGAGTGGTTTCGAATTTCTTCTGTCAGCGAAGTCTGAAGACCGTACTTCTTCAGTCTAATGCTGATTTGGTGTTCCTGCACGGAGAATGATCGGTTAGGATATTCTCCACCTTCAGCAATTTCAGCTGCTGAAAGGGCATCTACAGTTGGGAACGTGATGAACAGTGGTGACTTCGGATCCATCTTGATTTCCTGAGCAACATTGTTGCTAAGGAACAGAGATGGCTCTTTAGGCTCAACCATGATCTCAGAAATAACCCTTCGAAGCAGCACAGGTGCGTCGCTCGAGTGGAGCATTTCTGTGAATGGTATTTCAGGAACATCGCATCGTTCGCCTGAGTAGTTGTAACCTGTAAACTGGGCGTAGGCAAACTCAGTTGCCTTGTCCATTCTGGTTAGTGCTTCATCATAGCTGACTTGAGTATCCCCTTCACCAATCGTCCAATCATTAACTTTAGCGAACTCTTCCACCTGCGGGCGAATTTGAGCCTCAGTTGCGGACTGAATTTTGTTGAAAATAGTATTCTTCATTTTTTTAGTCTTAAGGTCTCCGTGTAGGGACATAGGGTTGGGGGATTACCCCCAACCGCTTAGTCAGCAACGATGATCCTCATTCCTCCGATAACGTCTGCGTAGTTCAAGTGCGATGGGACACCTGTTCTACCAATGTTTGTGCTAGGAACCAGGCTTGCAGCGTCACTTGACGGTGTGGTAAGGTTTCTACCATCAGTAAGACCAAGGACACCCTGACCCCACAGAACAGCATCCTTAGAACCAAACGATGAGTAGGTCACCGTGATGGCTGTAACAGATGTGATGTTTGCAGAGAGTTCGATGATTCCTGATCTCCAGTTCACTGTATGGTACTTTCCTACGAACTGCCCGGTAACGTTTGTTGGGTTACCTGCAGGTAGTGTGTACCAATCAGATGAACTGTAAGTTGTGGAAGTGCCTGTGTCATCAATAACAGTACCCTGAATCTTGATAACAATAGCATGGTTCACTGAGATTGGCCAGTTCTGGACTCGATAGACCAGGTTGGCTGTAACAGTGGATGGAGTTTCATCTGTTCTCAGGGTGACGTTTGTCATCTGAGCAGCTGGTGGCCAGTCCATGCTTTCTCTAGAAAGTTCAACGAACTTCTTGATATAGTCTTGCTGGGCAACGTCAGTGATTGACTGGATTCGAAGAACTTCACCAGCAACCTGGTCAGCATCCTGACCGTATTCGTACAGAACCTGGGTGCAGCTTGAAGGAAGTGTAGCTTCCCATGCAGTACCGTTAAAGTACAGGTTAACTGAGGCAGTTGAAACAGGGGTTGTGGAGTTCCAGAGAGCAACTACCCGTGGCTGAATACCTGGGTAGACAGCAGAAGTCAGAACAACTGTACCAGAAGCTGTGAAGGACTGGTAGTTTAGCTGCTTAGCCTTCCACTTAACTGGCTTACCTCTATGCATCCAACCAATATTGCTGGTTGAAGTGATAGATCCCCAGAAACCGGTAACTCTGTCACCTGCAGCGAGGCCACCGTGAGCACTGTTAACAGTTAGAACATAAGGAACTTCAGCAACAAAACCTCTTCGGAACTTAACGTCAGAAGCATCGTTTGAGCTGTCAATACCAAATGTATTACCTGAGAGCTGGAAAGGACCAGTTGAGACTGGGTTGTTAGAAGAATAGGTCGTAGCTGATCGGAAGATGTTGTTGACTGACATACCAGCTGGGGTAATATTCTTACCATCGTGGAGAGTCAAAACAGTCTTACCTCTGTCACCAAGAGCCATTCTGTTAGTGTTAGGAGTTGAGGACACACCTGCTGTGCTGTATACGTTACCACCAACGCCTTGCTGATAGCCAACACCCACAAATCGTCCAGCTGGGATAGCAATACCACCTGCAGGATCATATGGGTCTACAGCAATTGCAGACAGAAATGGGTCAACACGCAGAGGCTCTGGAGGAGTCTGACCAACGTTGGGACCAGAAACCTCAACAAAGGGCGTCCACCTTTTATTTGTGCTCAAAAACGAGCCGTAGAAATCGCTGATATTCATTTTTTGTTACTTGTTTCTCCTAGTTGGGGGTTTCTTATCAGCACTCCTCTTAACAAAGAGTTCTGCTGTCCTGATTGCCTCCTGCCCTTTCTTAACATCTACTGAAGGTTTTTCTTCTTCGGTAGAGATTGGGATTGGGTTGTCCACATGCTCAAGGCTGCCTGGAGTTGACTGCTCTTGTGGGGTTGATTCATTTTTACTTGAATCCTCTACGGGGGCTAGCAAAAGACTTTTAAGCACTGATACACCGAAAACGTTGTATGGCTTTCCAGCCTCCTGAATTGTCTCTAGAGAGACTTTCTCTTTTCGTACCATACCGACAATCTGAGCCAGATATTCCTTAGAAGGATCTGAGAACTCGTGTCTCTTGAAATACTCAAAAAGAAATTCGTTACCTAGTCGGAGAGGATTTGAAAAATCGCTCTCGTACTCTAATAGAGGGGAGGTTCTATTGAAGTACTCTTCACCTCTATCAATAGCCTCTTGAATGAAGGTTTGAACTGAAGTTCTGTCTTCTTTCGATAGGCCGTAAGACTTAGCAATTAGATCAAGATTTTCTAGATTTTCCTTAGCTTCGTCTACACTCGAAATCTTAATTGGTAAGAAAGGTGTACTACCTTCGATGATTATAGGTGCAAAAACAACCTTATCTCCTTCAGAGAACACACCGAAATTAGCAGCTTTTTCACTAATACTCTCTAAAATAGAGTCAGACTCTTTAGGAGCAAGCAGAAAAGCATTAATTGCTTCAACTTTGTCAGTTACAGGGATTGTTTTGCCTTCGCCGCAGAAAACGGTATCAGGAAGACCTTCTCGAACCTTCTTGGTGTACTTAGTCTCAAGATCTGCACCTTCTCCTTCGTAGTTGAAGAGTTCACCTACAGTGCATTTAGTTTCCAACTCTTCAGCCGAAAGCTCAAACTTTTCACCCATTAAGAGATACAGACCAACAGCAGCCTTTGCAGACTCCTTGTTCCATTCTCCCAACCATTCAGTGACGGAATCTTGACACTTGGTAAAAGCTTCAATATTGAGAACTGTTGCAGACGGTGGTTCACCGCCAGAGATTTGTTCTATAAGTTGATCAGAACCTGTAAACTCAGTTATGGCAGAATTAATCTGCTCATTAAGACTGGTCTTAAATAGTTCTTCACCCTCATCTCCAACCTCAGACAACTTGTTGGCAATATCTTTAATTTTAGAAACATCCTCCAAAACCTGCTTTATCAGTTCTGGATTATTCTGTGATTTATTCGCCATTAATAACCTCGGAAATTATTTTGGAAACTCTCATTTCCACAGTACTCATCGGTCGGAGACCCCAGAGAATTCTGTCAGTGTCTTCTTTTAACTTTTCACTGGCTTTTTTGAAAGAGTAGGCTATTTCATAATCAGAAATAGTCCAAGTATTTTTTTCTTTCAACACTAATAGAGGAGCAATCTTTTCTTTGTTAGTCTTATTAACAAAAAGATTCTCTAAAAAGAAGGTTTTTAATGAATCCAGTTCACTAATGCAAAGATTTTTCACAGACTCTCCAATAAACTTATCAGTCTCCAGAGGCTGTGTTGTCTTACTTTCTTCTTTTGGTTTTTCTTCTTCAGTGAGACATTTGATTAGCTCTTCTTCTGTACTTGGAAGAAGCTTTTCCAGTCTTGAGTTATAAAGAAAACTTGCTTCTTTGATATCCTTATTCTTGATTAAAGATAGAGGCCTGATCACGGCGGAGTCTAATTTGAGTACAGAAATCCTTCCAAATCTCGTTTCACCGTTAATTTCCCAACTAACTATTTCACCTTTCTTAAATTTAGGTTCGTCAGTTTCGGTGGGTTTCTCAGACTCTGTAGCTACTACCCAAGAATCTGCATCCAAACTTTCTGCTACTGCTTGGTCATTGCTGTCAAACCAGTAGTATTCTTTAATCTTAGTTGAATCAATAAGGGGGACACCTGGAGCAAAAGCAAAAAATTCTTCTTGTGTCATCTCTAGGACTTTTTGCTCAGTCTTAATGTCGTAGAACACAAATTCCTTTCTTCCCACAGGTTTTTCACCCAAAAGAAGACTGATTCCGTTCTCCCCAATGTCAGTATCTTCGACCCCTGCATGGATATCTGAAGGGTTGTTGACAAAGGAGATTTCTCTGCCACGCATACCTTTCATAGTCCAGTAGCAGAGCCTGGATTTCCCATCAACCTCGTAATAGGAACCTTTTTCATAAGGAGGCATCTCTTTACCTTGCTTCCTAAGTTGAATCAGGTCTTGTCCACTAATTGATTCGATAACGCTGTCAACAATAGAACCTATAGAAACAGTGTGGTACTGTCCTCCCATAACTCTGTTGATAGCTTCTGCTTCTGTGATAGAAAGTACGAATTTCATACATCCATCCCCCTCTAAGAAGCCAATACCTGTCTCTGAAGGAACTAATTCCTCCATTTTCTTTCGTGAATAGGCAGCACAGATAATCCTACCCATGGGCGTGTCTGCGGGGTTGAACATATCTCCTTGAAGATTATGTTCCCGTATAACAGGCTTAGCGTAGGGTGTTACAAAGCTGCAGTATCCAGTGGGGTTCTGCTTTTTCTTGCTTCCTATTAAGGTTTCTGGCAAATACAGGGTGCTATTGCCTGTAACTTTGTTAGAGTGCATGGCCCTAACAAGAGGATACACCGCTCTAATATTCTTTAGAGGTATGTTCCCCGCCACCACACTTTCAGAGATAGGTTGACCGTCTTCTACATCAGGTCTATTATCTACTGAAAGTGTTATGGATTCTTTGAAATAAAACATACTATTCAATATTATTTACCAAACACTGTTGTATACTCTGGCTGCGAAAGATCCCATGTTACGCAGATTGGCTCTAAAGGCTTCTTTTTGAAAAGCAGCCATGTGACCTACATAACCAGCTCCTGCAGCTAGACCTGCACTAAGAGCTGCACTTCCGTACCGCTGTTCCCGCAATCTCTGCATGGATGAAGCACCGCCCATTAAAGCTGCACCACCCATGATCCCAGCAGTTATTAACCTAGCGTTACCATGTCCTAGGGCATTTATACTACTTCTCAATCCAAAACCGTGACCACCTAGTCGTACTGTTGGCATTATTATTCTTCTCCTTCTTTCTTATCTTCGTCCTTTAACGAAGCATCTACTTCGACAATTCCTGTATTAGGGTTGATAGAAACTAAACTTTCCTTACCACCTGATAACTTAGCCTTTAAAGCTACAGCAGATACAGTTGATAAGCCAATCCAAAATTTAAAATCAAAAACCCCTTCATGGGCATAAACAAAAGTAAGTCCTGTGATTACAACATACAATGCTGCATCAACAAAAAACATAATTAACTTTTTATTCTTTTTTGTGTTCATTTCTTCAATAAACCCCTCAATTTGGTGCTTAGTAAGAAAATTTCTGAATCTATTGCTTCTTTGGTTGGAATAACTGATCCCTCATTCCATATGCAGCTGAGATAGAAAAACTTATTTTTAGACACCTTGATTTTTTGTTTTTTCACAAATGAAATGTGATTAGCAAGGCAAATATCTTTGAAAAATCCCTTCTCCATCTTCGCAACTCTGCTTTCCCACGTATCCAAAGCAATTACTTGGACCAGCATACGTGAGTAGGCTTCATCTATACGGAGATTTTGAATTCGTTCTCTTAGGGGTACCAAACCATCTGAATAAACTTCATACAAAACTGTTGTGTACAATTGAACCCCCGGTGAGGGGACACCACCGCCATTAGAGGTGTATGAAATGTGAATCCTATCACAATTTAGGTTACGCTTCAAACTTGAAAGCTCATCATAGATCTGGGAAATGTTTTTAAAGACATTAACAGGACCTTTTTCCCTTAAGGTTGATATAATATCTATACCAGCCCTTAAGAGAGCGACTAAACTGCCACCAGTTATTAACTGGATGATTACCGACCAGAAATCATTATTATTGTTGTGTACTGCCATTTTGGTCTTGCGCCTTAGAAAAGATGTACTCTACAAGAGCAATCTCGTCGTGTAGAAGATTTTTCATCTCCAAGTAGTAAGGTGTTAGATCAAGCCCAAATTTAGTAAAACAAAGGTCTACAAAGTCCACCAGATCCGTCTCCGTTAAAGGAGAAATCTCTGCTAGGAACTCTTTAGACAACTTTGGTTTCTTGGTGGTACTTGAACCGGATAATGGATTGGCTTCTGCCTTAGCTTTAGCCTTTTCCCTTTCTATGGGTAAGGTCACCCTGTTCAAATAGAGGTCTTCATCGCTAACCTCGCCAAAGAAACCAGAATTAGATCTACTTTCTTCAAAAGTAAGTATATTTTTGTTGTAAAGATCGGAGAAATGGTTTTGAAGTTTGATTCTTCTAGCTTCGTCAATATCTTTAACAACGAATTTAACTACGTGTTTTTCATTATTAAATGGATCGAAGCCCCCTTCCCACAGAAGTTCGTTAAGAAGAAACATTTCTATATCTCGAGAAAGTTCTTCTTGACAGAATCTAATTCTCTGCATCAAGATTTCCATGGCAGCATCTACTGCGCCCATGGAAGCAGCTTCAAATCCCATAAGAAATGGAGAAACGCCCATACTTGCAAAGCTTCTGTATGCAAAGTATTTAAGATACCCTTCATTTCTCATTGCAAGGCTCTCTGAGCCAAGAAATTTGAGTTCATGTGTTGAAGGTGTGACAATTACACCATCAGGAGACATTGTTTCGTGAAGTCGCACAGCTTGATTGATATCACTCTGAATATTACCAGGATATCCAGGTCTGGTAATTTTATGCCACAAAATAGGCATAGAGTTCTTTTTGATCATCACAGCTATTGTGTGTTCTACGTTTCTAAGCAGTGCTACATCCTCTAAAGCAGCAAAAGTAAGTCCGACTCCATAATGGGCATCGCTTGGTTTCTTGTAAGCTGTGTGGAGGATATCCATCCCTGGGTAAAGAACACCTGGCAAATCTTTATCTGTGTTCATAATAACCAGAGATTTAGAGGTATTAGTTAGGGGTTTTCCTTTTGTTATATTTAACCCCTCTTTCTCTCTGCCTTGAACAGACCATCCAAGAAATCGCTGACCTTTGATAACAGGTTCTAATTTTTCAGGAGAAATAACAAACATAGCAGATATTGGAAAGGGTCTATCTGCAAACATAGGTATAGAACCTAGGTTCTGCTCACTATCTCTTACTTTTAAGATAAAGGGGTTACCGTGCTTGAAATACTCGTTTATATATCTGGAGAAGGTGGTTTTCCAGTGTTCACCAGATCTAAGACTCATAACAGAAAGTCTTTTTTGAACATATCTAACAACTTCAGGCTCACCTTGAAGTTCAAAGTCCTTAAAAAGCTCTGCGTGTCTATCAACTGCGTTTCGGATAAACCCATCAACCATGTAGGCATTGATAGCCATACCAATAGCCCGCTTAAGCTGCCCATCTTTCTTTGAGAAAGAATCAAAAACTCTAGCGTAATCCGTCTCTGATTCTAGCGGATTAGCTGCTGCCTTTATAGTTGTTGGAGAGCTAGCGGTCTTTTTTGGGGGAGTAAAGCCCGTATTGTTTGAGTAAATTCTTTCTATCATATCCCTGGCTTAATAAATTAGTGTTGGTCAACGAGCATATCAACGAGTTTCAAGTAGACAATTTCCTCAGAGACTGGATTGTCCCAATCTAAAAAGAGAAATTTAGCTGCAGCGGGTAAGTTGATTTGTTCTAGTTTAGGTAAAGCTGTTTTGATTATAGCTATCTTATTTATGTTCTCAGCCCATTCTTCTTCTGTAATACCGTAGTTTATGGCCGTAGATTTGGAAGAATTGAATGGGGTTCCTACAATAATATAGAGCGGTGTATTGCTCAAAACAAAATCAAACTTAGGTATAGTAGAGTCTTTAAACGAAAAATAGTTAAAAGAAGCACTCTCGATTACCTGTATTGATTGGTGGTCATCAACCTCCCTTCCATAATTCAAAAGGTCTGCTGCGTTCTTGTACAACACATTACCCACGATCTCTACCCTCTTTTTGTGTTCTAATTCCCACTCTGATCTTAGGAGATGGGTTAAACATTTTCTAAAGAATTTTATTAGTAAATTTTTCATGTTAGTTTTTTATGCTGAACGACCACTTATTTAACGCATCAGCTGCAGATATTTCTTTTTCTGAGAATGTGGGAACTTTGATTTTCCTAGACAACGAAATAGCACTTCTAACCCTATCAACCACATGCAGGAGACTGTTTGCAACCTTTTCAGGGTTTGAAAAATCAAGGTTAGTGAAGTTGGAAAATGAGCTGGCTGCTGATACCATATCCTTTATAACCCAAGCTCTGTTGATTGTATTTATGATTTCAGCTCTTACTTCAAAAACCTGAATCACTTTACCCTCTAAAGTCAAAAGTTCTTCCTCAACTCTTCTCAAACTGTTTAAAAGCCTTTCATCTATTTCTTTTCTGAAAGTGTAAAGTTCTTGCACAGGTTTTACAGGATTTGACAGAAGCTCTAGGTTATCTGTACTTCTAAGAAGAGAGGGTGAGACACCAAAGTAGATTGCAGCTTCTTTAGCTGAAATCATTTTATAGTAGGAGTAATCAACCATACTGCCAAGGATAGTTTCAACAGATTGGTCTAAAGAATAATATTGATCGAACTGATCATTTATCCTACCTTGGGAGAGAAAATCAATTTGAGCACCAAGTTGTTGAACAGAATTGGTGGTCGCATATATCATCTCTGCTATATTGTCAAAGAAACCCTCTGTTAATCCTGGAACAGTCAACTCACCTATAGTTTTTGCCTGAGAAAGGGCCAGTTCTACAAATTGCTTATCCTTAGAGAAAAGAAGATTGCTTAGCGAAGAAGTTGGAATCTCAGAAAACAGATTGTTAGGGGCGGCTGCTTTTGACCAAGTTCTGTCATAAACATATTGAACAACGCCAGCCTGTGCCTGTGTCCTGTACAAATCCTTTACAAGGATAGCCCTAGGATCGGTTTGAGTTCTAAAAACAGCCCTCTCTACAACCTTCAATGCATTTGCAGGTGGAAGGGAGGGTGGAGGTGTACCCCCAGACAACATCTCTGCTGGATTAAAGTTGGCCAGTTTTACTGCGTTAAAATATGCAGTGTAAACTGGGTTTGTAGAGTTAGTTTGTGTAACCTCATTTATGATCAACTCTATCTGTCTTTGAGCAGACGCAGCAAAGTCTAGATTATCTTGGACTCGTTGAACTGTATCAGTGGGTTTTATCCTACCTCGTAATATAGCCTCTTTTATAGTGATCTGTGGCAGTGTCTGATCGTTAGACCCACTTAGACTTTGATCAACATGCTTCTTGATCTCCCTTTGATCTATAAGTTTAGAGAATAGGCTTGACATTAAAACAGACTCCTTCTATAGGGTACATTTATATTGCTTCTAAGGGGGAAAGAGGACATAACATTACCATCATCATCCTCTATAACCTCGAAACCTCTGTGAAGAGCAGGTTGGTGAGAATAGGTCATTATTTCACCACTCATCGAAGCATCATGGTAATCCAAGAACTCATCTTCGTACATAAGGTGAACACCGTACACAGCGAACAAGAAACAGTCAACAATGTGTTCGTTCTTTTTGCTATATGTTACAGTGTTATCCGTCTGTTTAACAACCTTAAACCCGAGAAATTGGTCATATATCTCTTTCTTGTGGTGCGGGATTCTAACTTGATTTCTCTGTAATTTAAGTTTTAATCTACCCACCAGGAAGGACTTTATGTTCTCCTTCAAAACCTCTTCGGAATTGGGGTCTTGCAGTTCTACATTCTGTCTATAAGAGACTGGAACTATGTTTTCTAGAAGTTCAATTCCAGGATTTTTCATCCCAGCTTCCATCAACATTTCAAGCTGTCCTTCACCAGCACCCTTATCAGCTATCAGAAGTCTGCATCTAAATTCCTGCCATAGTGCTACAGCGCGGTTTACAGCTGTGATATATGTAAATATTGGGTCTTTTACCTCTTCATGATGAAGAAGTTCAAGGGTCTTGGAATTAGGGTCGTATTGTGTGATTAGTATGTTGGTTCCACACTGATACTTATCCCAGTCAATAGTGAGAAACCTTACACAATTCTCCCTAATCATATGGGGTCCAGGTTCGTAGTCCTGGAAGAAAGCATCGTTAAGTGTATCTACCGAGAAAACTGAGGTATCCGCATCACCAACTTCAAGAAGGTATTCAGTTCTCCAGCTTCCTGGAGTTACCTTAGCTTGCATTTCCTCAATGTCTTCAGGAAGGTAGTCTGCGTTTTGTGTTATTGGAAGGAAAATAACGTCAGAATTAGGTGGCTTCTTACCAGAATTCTTGAAGTCTCTAATTGTTTCGTAATACTTTCCTTCTGGGGCGTAAAGGGTGCCAGCAATCCAAGCTTTGACCTTCCCTCTTCTGGTAAAGTCACCAAGAATAATAGGGTCAACCTGTCTCCAATCATCCTCATCAAGCTCCTGAGCCTCGTCAACAAAAACAATATCTGCCGTCAAACCTCGGATAGTTGTACCGGATAGGATCTGCCCAGTTATTGTGGTGCCTGTTATGAAGGATCGTTGTTGAGGATCTTTTGTGTTGCCTGTGGGAGACTTGAAAGCCTGAAGCAGTTCATTTACGTTAATCCACTTGTCAATAATGTCAAAGAATTCTTTTTCCTGCTTAGTACCAGGGAAAAAGATGATAATTTGCTTATTTTCTTGGGTTACTGCGTACCATAAAGCCAATGCAGTAAAGGAGTAGGAATTATGAACAACTGTGTTGTTGCTGATAAAGTTAAAGTCTGGGTGGAAGACAGAGAGGTCAAAAACCTTCCTGCTACCCAAATTCTGGATATCCACTACGATTTCCCAACGCCTTGAAGATCTTACATCTAGGAGTGGAACATCTAAGTTAAGTACTTTAACTAGGAAGGTATTAGTATCTATTGAATTCTCTATGTTGAGAATACCGCACTTATCAACCCTGGATTCAATACCGAGCCTTAGAAGAAGATGTTGAACGTCAAAAGCTAATGATTTTTTGAGAAGTCTGTACTCACATCGCCTAGAAAGAACCTTCCCAAACACCCCAAATAATTCTTTAAGGTAGAGGCTGAGAGATTTCTCATTCAACTTGAAAACTTCGTCAGGCACTCGGTCATCCTGCATTGTTATCTTTGCAAACAGGCTGCAGCTTCCTTCCCCTGCCTCCTCTTCACCACAAGGCATTTTTGACGGGGCTAGAATTTTATCGCCTATTTTTAGTTCCCCAGCAGGGATCCAACCCTTTTTATGCTCAAAAATTTCGTGATCTGTAGATAAACCTATTGCGACACCTGTCCCCAAATACAGTTTGACACAGGTCTTAACCCCATTAAAGTTCCACGAACACTCAGTTTCCTCAACTTTATTGGTATCAAAGTCAAAAGCTAAGGTTTTTTCAAAGTTCTCCGCTTCGTTTATTCTAATAGGCCGCAGAGTTTCTGGATTTAGAACATAGTTATCGTAAGTTAGGCAGTTGTGTGTTGGTGTATGCCCGCTTGTAATAAAAAGGTGATCTTTGTGGTCAACAGTAATACAGCTCATTACTGTTTCGTTTCTAGTCCTTTCTACGGATACAACATCCCTAAAAAGTACTTTTTTACCAACCCCTGAAAATCCTGGAAGATCTTTTGGAAGAATTATTTCCAAATCCCCACCCTTTACAAACACCACAGCACCCAGAGTTCTAGCCAATTCTGCTACTGACCAGGATAATCTGCTACAGTGAAATTTAAGGTTAAGTCTGTCATCAACAACCTTGGCGGACTGGGCATCCACGAACCCCTTCAAGAGAAGTGCTCTTTGATTGACTGAACTGTATAAGTAATCCTGGGGAATGAACCCTTTAGCTGTGAAAGCGAATTTATAGGGATCAATTTTTAGATCACGCTCATCACCAAAAGCAGGTTTTACGTTGTAAATTCGGGCAGGGGTCTCTTTCAGAATCTCTGAGAGTTGTTTTGTGGTTACTGTAACACTTTCAGATCTTTCTGGGAGAAATACAAACCATTCGTGCTCTTTGTTGCAGTCAATGTGGGTATTGTCTGATAAGGTAAGCCGCCAAACTTCAGAAAGATTTGGTTCTGTGATATCAATTATCTCTGCAGTTCCTCCAGAAGGAATACAGACTCTATCCCCGACGTTTAACTCACCAACTTTTACGGGGCCACTGGGCGTGTAAACTACTTCGTAGTGCGGGAGCTCTTTACCAGCTCGACGGTGAACACAGATCCAGGTACTTAACTTTTTAGACGCAAATATTTCTTTTTGAGGGGTATTTGCTTGGAAAAGTTTTTCCCCCTTATCGGAATTTGGGTCCGTTAAAAAGTTTTCTGTAAAAAACCTGGGATCTTCTTTTGCTTTCTGAAGCTTTCTTCTAAGATCTGGCGGTAGTGCTGTTGGGTCGAAAATATCCATGATTTATTAGCGTTGTAGGTACCTAGCAGCCATAAATGCTGCCTCATTACCTACAGTACCGTATGCTTGATTTACCTGTTGACTAGAATACTGCATAGAAGCAAACGCCAAATCCATAGGCGCAGTTGAGTAAGAAAATGGCACCATAGCCATGGTTCTAGCCTCTAATGCGGAACGGTTAGAGTTTGAAACTAAGCGGATTAAGTCCCCTGAATGGGATGCTGCTTGTAGGCCAACTTGGGCAACAAACGCTCTTCCAGGGGCCATGCCAGCTGTTAAAAGAAACAAACCAGCATTCGCAGCTAATTCTCTACCCCTCTCCTGTGGCGGGGCAGTCATTAAGGTAATAGCACTTGGTACAACAAGGTTTAGAACAGCGTTAAGTCCCAAACCTCTAAAATTGTGTAAAACTTTGTTCTCTGCAGACGAGAAAACAGTTTTCATACCGGCAGCAGTGCCGCCAAATAGAACTTTAAATGGGTTCATTATCTTCTAGTTCCCCTACCCATTAAAGATTTTGCATAGTGTGCATCAGCCCCCATATCATTCATGTGGCGTATATTCCCACCAGAGTAGTAGACAGTGGGTTCAGGGGAGTCATTTCCCATAGCACCCATTAGGCCAGTTAACGTCGAAGCTGCAAAAGCACCTGCGGTCAGCCTTCTAACAACTTTGGGGTTCAATCCAACACGTCTTGCATCACTAGTAGCGTGGCCAAGAGTGGCTGTACCACCAATATGACCCTCAACCATCCCTTCAAACAACTTAGCCTCAGGATCAAAATGGTTCATATTATCTTTTAGGGTCTTACCTGTGATATTAAGCACACCGTTGTTTTCTTTAAGCTCACTTATAAACTTTCTCCCAGCCTTCCCAGCGTTAGGTTTAAGGCTTCCCATAAGCTTGGATTTAGTAAGGGGATTGAAGAGGTCTGGGTTGTTCCTGTACGGAAATAGTAAGTTGAAAGCTTCTGAAGTATTACGGGCCTTATTAACCCCACCAAACGGGTTCCCAGCAAGAAGATTAGCTGCCCCAATAAATGAAGCCTCTGCAGCACCTATAGCGTGTTCAAGAAGTTTTAATCCACCAATACCTAATTTACCAGCGGACTGGGCTCCCATATAACCCAAGTTTTTCCCAAGATTAGCCGCACCTCCGTTTTTGAAAAAGTTTCCAACACCGGCCAACCCAGCGGCACCTAATGCTGCTCCACCAGCTAAAGCACCCTTCCCTAAACCTACAGCACCCCCACGAAGGCCCCCAAATGCCCGTTTAAAGCCGTTCCCGATCAATTCACGGCCCCAAGGAGTGCCAAGCATAATACCGCCCCCTACGGCCCCTACAGCAGCAACTCCCCAATGTCCTGTCAAAGCACCTGGTGCAGCACCTAAAGCAGCACCGGCTGCACCAGCAGCTAATCCAGGTATTAATCTATCATAAAAGATATTGGTGCTGTCCATTTATTATTCTTCCTTCTCTTCTTCTGCGGGTGGAAGGGTTTCCGCTTCTACAACAATTGCATCTGATCTTGAAAACAGACTTTTTAGGACATTTTGGCCCTTTCCAAGCTGTGAGGCTAGTTGTATTCTGTCTTTTCTACTTGCCACAAGATTTTTTCGAGCATTAGAGATCATTTTATCAATTCTCTCTATCTCTTTGAGGAGGGGGTGTCCCTTAGTTTCAGTGTAAGGGGAGCCGTTAATAGGGTCAACTGCTACAATACCTTCTATACTGATGCCCTGAATATTCATCATCCAGTCCAGCCTTCTCCTATAGATCATCAGTCTCACTACATTAGCTGCGTCAATAAGGTCAATAGTTTGATCAGGGTCTATGCTTAAGTCTCTAACAAGATCGGAAAACAGGGTAACACCGTAGATTCTTTCTGCCCTACAAGGTGTTCCTATGATTTTTTCCTTGTCTTCTGGAGACATATTCTTCATTATGGGGCAAAGATCGTGGTACTCGCAGAGAGCACCCTTACATAATAGAACAACGTCACTGACTATGGGAAGGTTTTTTAACGTCTGTCTTCCGCGTACAGTGTTATTCCATTGTGTGTTGGAGAGTAGAAAAGCACCTAATTTTTGCAGGGAGTCCTCGAACTCATCTTCAGAAATAGGGGCAGATATGTTAAAAGCTGTCTGCTCATTAACAAGTTTATTTGTTTCGTATCTCTCTAAAGGATTTTCTGAGTGCTCTGAGGTCATAACTAACTGGTTGCAAGGCCAAAACCTTGACTATGGAGTAGGGATTAACATCTTCGTAATGCTTTAGGAATTCTTCTATATCCGCTGGTCCACAAGACATCTCCCACTCTCCTTTCACTACATCTTGCAGCCTTGTTTCCCGTATATACCTAATGTCCATATTAAAACTGAACATCTGTTTTTGGGGATCAAGTTCATCTTCCTGATCGTAATACACGTCATCGTAGACAACAGCTTTTACAAGTGTTAGCACAGAAGAGTCGAAGAGAACAGAATCCTCATTGGCAATAAGTATTGAATACTTATTTCCAGTAAGAGCTTCTACTTGACTATAAGGAACCGGTAGATAGGTAATATCCATAACTAACTATTTCTTCTTTTTCTTTGGTTGTGTTGCTGGTTGCGGGGCAGGTTTTTGACCCTTGCCCTTGGTTGCCTTTCCTTTGCCTTTTCCCATAACAGCCTCCTCTATTTTTAGATAGTCTCTACGCAAATAGAGGCACTATTTGTTAGAGGTTTCTTTGAAACATGGATCTTGACTTTTCTAATGAGAATATAGCTGGGAAAAAATCTTTCCTTAGCGGCACGGTTTTTACAAACAGTGGGCTGTCTAAGGTTAAGCTCCCATATATAAGTATTGGTCAGCAAGAACAAGTTCATGTCACAGAATTTAGAAAACTTGTAGAAGCTGCTGCTAAGGGAAACAGAGATCCAAGAGCCTGGGAACTTTACCTTAGAAGGCACCAACATACCATTCTTAAGCAGGGATTCATTCTTGCTGCTGAAAATAAGAGAATTGACCCTGTTTCCGCTGCCGAAGATACATTTAGGAGACTAGGTTTTAATGAATTTGAGAGTATGCGAGTTAGATTCGTAACCTCTTCAAACATCCCTCTTGATCAAAAGGCTATAGACAGACATACACAGTATCTGTTGGATCAGGCAGCTGGAGGGGATAGAGCCAAGAATGCAAGATCTCCCTTCACTAACTTCGACGCAAAGAAAGGTGTTATTAAACAGGTTGATACTGATCTTACTGGGTATTATCATTTAGAACGTGGCAAGGAAGGCACACATAACATTCTGTATATAAACGATGTTATGGGTGGCAGTATTGTAACAGACATGGACGCTGACGAAGCCAACGTACTAATTATGCGTCAACGTGCGGCTGACGGCAAGATTGTAAGAGAGGAGTTAATATCTCTAAAAGAACCTATTACACAGGCAATGTTCAGATTTAGAAGTCTACAGACAGCTCCTGGGGTAGGTGATTTCAATAAGAAGGATCTCTTTAATATATCCAGTATAGATATTGGAAGGAAGTTGGATCCCCATAATTTCAGGGAAGTGGCACCTGGCAAGTTGGGGACACGAATCTTCTCCTCAGAAGAGGCTGCTGGTCAATTTAGTGTTCTTGGAGACCTTTATAGGTTAAGGGGGTCAAAACTCTCTAATGTAGAGGCTGTAAGAGATATAGCCACAAAAGAACTTCAAGACCCGCTTACCGGTATCATTACAAACCTGCATGACTTACAGGCTATGTATGCTGCTGCTATTGAGGTCAATGACCTGAAAACTAACGACCCAGCAAAGTTCCAGGAAAGGCTTCTTTTAACCCAAAAAATGGCAGCTGAGCAGCTAGAAAACGCTAAAAATTCTGGAAAAACAAGGGCTACCCACAAAAAATTCTTCGATTTCTACGAATCAGCAATGGGAGATATCGTAGATAGAAACGGATCTTATAATCAATCCCTAGAGCTCCTCCTCCAAACTGACGCTGTTGCTAAAAAAATGGTTGATGCGTCCAACCCAAACAGACTTTTCGACGTTGAAATTCGAATGAAAGCCTTGAGAGGTGGTCAAGGCAACATACAGGATAGAGGTATTTTAGACACCTTCAACATGATGTTGAAGCACAACCAACTACTCTTCAAAACAAACAGCATATCTAATATGAGTCATGCTGACTCCCTTGATTTACTAAACACTTTGACAAGTATAGGTGGAAGCACTGAAAACACCATGAGAGACGTGTTTGGTGCAGCCTCCATTGATGACTTCCAAAAAAGAACCAGAACACTAGCTGAGGCTGTTCTTAATAAGAAAACCAAAGCTGTAGAACAAATTGAATATGACCCAGCCAACACAATTCTAAAAAGATTGATGAAAGCTGGTGTTGTTGACCTAGAATCAATCAACATCCCTTCAAAATACGCAAGACAAGATCTTTTAGGTACAGGATATACTAACGAAGTTCATGGACTGATGTTCCGTGGGTTAGATGGTGTTATTGACCACCCATTTGGAGCTGACAACGTATTTGAGATACCATTAATAGGCAATATGGGTATCAGAGAAGAGGGGAACAGAATTAAGTTTAGAAATCCTATAGAGCATATTGAACAGCTATTAGAAGAATCTTCTACTAATAGTATGCGCTCCTTCATGTCAACAACAGGTTTTTACTCCCACACAAGTATCGGAAACGCCCTAATAAACGGACATAATGGTAAATCCCAGGTATTCAGGGAGCAGTTAATGAGTGCATACGGTCTGACCAATGAGGTTGACGCCTCTGCATTGGGGAGAGAGATATTAGCGGGTGGTCACGAATCAGCCCAGCACATGGAAATTATAAAAAGGTTCAACTTGATGCACAATCAAAGTGCCTTTTCAGCTATTAAACAGCAAACCGATAAGATTTTAGAAGCCCATGGTTTCAAAACCATGAATCCTGTGAGAATAATAGACGGAAACATAGTTGATATTGGGGAGGCTGACATGATGCGGGCCGCTACAACTGTTGGTGTTGATTTAAGAGTTACTGACCCTAATCTGGAAATGATGGCTGATACAGCGGCCAACTACGCAGAAGAGGTGGGTGGCATCCACATGAAGTCAACAAGCTCCATGAATAACAGGGTCATGCAGTTTAGGCTAGGTGCCGCCGCCGGGTCATTTGCTCCTATAGGGTTGAATCAAGGTATCGGAGTTATATCTGCTAAATCTGCATCAAGAGCTGCCAACATATCTAAACAGATAGGTGGTGGCGGTATTATGCTTGGAGAGCTGAACGTAGCTTTCGGGGACAGCCAAGTAGCTCACCCCCTCTTCAGCATGTATGATCTAACAGCAGACGTTGGAACTAAAAGAGCGGATGAAGGCCTTATTCTTGTTTCTGAATCTTTTAGAGATAAACTTCTAGAAAAGGTAATGTCAGCCAACAAAATAGGCCCCAACTTAACAGAGGAAGAGTATTTTACTACAGGCCGGGAAAGCTTTGTAAAAAATATGATGTCTGGGTTCGAAGCATCGCCAGATAGCTTCCTAACAGAGGGTGAGCAAAGAGCAGCCTCTGCAGACAGCTATAGTTCCCTTTTTGACAGGATGTACGAACGGGTTGAGAATGGCGACAAAGTAAGATACGTTCTTACTGAAGAGGGAAAGAATTTCCATACATCACAAACCCTGAAACTTGATTCACTATGGGGTAACAAAGCTGTCTCTGTTGTCCACGGTGATTTTGGTGTTGACCCTACAGGAAGACCTATTGATATCTTTGTAAGCATGAACCAAGTTAGGTCTAGGGAATCCGTGGGACAGACTTACGGAGCTGTCCTCGAAACTGCTGTTAGATCTGGAAGACTGGATCCTACTCAATACCCAGAAATCTTTGAGCAGTCTGGTGGGGATTGGAGAGTTATCGCTCGAGAATCTGTTGAAGGATTGGAGAATGTGTACGCTGATGCTCTGGAGAAAGCCCGTTATGGTGCCACTATCTCCTTTGGTGGTGAACATAATGCAGTTAATATGTTCCACGCATACATGGACGATATAGCTGTTTCAGCAGTTCATGCTGACAAGTACGCAACTAAGGAAGTAAACACATTCCTGAGATCAAACTCAGCCCTTAAAGTAATGGGGCAGATGTCTCACATAGCTGAAACATTAGCCTCTTCAGACGTAGGTCAGGGAGTTGTGGGAGCTGGTCTGCAAATTGCGGTTGCTACAGTGGCGCAGCAATTGCAAAAAGGTGCATCACAAGTTATAGGACACTCTAACCAGACGATGACCCATGCCAGTTTTATGGCTTCCTCAAGAAGAATAATGGCTGAAGCAACTGGTAAAGCTGCAGCTTTGGCTGAGACAGCGGTTGAGCAAGCTTCTACGGGTATGAATGCCCCTAAATCAGCGGTAGGTGCTGTTATGAATAGTGGCCAAGCTGCGGCTGAACATGCTGTTAAAACTGGAAAAATAAACCCCGCAATCCCAATTGTTGGTGGTTTGGGACTAGCGGGGTATGGACTAGCTAATAGTAGGAGAAAAAAAGAGGGCTATCTTTAATAAGACTTTTTGATTTCTTCTTAGTCTATATAGCCAATGTGGAACCAAACGGATTCAACTTGATCCCAAAAGAGACAGATTAACTGCCCTGATCTGTCTTCATAAATCAATTCGTCTTCTGTTAGCAAACCTCTGTCTCCCATGTGTACAGAGTGTGTTACTCCAGAGGCTAGATTAACTTGAATTTCTCCATGAAGTTGAAGAAGTCCTGCAAACCTTTTAGGCTTAGCGTTTTTATAATTATCCGTCATCTGCGAGCGCAGAGAGGATAAAGTTTCCTTAAATGTATCTGGTTGTGCCATAGTGGTTCACCTTAATTAAATAGAGCTCTTCTTTGGTCTCCCAGGCTTCGCTGAAGATGGTTCGACTACATCGCCTTCATCTTCTAGGAAAATAGCGGTCTCTATACTGATCTCCCTAGCTAACGTATATTGGTCCAACCTTTCTTTTAGACTATCAAGGCTAGAATCTCTCATGAACACATGTCTTCCATCAGATGTTCTTATGGACGCCACCCAATACTTCTTTTCTATAGCCATACCTAGATAATATTGCCCCATAAATAAAAAAAACCCCGCCGAAGCGGGGTAATTCATAATTAGTGTGGTTCTTTAATTGAATCACAAGAGAAGCTTATACCCATTTCTTTAGTTTTGGGGTTCCAAGAGGTGCCGTATATCTTTACATTTTTGAATTTATACTCACCTACACCTTTTGAGCTCCTACCGAAGAGATTAAGTTCCTTAACCGAATCCCCAGACACTAGACACCCTGTTTTAGGTTTAATAACCATAGAACCAACAATAAGTAGGGAATCCATATCTACTCGTACACCGCAATCCTCTTCACCTGGAATCGGGTAGACTTCGACGCTTCTTGTCCACGTCGCACACTCAACATCTCCAATAAGTTTATCACAGTACACGATAATACTTACGTCTTTAAAACTGGTTAGATCTAGATCGTAACCCGCAACAGTACTTACGTTTCTAAGACTGGTCGAACCGATGGCACAATAATCCATATTAATACTATTGCCCCCATCTCCTAATTTTAACCACTTTCCCATTCGGGAGGGTAATAGTCCCACTCTTCAGGACACCATCCACAATCTCCCTTAGTTTCTTCCTAGTTTCAGGATTGTGTAGTATTTCCTGGAATTCTTTAGATATTCTTCCTTTCATTTTAAAGGGGCACCGCAATTAGGGCATTTAATCTCTTTACTTTTTTTGTTTCGATTTACAATACTCGCAATAAGAATAATGACATTCTATAGGTGAATCTGGGGGAACACTATCTGGTTCCGGCCCTGTAGGTCCCCCTCCAACTCCGTAACTCATACTAATAATATTGGTGGACCGTCAGGGATTCCAACCCTGCTGACTTCTTCAGTGCAAATGAAGTGACCACCGCTAGCAGTCCCACAGCCCGTTATTTCACTAGTTAAAATGGAGCCCCGGACAGGATTCAAACCTGCTGCATTCGCATTACAAGTGCGACGTTCAATCTCATGAACTTCCGGGGCAAATTAGAAAGATTTCCCTTCTGCGTATCTTTGTCGCCTAAACGCCCTACCATTACCTAGGTTTTTAGCTTTATACGTAGGTAACTGAGCGTCACAATTAGGGCAAACTATTACTTAGAAGGCGCACAATAAAAACTTACAATAGTTTTATCGTTATTCTTCTTGAATTGCGTAATGCTAAAGTTATTCAACACTAGACCAGGTTTGGTTTTTGAAGAGAAATTAGCTGTTACTTCTCTTTCCCAGTCAACATTCTTCTCAATCAACTTTTCGTAAGGGATATCGAGAACTGCGTGACCCTGGCAGGTAATTTTCGCAGTAATGTACCCAATATGTTTAGCCCCCATATAATTAGGGACCTTCCACTCCGCTTCTTCAATTTGTAATTCAGAAACGGGAGATATAAGTTCCACACCAAATCTGAAATTTAAACAATCTTTTTCATCAAACTTTAAAATCTTAACCACTATCTTCCTCCAAATTCTTTTGAATGTACCCTATTCTGTCTCTGTATTGCGGATAGACCCAGAGGATTCCTTCAATAAATCCTTGTGCTCTTTCACTACCTTTATCATGGTAGTGATCACCATAATTCATTACCACAACTCCAGTACTATCAAGAATTTCGATAGAATGATAATCTCCCATAAATTCTTTATCATCTGGGTGATAATATGTAATTACTGTTAAAAAATTTTCTTTTATGTCTTTTTCCTTCATAAGTTTTCCATTCACAAATATCAGAGGTTCCCCTACAGCATTGTCAAGTAGTGCTGCCATTTCCTCAGTAATTTTGTGTACAATTATTTTGTAATTTCCACTTTCAAATGTGGCCTTTAATTCTTCGTCACTCATTAATGTATTTTTCTTTTAGACTTTGTGGTAGTTTATTCAAAATAATACCATGATTATCATGTAATTTATCAAGAAGTTCATCTTCACAAGAAAAATCTAAGACGTAACCAGCGTTTTTTCTAAGGAAAGCTCTAATTAACTCCCTATCTTCTGACAATAATGACTCTCCTGAAGAACCAACGACTTGAATGTAACAACCCATATTAGTTTTCGGGTTATAAGCTAAATACCAATAATGCATTACTTTAAACACCACTCTTTTGCTTTCTGAATTATTAACTTGTGATCACAAGCATACCACCCACTAGCATTAAAACAATTATACTCAATACATTTTAGCCCATCATAAGAAAGACCTATGTCCACTACATTCATATCAAAAGGTTCATACGTTGATATGCATTTCTTCGCAAAATCAATGATATCCTGATCCTCGGAAGTCATTCTATCTCGACATGTTCTTCCTTTCTTTCTATAATAAGAACCATCTACCCACTCACCACCAATAAAAATGTTTCTCGTTTCGAAAGCTAAATCTTTTGTAGTAGAACAGAAGACCTCTAAATCAGGTGACACTATGTTTCCAGCTTCATAATGAGTTGTCGTGATTCTTCTAAGTTCCTGAATTTCACTTAACGTGTACACCCGACCAGTAATATCCTTTCCATCAGAGTTACATTTCATAAAAACTTCATCGAAATCAGGTATGTCTCTTATTGAGCCTACATATATAGGTTCATTAAGATACAGCTCTCCGAGTTTTTCAAAGTAAGTCTGTGGATTTAGTTTCTCTTTAGATTGATAAGTGTACTTTTGAAGACTGGGATGTTCGCCTGACAATCTTACAAATGTAGTTGATCCATATGGCATTCCTGGTTTAGAAAAATCTATGTCATCAGGCAGCTTATCACTGAATGGAATAATAGGCACAGATTCAAAATCAAAACCTAATTCTTCACATGCCTCAAAAATTTGATCATGAGCTTCTATATTTATAGAAGATTGAATGTAGAACTTAAAGACCACATATTAAATATTGGTACCAGGCTGAAGAATCGAACTTCAAACCCTGCGCTTATCAAGCACATGCTCTACCGTTGAGCTAGCCTGGTATTATTGGAGCGGGGTGCAGGATTCGAACCTGCGATGGGATTTCTCCACCGGGTTAACAGCCCGGACTTTTCGGCCTCTAAAGCAAACCCCGCATTTTGGTGGGGCAACCTGGGATCGAACCAGGGACCTCTTCATTTTCAGTGAAATGTTCTACCAACTGAACTATCGCCCCGCTATCTTATTAAATTGGTCTGGGTAGAGGGATTCCAACCCCCGATCTCCTACTCCCAAAGTAGGCGTGGTAAACAAACTACACTATACCCAGATAAACCGATTATATATTTTCTCTAACTTTAATTATACCTTTATGTACCTCAACATGGTGGGTAGGGCAAAGTACTACTAGATTTTCTAGTCTATTATCTTTTCTGTTTCCATTAATATGTTGAATCTGGAGGCATTCAATTGTAGAGTATCCACAGATTTCGCATTTTGGCTTATAAAAAGTCAATGCTTTTGTTCTATACTCCATATCGGCAAAATTAGGATGACTTTCCCCTGTCTTGTACCTCCTATTATTTAAAGATGTTGCGCAGGATTTAGAACAAAAAA